AGAGACAATGGCAGAGACGGTGGCCAACTTCAGGAAGGCAGAGTTGGAAACCATCGCCAAAACTCCTAAAGATCACAAGATCGTCACCTCGGACAGATGGAAAATCCCCTTGGGTCTCTACAAGGAGGTGAACAGAATCACCAACTGGGGTGAAAAACGCGTCGGGGTAATAGAGAACCTCTACAACCTCGACATTGAAGACATGTCCGACCAGATTCTCAAGAACGGGCGCATCCAAGGTATCAATGTCTCCTGTGGTCTGCACATCCACTTCTCCTGTGAGGACATCGCCACGGTGGAGTATCCCACCCAAGAGTATACGCCAGTGTCCATCGGGGACTTATCGGGTATCACCCTCTTTGCCAAGACAGGCAGCCCGACGACTCGTAAGATCACGGCCCGCGCCTCCAAGCTGAATACCCCCACGATCCACTGGATCGTCAAGCAGATGGACGACACGTTCTTCGAGCGGTTCGCCCCCCCGAAGGGTGAGAGGACGAAGTTCCGACACCCGGGTTTCTTCGAGCGCAAACCTTACGGCTTTGAGTACAGGTCATTTCCGGCAAACTCGGCCACCTTTGAGTCACTACCGGAGATCGTCGACAAGGCGTTTCAACTGCTCGAAGCCGTAAAGTAACCTGAGCAGGACCCGGGTAGGACATGGGGCCAGACCTAATAAGTCTGGCCCTTTTTTTATACGAGTAAAAGAATTATACTATGTTCATAAAAAAGGAGGCTTGTTATAGATGAACGGATTCAAAGCAGTAGGAGTAGGAATTGGCGCACTGGCGGTCGGTCTCGGACTGGCGTGGATCGTCCAAGGCAACCACTTCTTTATGTACAAGTACTTCGGCCCGCAATACCAAGCAGTCGAACGAGAAATCTTCGAGAACACTCCTTCTTACAAGTGGGGGATGGTTCAAGAACTGGAAAACATGAAGTTTCAGTACGAGCAAGCCAAACCTGAGCACAAACTCGCCTTAGGTGACTTGTTCGTCCGCCGAGCCAACCAGTATGGCCGGGACCGACTGCCAAGCCACCTCTCCACGTTTCTCACCCAAGTCGAAACTGACAGGAGGAGAAACTAAATGAAGCCCCGTACCAAGAAGTTCATTGTTGCAGTATTCGCTAGTGTCCTTCTGTTCTCGGGGTGTAATGATAGCGATATGGTTCAACGACATCAACAAGAAAAACTGCTGATGGAAGCCACCAAACAAACGGGAATGCCTGCTATCAAGAACTTTCGTGAGCGGCGAATTCTCAAGGACATCTTGGAGTTGAGAGACGAAGAGGGGCTCACGACCTACACTTACCTCTTCAATCAGTACACCGGCAAGCTCCACTTCTTCGGAGTCACGGTGGGATATGGAATCCCCTATGCTACTCAGTATACAAATCCCATGAAACCTGCTGCCAACGGACCTATTCCACAAGCCGACCCCAACGGCCTGTTCAGTCCGGCATCGGCTGAAGGAACATGGGTTTTGATGAAAGACCCAAAGAGTACCAAACTCTATCCGGTCTACATCGAACCCAGAATAGTCGTCTCCCCCTTCCCCATCCCCACTGCGGAGGGTAATCCAAAATAGTTTAGCTACTTGGGCAGGTGGGTGAATTGGCTAAACCAGCGGGCTGTAACCCCGCCGCACTCGGTGCTTGGAGGTTCGAGTCCTTCCCTGCCCACCATATCATCGTCTCTCAACTGGACGGAGTCATTTCGACCCCGTCCTTTTTTTATGTCGTAATAAAAAGGAGGTCGAGAAATTGTCCAGCAAAGTTCGTATAACAGGAGTGACGTTTTTGTGCCCGACTGCAGGACACGTAGATATAAACTACGATGCCGTCTATGTTGATTTCGAGACAAGAGGCTTCGGGGGAGACATCAACGTTTCTGTCTGGCTCGAGTTCAAGTGTCTATGTGGAAAAACTCATACAGTTAACATAAGAGGATAGAAATGAATATCAAACAAAAAGCATCGTATAAGCTACTGAGGTTCGTCTGGATTCGTTCTGTTAGACTCTCCCAGTGGGCGTCTCGTCAGTTAGTCCAGTTACACAGACGTGACCAAGCCCAACAATTCGGGGAGACCGTCTATCGTGGTTGGAAGTAACTCCAAACACCCAAAAAAGGAGGCAGAATCGTGAATAACACATCGAAAAATTACAAGTATCCATCTATATCAGTTGCTCATACGTGTGCAAAAGCAATCAGCTTTGCCGAACTACGTAAGTGCGGCGAAGAAGTGATGGGTTTTAAGGAATGGTTCTGTAAACGACATCCAGAGACTGCGTACATCTTTGAGGAAGTAGAAGAGTAAGTAGCAAGTATCTACTGAAGTAAACCCACATTAACAAAAGGAGTAAGTCATGATCGGTATTGAACTCAAAAAGGTAGAGGTGGTGGGAGCGATCCGCAAGCGTGGTATCCCCATCGACAGTTTCTCGTTAACCAAGCTGACGGCCATTCTCAAAGAGGATGGCTACATCACAGAAGTCCAGTCCGGTGAGGCCAGTGTCATTCTACGCGGTCTGTCCAAAAGGTTCGGTCCTCGGGAACTGACACTCCAAGAAGCCAACGAAGTGGCTAAAAATCTGAATTGAGTAAACTGCAGTAAAAAACAACTCGTAGTGGAGGCGTGTGATAGTTTGTTTGGCGTCTCCACTACGAAAAGGAGGTTGAACTATGGAAGACAATAGTCTGAAGTATGAAATAGTCCTTAAACCCGGAAGGACGGGGGAAATACTAGTACCTTGTCATCTGACAAACCACATATCCGATGTGGCAAATCGGATAAAACGCGAATATCCACAAACCCACTTCGATCAGCCCATTTTGAACTATGAAATTCTACCCAAGCACTATAGAGTAGGAGAAGATGGACGACTCAGGGTGATAATCAATACTCCGGCTCTCGTACACCTCAGGGAGGAACTCAAAAAATCCACTATCACCATAACACAACGGAGAAAAGTATGAGATGGGTGGACACAAAGGCCATAGATCAACCACTTGGAGACGTAGCTTCTGAGCTGTTCTCTGACTGGGAAGTCGTCTGGGAACGCGTAGAGGGTACAGAGGAAGGGGGCTATGCTAAAGTCTTCTTAAAAAAGGACGAACAGTATCAGTTTACAGACTGGTGGTGGGGAGACAACGAGGACGGGGACGAGTGGGACGACTGTTCCGACTCTTTGCATTTTCCTACTCTTTTAAGAGCCAAGGCGTGGCTATTTCGACTGGATAGCCCCGACTCCATACAAATCCTCAAGCACATCTCACCACCGGTGACTATAACGGTAAGGAGGAAATAGTCGTGAAGTGGGAAGATACAATAGCAGCGAGATGCCGTTATGGATATGTAGCAGGCACAATTTGGGGTAAGTGGACAATCCTCTGGGAAGACTCAGAGGACGACTATAGTGGCCACGCTAGATTCCTTGCATATCATAACGGGACATATGTCTACTATTCATGGAGTTATGGGTCTTGCTCTGGTTGTGATGACTGGGAAGCACGAGACCTAAGAGACGGAGAAATAGCAAACGAAATGGATAGAGACGCTGTCAGATTTAGAACAAAAGAGACGGTTACGCTATTCATATCCGCACTACCTGAACCTACAAGGACCGCAATGCTCAAAAGTCTCCCCACAACTATCAGAGTAACGCAGACACGCAAAGGAGGTTCATAATGCCTAGACGGGACTGGCAACCAACAACGTTAGATAACATTATCGACGACATCGAAAATCTCAAACAAGCTCGCGATCTCCTAGAAAGAGTTTGGAGACGAATCGGTCCATATGACAGGAGTGGCTACTTCCAATTACACGATCAACAACTCTTGTTTGACATGCAGCGTTATTTCGATTTTGACGATTCCGAATAAAGGAGGTGAGAAGAATGTCAAAAGGAAGACGAATTCCACTTTGGGAGGCGGAGGGACTAGCTCAAAGTATTTCTCTACAACTCCACAAGGAGGGAGTTAAAAACTTAATCTGTGGCTCAATACGACGCGGGATAAAAGCGACCGTTGGCGACTTAGATTTTGTCGTCAGTGATTTATCGGTGGCAGCCCGTGTTCTAAACCATAACGTTGCTGATGGTCGCAAGACAGTTAAATTCGACTACAATGGCATGAATATCAATCTCTACGTAGCCACGGACGAAGAGTGGGGAGCGATGGTTCTATTCCTCACAGGAAACGGCGTCTTCAACAAAATCACACGCTGGAAAGCCAAAGAAGAAGGTTTCAAACTCAATCAGTATGGGCTGTGGCGTGGTGAAGTTCGAATCGCCGGGAAAGATGAGTATGACATTCTCGACAAAATTGGGATGAGACGCGTCAGCCCATCCGATAGGGAGAAGTAGTAACAATCTGTAGAAGAGGAGGACACTAACATGAGTCAAGCACGTGACCAGAATAAGTCAGACGAGGGTAATGGTCATCTCTTTAAACGAGGACAACGCGTTATATTCCACTACAGTAAAAAAAATCCACATGTTACATCTATGAACGCGTTCGATACGATGACTGGGACCATTAGACGACTAGCGGTTTCGTACGGAACGAACACGTTAATTTACCTAATAGAATTCCCACCGTCCGAAAGAGTCGATAACTGGTGGTATAGTCGGGAAGACGCCCTCCAGTTAGCTACCAATATAAAAATAACGATGAGACGCAAATAGGAGATACTCAGTGTTTACTATCGGTACTAAAATCCGCATGAATGGGACTAAGTGGGACGGACAGACTGGGACTATCACGAAGATCTACAACCAGGGTACTGTTGTATGCGAAGTCCTCCTCTGTTCTGGAGTCTTCCTCAATATCTATGCATGGAGCGTATTAATAAAACAAGACACCGGAGAAGCATGTCCTCCATTTCAGATTATTGAAGGGTTCTAGGAGGAGTGCATGATCATCAAAGTCGGCACTATCGTCAAAACACACTGTCCAAAAGACCCAGAATACCACGGACTCGTAGGTAAAGTAGTAGAGATACGCGGAGGCGAAGAACCTAATCGCTCGCTCCGCGTTCAGCTTTGTCATAAGAGCTTCGAGGATGTCACTACTCCCTACGACGAATCAGAACTGAAAGCGTATCCAATCTCCATAACTATACTACGTAAGTAGGAGGTGATAGAAATGTCCACTAGGGGCAAAGAAAAATCTATCCAGTGCTTATTCTGTAAAGAAGAAATGTCCTATATAGGACATACCAGTGTACCAGAAGTTCACATTACCATATCTCCAACCAGTGCGGACGGAGGATTGGGAGATGCCGAGATGTTTTACGCACACATGAGTTGCTGGAACGGAGTAAAAGAAAATACGACAGAAGTCAAAGAACTTGACATGCATCCTTTCTACAACATGTACGAATGTACAAGTTGTGGAGGTCCGGTGGACCTGGAAGAAGAACCCGTCTTCTGTATCCACTGCGGACGGAGGATTGTCGGAAAGATCGAAGTCGACCATACTATCGGAAAGGTAGAAGACGAGGAGAACGAGTGGACATGAGTGCACCTAAAGCGTACATAGCTGGAGCGGTCGTAAAAATAAGATACTTCTGTTCTTACAAACCCCTCGGCAGAAAAGGGGAACCCCTCAACGATTTTATCATCACGGAGGTTCCCATCAGTGACCTATATCCAGACAACGATCCGTGAGGGAGATATTCACCCGAGATTCGGGTGACCATTCCCCGCTGTTCGGCGTGCCGACGACAACATGTATTTGATCTATTCACTGTTGAACGTAACAACTTAGGTACGGGAGAATAGTCAAACCAAAATGAAAAAAAGACGACCCAAACGGACTAAAAGTAGATTACCCATTATGGGAGTAGTCCGTCTACGCTCCGGTGGAGCACACGGTCGTCAAAAATATAGTAGAAAACTAAAGCATAAAAGGAGAAATCAAAACAATGAAAACTAGAGAGTTCAAAAGAGGTGATACAGTTTGGATAGTGGGTTCAAGTATAAGCGGATCGAACGAGTTTAAAACTCAAAAAGGCATCATTGAAGACGACGCCGAGGACCTTTGTGGAGTAAGATTCCCTAATGGACGTTATGCAGGGTATTTCACTAAGAATCTTAGCCACGTACCATGTTTAAAAATAACTGTAAGGAGGAAATAATGGCACACCAAGAACCGGCCCTCGGATACTACGTCAAAGTACTACGTAGGGGATGGACAAAAGAGTATGGAGTTATCCGAGAAATAGTCGAGGATCAAAAGCATCCTTACGTAGTAGCTCTTGATAACTCTTGTGTAGTTCTCCATTTAAGTGCGCACGAGATGAAACTAATCGCCATCACCAAACACAAAGACCTTAATTCTCCCTCTAAGACGGAAGGAGATAAAACGACAGAGTTCAAGTTCAAAAAGGGTGACGAAGTATTAGTCACCGTCGGAAAGGATTGTTACCACTTCGGAACGGTAGTTGAGTGCGTTCCTTATGCGTGTGACGACCGCTTCTTCCATATTAAGTTTGAAAATGGAACTTACGACTATTATAGTGAATCAAATCTTCGCCTGATGGTAGGATCTCCAGTCGTTTCCAAAACAACGACAACCACTACTGAGAAAACTCACTCTGCTTTTAAGATAGGAGACCCAGTAATCGTTAATAGTAAATACCCAATCCTCCTCTATCAAAACAAGAAAGGAGTCGTGACCGGACTTTCAGGGAAGGGATACATCTATCCATATCAAGTCAAACTCGATATTAGTAAGACGACCGTCCACGTATCCGAGACAGAAATCGACATCTGTTCAGATCCACCCGAACCCATCTTCAGAGTAATAAAAGGATTCTGATATGTTCAAGGTCGGAGACCTCGTACGAACTACGTTGTTCTTCCCAGACGAACGTCTGAGAGGAGTACTCACGAGAATCAGAAGTGTATCTTTCCAGACAAACGACCCTTACCCATACGAGATACTCATAGGTACAGATATGTGGCCTGTTAATAGCACAGAAATAGAACTAGCACACCCTCAGAGAATTACAGTTACTCGTAAGAAAGGAGTGACAGATGAGTAAGAAAACCAAGGTGCCGTCAAACTGGCCCACGCAAAAAGAGACTCTACACGAGCGGCTTGGGCTAGGGGGAGTTTACTATAACTCCGGACTAAAACGGATGCTCATCTACTACAATGGGACTATGGGTTGTGGATTGAATACTGTCAGAAGTATGGTGAACTATCTTTATAGCCCTCATACTACATTTGATAGACTCTTGGCGGCGTCTCGCGTCGTCAGAGAGGTCGGTAGCCCCGATTGCCAATACGAGCTGGAACTCGACTTCACAAAAAGGAGAAAATAACATGGACAACTACGAGAGTATAATAACTCGAGTTACTCCTCCAAAGATAATCATAACTACGGAATATACAGGAAGTAAACCAATGTTCCAAACTAAAGTAAACTATAAACTCTACGCAGACTTCGACATTACCGTACAGGCACACAACGAAAGACGACAGGCGCGTCTAGGACATGACGAATTTATTAGAAGAATGACTCAGGAACCACTCCCCGCTTCACTTTTAAGTATAAGTAATAACGTACCCATGTACCGAAGAGGTCCGGCTATCTCAATCTATAACAAGGAGGCGAAACCAGTGCTCAAGACCACCATAGGACCTATAGAAATTGTAACAGAGAAAATTGGAGTTTCAGTTTCCTACCATACCAGTATACTACACCCAACATTCTCCAACTTTCCCATCTTCGTCCAAATCCATAAGACAATCGAGGACGCGGCGCAAGGACATCGTACTTGGGTACTAACAATGTCTTCTGACCATCCTCCCACTATGTTAGTAGACGTCTATAAAGTTAAGAGTTCTCATATGTGGACATATTCAACAGAACAGAATACAGGAAACGCGGGAGACATCTCCACCATAACGGACACCAGTACAAAAACTACCAATATCTCAGCTACGGTTGAGCCACTTCCTTCTTTTTACATCATCAAGAACTTTGGGGGGAGAACGAAGAAAAAATGTAGTAAGACGGAGAGAAAGTAATGGCCACCTTCCAAAAAGGAGATCGTGTACGAGTAAACGGACATAGTCCGGGCTTCGATGGACAAGTGGGAACTATCACTGGGTGTGGCCTTTCCCCTGTCTATCAAATCAGCCTCGATAACGGAGCAGATGTCAACCTTTACGCTTATAAGTTGGACCTAATCCGAGACTTGAAAATTACAGTGACTAGAAAAAGGAGTTAGGCATGACAGCAAAGTTCAAAGTAGGAGATCGTATCGTAGTTAGCGACTTAGACTCGTTACTCTTTAGTGATAAAGGAATAGTCATGTCGTTCACACCATACGAAGGAGAAAACTACTTATATACTCTTAGACTAGAAGCAACGTTGAAATTAGTTCAACTCTATGAACGCCGGTTGTCATTAGCCAACAAAATAAAGATCACGGTTAGAAGAAAGGAGATAGTATGTCAATAGTCAAAGTAGGAGCCAAAGTACGACTACTTCCCACTAGTCAGTTTTGGGGACAGTCGGAAGGGAGAGTTGGAACAGTTATTGCAGTTGAGACCTCCTCTTGGTGTGTAGTCAGATGGGACAATACCCTATCGGAGTTTGGCTACCGTTATGCTAACGTCCCTGACGACAAAATTGACATTGAACTGGTAAAACCCATCAAGATAACACAAAAGAGAAAGGAGACGCCATGCCAAAATACAGAGTAACACGAGTATGGGTTGTCGAGGCTGCGTCTATACCTGACGCTATCTCCAAGACGCGTAACTTCGAACATGAAGATGTTTCCATTGTTCAACTCGAACCTAAAGTAAGCCCCAAAGTGCCCAGACGTGAAGTGGAACTAGGGCGATTCAGATTTAAACTTGAGTGTGAGGAGAAATGACCATGCCTGAGACAACCTCATTCCCAGTAGGCAGTTGCGTCAGATATTACCATTCGAATGTACCTCCCCATCGGGAATCAATGTCTGAGTTTGATGAACACATCGGAGTCGTCGTAGAAGGGGGGTCCGTAACAAGCATGACAGGCTTCGTCAGAGTATCCTTCGTTAAACCCTACCGTACTAGTTTCTTCTGTAGACCAGACTCCCTCTCCCTAGAAGAACCAAGACCACAGACATATCGCTGGGACGTCGGTACATACCTAATTTATCACCACAATCTCAAACCGGACCATGTTAGAGAAATGTCCGCGATTGATGGTCTATGTGGACGAGTAACAAACAGAACCATTATACAAGATCATCCTCACTATTACCTCAGATTTGATGACTACCCTAGAAGCTGGTGGTGTAGAGAAGACTCATTAACTCCTCTCAAAACTATAACAATTAGCCAGAAACGCAAGGAGCTTTAAAATGTTAAGACACGATCACCCAGTCAGTCGTATTCGCGATGGTGTTAGCTTTATTCTAGGAGCGACCCCTACTTACTACGACAGATATAAACACTGTATGTCCTACAAGTGGACACATCTTCATGTACCGGAAAGTACTATAGCCCAAGTTAGAGATTTTTTACAAACTACTAGTCTCATGTGTACTCCCCACAGATTGGGATTACACACCCTCAGAGTTAAGATCTACTTTCCGTCTTCCCAAGACTCCGTACAGAACAGACCAAAGATCACTATCACTATGAGACGCAAATGAAAATGAAGGGTAATTATAGTAGGACCCATAGAACCCGTCAGGTTTATTCTGACGGGTTTTTTAATGTCGAAATAAAAAGGGGGTGTAACTTACAATGCGATGAGTAAAACCAAAGCAAGAAAAAAACTGATGTGGCGTAATAAACACGATGACAAACGACAGGAAAAACGATTGGAGAAACAAAAAATGTCAGAGTGCCAGAAATTTAAAGTCGGAGATCGTGTGCGTTTTCATTACTCAGAGAAAATCCCCCACTATCAAAAGCTTTCTTTACTGGATGGGACGATCGGAGAAGTAACTCACTCAGCCGTCGTACAAGGTCTCTACTGCGTAAAATTCGACGAGCGGTCAATTTCATGGTGTAGGGAAGACTCCTTAGAAAAGATCGTGAGAGAAAAACACGAACCCACGTTCATAGCGGGTACAAGAGTTAAATTTACATATCACCAAGGAGAAAGCCCTAGACACATGAAGAAGTTCGATAGCTCCTTCGGCATTGTTGTGCGAGACTCGACTACTTCGCATCTAGGACAATGCTGTGTCAAGTTCAATAACTATCGCACAGCATGGTGTGCCACGGCATCACTATCTCCTGTCTTCACAAAAGGCGATAGAGTAATGTTCCATTGGCTAGAGGAGCATAAACCCTATGCTTTCACTTCTCGATTCGACGGAGTTATTGGAACAATCATCCAGCCCGTAAATGCCACGGGGTGGGTCTACGTGAGATTTGAAAACGGATATTGTGCCTGGTGCCCTAGAGAGTGCCTTTCCCCACAAGGGGAGCCGATACTGGCGTCTAAAGAACTCAGATTTCTTTGTGAGGATCAATTCGGGCAACTCTTAAAAGTGGAAACTAATCAACGCCCCGGATTACCGGGATGGTTCACCCAGATAACACACAGAGCCTATGGAAACGGTCAAGTTATCACTGTAGGATGCTGTGTCACAGCCGAACGTGCTAGAAAGATGCACGAAGAATGGGTAACTCTACTCCAGTACGGACCCCTACCCGAAACTGTCTTAGAAATCGGAATCGGTTCGGTAGAACAGACTATAGGACAGACTAATGGAAGTCAATGTGATTTCCCAAGGTCAGATTGGTACCGTTCGATCCCTCTTATGTCGTGAGGAGACCCCGTGTGAAAAACATTATCCACTACGGAGAAATGACTGAGGAAAAAGTAAACGAGGAACAGCAACCCAGTGAATCCGGTTCTATAACACAGAACGCGACAGAGTCAGATAACAAACGAACCTGCGTTGGGTATGGGTACGATGCCGTCGAAACGATGACAAAGGAACTCATACAGGAATGGACAGGACTTAGCTGTAACAAGGTGATAGACTATTTGATAGAATACAATGTCGCGTGGGTTGACATTAGGGAAATCATTAGTCTATTCCTAACGACTAAGGTAGATTACACCTCAATCTCAGTCGCAGCTATTCGTACCACCTTCCAACCCAACAACGTAGACTACACCAGATTGTTGCGATTAATCACTGGAGCGCTTTTCCGCGCAATAGGGAGGATGTATACCCATGACAGCGTCTGGGACTGAAACGACCAAACAATGTTTATTGTGTAGGACTTCTGTCCTAGTAGGACAAAAGAAGACGTATCGACTAGCCGCTTGCTATGAGGGCGAAATTGTCTGTCGCGAGTGTGCTCGACGCTACACGAACCCTTGTATTGAGTGTGGAGAACGAGTAGCGTTAGTACGAACCTCCACCCGTCCGGACACATACGTTCAGACTTCGAACGGAGTGTTCTGCAAAACGTGTGCTGAAACAAAGAACCTTTGCCCCCAGTGTGGCCGTACACGTAATAAAACAATCGACCTCAAGGATCGGACTGGAAAGTCCTCTCAGGTCTGTGCCAGTTGTTTTCCTATGGATAATGGCTACAACTGGGACTACAATCCGAGACAAATGAACTATCATGGAGACTACGAGAAGGAGGGTAGTTTCTATGGAATAGAACTCGAGACCGATGGATACAATGAGAGAGGAGGGGCTATTAAGTATCTCCACAAGTTTCATGCTACGCTGGACTCCCCAACTTTCTGGCTCAAACCCGACGGGTCCCTGAGAAACGGCATTGAAATTTGTTTTCATCCTCGGACCATATCTGCTTGGGTCGAACTCCTCACTGGAGACATTTTCCCCGCCATGAGAGAAATCATCAATAAGTATGGCGGTAAATCTTATGACACCAGTTCTTCCGGTCTCCATATTCACAGGGAGATTGTAGGGATTACGGAAGAACTCAAAGCTAAATTGGCAATGTTCTTCGCCCATAACAAGAAGCAACTCCAGAAGATCGCACAGAGAGGAAGCGGGTCTTACTGCTCCTATTCTCCCTACGACCCGACAAGTCTCAAAACTGTCAACGCCACCATGAGTGCAGTCAAAAACAGACTGGGTGGAAGAAATGCACTAACTCTGACCTCACATCACAAGACAGTCGAGTTCAGAATCTTCAAGGGCACTCTCGTCCCGAAGACCATAGCAGCACAGGTTGGTTTTACTGACGCGATGCTCACTTGGTTGGACTCGCATCCAGCCAGCGTCTTCGATGAACTGATACAATACAAATCCACTTGGGAGAAATTCATGGTCGACTTGCAGACTTTCGACAGTCCTGCAACTCCCTATATTCATGAACTGTTGAACAGGAAACGATTTTACTCCATCTCCATTATCGAGTAGGGAGGAACCTACTGAATGTGCGTTATAATCTATAAGCCCGTGGGTGAGATAGTTTCCGCAGAAGAACTAAAAGCTGCATGGGAAACTAATACCCACGGAGCCGGACTCATGTGGCGGGAAGAAGGAGAAGTTTCGATTCGTAAGGGATTCATGACCTTTGATAGCTTAGTAACCTTCTTAAAAGATCAAGGATTCCTTGTCGATGGCGTAGTACCAAAAGAACCCGATATCGCGTTTCACTTCCGAATTGCGACATCGGGAGGTATCCATCCAGGACGAACTCATCCTTTTCCCATTACGCGTTCGTATAAGTTACAAGAGAGGCTCAGTTCCACGGCCAAAGTAGCAGTCATGCACAATGGTGTGATCGGAACAATGGGTGGGATCGACTGGTCTGATACCCAAGAAATTGTCAGTACAGTCTTCCATCATGTTTATGAAGATGGCATCACTGCAGTTGACCTCAAACAGAGAGTCGAGGCCGCTCTTCCTAACATCTCATTCTATACCTCTAAGTTTCTCATCATGACAGGAGAACTAATCTACTGGCTAGGTGATTTCAAGGAAGAAGACGGCCTAGCGTTCTCAAATCTCAACCATAGGACCCAATGTCGCGTAACGAGAAGTGTTCCTGCAAGAACATATCAGCGAGCACTACCACCCGCCACGGTTCCTATCCATTTACACCTCCCGACCAACGCGATAGTTGACGCTATCAAGAAGTATGGAGTGGACGTTGTTGTACCAAAAATCAGACTTCTTCCTAGTTGTCATGAATCTGAAAACTGCGTCCTCTGTGATCATTTCAGATATCGTAAGGGTCGGGCAATCTGTAAGGTATGGCGTTCCTATAAATACGACGCCGCTCAGTATATTCCAGCGCTTCAAACATTCATAGAAAACTTGGAGGAACAATGGCATCGCCGACGGTAAAAACCCAAGGTGCCTGTGACACATGTTCTCGATTCTTTAGAGGACATGGGGAAGATAATATCGTCCTCTGTCCTGCGTGCTTGGAAAAACTTAACTCCGTGCTTGAACAAGGCTACCTTGCCCCATTACAATTAAAAATCTCCGACCTTTATGAAGTCAAAGTAGAGGAAGGAGAGAGAGGTGAGGTCGTCAGAACTCTCCCAAGATTGATTATCCACAAGCGGGAATTCTCACATGAGGATGTTTCAGCCGTCGATTTAAACAAAGATCAGGTCAGTATGGCTCTGAATTTCTTTGCCTCCAGAAACATTACGGACCTTATCTTAATCGGCGCTCACGACAAACTCCCACGAGGAGTGCTAGCCCACCTGTTGGGACCCTTTCTGAGTGGAGATGGTTCTACCCAGAAAGCGATGGCTCTGAGTCTCTCTTGGGAGGAATGTCATCACTGTAGAAACCAGTATCCTTGGAGCCGTGTCTGGTCCTCCTTCGCAGGAGAGGGACCTGCCCGAAAGCACTTCTGTTCCAATGAATGCACCAAAAAATATGTGGACTGTGTTGTCTGTGGCGAGGTCCACCCAAAAGTGAATACGCAAAAAATCCGCTACAATAATCCCAGTATACCTATTAGGGGAAGGGGGTTCTCCACAGGGGACGAGCCGGAACCTGTGCCTATCCCCCATTTTGCGGGTGGTTCTCTTTCTGGCGGTCCTCGCAGGACACCAATGCCCGGACCCGAGGTCCGCATCTGTCAATCTTGTTTTACCAGTTCTTTGGTCCCTTGCTCCGAATGTGGAGCGCGTCGGTCCCAATTTGAACTACTCACATTTCCAGGGAGAACCATTTGTCAACGCTGTTATGAAAACAGTATGAGGCCGTGTGATCACTGTGGAAGAAGTGAGTCGCTATTCGGCATGGAGATTATTCCACATCCAGACACAGGAGAGCCGCAACTCACTCTCTGCAATCGCTGTGCCCAACAATTCCATAGTAAGATCCACCGGCACGATTACAAGCCGAGAAGGTTCGTCCTCTCGGGTGACCCCCCCTTCTATGGGATGGAACTAGAAGTCGACCACTTCCCGAAGGAAGCTCCTCGGCACTCTCAGAAAATCCATACACTCTCTGAGAACGAAACCTTCTTCTATATCAAGAGAGATGGAAGTTTGGAGAACGGATTTGAACTCGTTTTCCATCCACGCTCCATTGATTCTTGGGTAGAATCATGGGACAAAGTCGAAGACGTCATCAATTTAACGAAAAAGGAAGGAGCCAAGGCGTGGGACCCAGGAACCTGTGGAATCCATTTCCATAGGAGTAAGAGTGATTTACAGAGAACCGATGAGATTAAGCTCTGTATGCTGCTGAAGCTCTGGAAATCCAGACTCATCACAGTAGCCCAAAGACGCAACGATCGGTTCGCAAATTGGGACGTATTCGACAATCGGCTGAGTCGTCCGGGGACTAAACGTCCCGGAGAACGAAGAATCAAAGCCCAAGCGCATACGATGGTCATGAAAGATCGTTCCCATCTCAGACATCGGTATCAATGCATAAACTTCGGCTCCAATCCCAACACATTCGAGTTCAGAATTTTTAAAGGAACTCTTCACACTCCAACTATTAAGGCATACTTGGCCTTCACCCATCATTTCGTTGAATTCAGTAAAGGACTTCTCATCAACGAAATTGATAGCCGCGCGGACTGTAAATCCTGTATGGATTCCCGTCTCAGAGATTGCGCCACATGTCAAGAAAGTTACCTGTGGGGCCGCTTCACGGACTATCTCTACAAGTATAATAAACTTCCCTTCGTGAGAGAGTTACTCGATTTTCTCACCAAGGTCAATATCGGCCATGAACAGTGGATTTCCACTATCGACCCCAGAGACTGGAAGGAGGTATAAGTTATGTGCATCATTATCGTCAAGCCTGAAGGTAACACACTGACAAAGAAAACTTTGGAGAATTGTTTTACTAATAATGACGACGGAGCGGGCTTCATGTGGTATGACAAGGAGCGCGAAATCGTCGTCGGAGACAAGGGCTATATGTCCTTCCAACATTTATGGATGGGACTCGAAAGAAAAGGGTTTGTAACTGATGAAGCCGTCAATGCCAAGCGAGGCGTCGTTATTCACTGCCGAATCGCGACGCATGGCGGAGTGCAAGCTCCGTTAACCCACCCTTTCCCCATCACGGCAAATGACACCTCTCTTCGACTGTTAAACTGGGAATACGGGTGGGGATTGGCCCATAATGGAACGATCACGGGGGTCACTGAGTGGAATAGCAAGACCGACAGTGATACCCTAGCCTTCGTCAGAGAGTACTTGGCTGACGAGTCCATCCTCAACATGCTCGATCATGAGCCGTTCGTCAAATTCTTCACTTTCAGCCTGAAAGCCTCCAACAAATTTGCCATCCTGACTCCGGTTGGAAACTTAATCCTGATTGGCAATTTCATCAAAGGGCAAGATGGTAATATCTACAGTAACTCCTCTTTCCAAGAGAAGGTGGTGCGTTACCAAACCAATAACTGGGGCCGTGGTCGTGTCTGGGACGTGAAGACCCAGACCTATATCGACCCCCCCAAGACGGAACGCCTGACCCCCGAAATGGGTAAGCTCCTGCTAGATTGCACACTAGAGGCCGTCAACTGCGCCACCTGTGCGCGCTATGCCTACTATCCCAGTTCTGTAGTAGGGAATAATCATTGGTGCGTTCTCCATCGCAAGTATCTGCTGATACCCGAAGAAAGCGAAACAACGGAAACGAAAGATGAAACTACCGCGCCAACCACGCACGGGATGCTTTGCTAACTCCAGTAGGAGACCCGTGATCTATCCTCAATCAGCTCAACCAGTAAAACTCACCGCCTTCGCCTATGGAGGCGGTGAGTTAATCTCGACAAATGGAATGACGATATATGGAAACTAAGAAAGAATTCTTTGTAGGCCAACGTCTCGGACAATGTGTTTTTTCTGGAGACAGATTAATTTTTAAGTTTTTAGTCACAGCAGTCTCCGAGAAATGGGTCACTTTAAAATGTTATTATCCATCACCACGACAAGAAACGAGACTTTCTAAGTTTGTACTCAGAAGTCATCTTCGGACCAGAATTCTAATGGTCCTACCCACTGAAGAAGTGAAAATCACCATGAGAAGAAAGTGAGGTAAAATTTAATGTTCTATATAGGCCAACAATTCACGAGTAAAGATAAGGCGATACTCTATACAGTAACTACTGTAGACCCTCTAAACACTGTCCTAACTTTAAAAACAGATAAGGAAGATTCTCCCGTCTCAGTCTTCACCGTAACGTTCAAAGACATGAACAGATATCTTCGTGCTAATACATTAATAGCGCGTTCTCCCATTAAAATCACCGTGAAACGAAAAGAGAGGACTCTATGATAACTAAAGAACAAGCACTGGAAAAACTGCTTCTTTCTCTATCACCAACAACTCTAAGTCAAAAACCCACTTTGCTTTCCGAGTACCTTTTCCTAGAAGAGGTGAGGAGAAGTTATAAAGTTAACATCAACTTCATCACTGAAAACGAGAACTAAAAGATGAGGCTCAAAGACTTCAGACCAGGCATGGAAATACACGAAAAATCAACTAAAAAAATCTTCACAATATGTACAATAAATGAGGAGATAGGTACACTATTGGACAACGACACGCTGAACAAATTCGAATACTCGCTAAGAACCCTAGTAACTTTTATCAAACAGGGAAGAATAACTGTGAACCTGCCTCCGACGAACATGAAAATTACCTGCACTAGAAAAATACAAAAGGAGGAACTGTAATGAGCCATTCCTTGAATGATTTTCTCCGTTCTCTCACTCGGCTTATCGGTTGTAATCCGTATCCAACTCCTAAAGAAATCATGGCGAAAGACTTTGAGTTCCATCCAGAGGCACTCGATGTCGTAGTCAGATGGAAGAATCGCTATTTTAAGAACTGGGCGAAGAAGAATGAACTGGAGAAGGCAAATCTTCTCGTAATTTTGTTAGCCCAACTGAATGAGTTATATGGGGGACCCAAGTTAGCCGTCGGAGTGACAAACGCTCCTGGGAGTTCCCAACACATTCCCGGTAAAAAAGGAGGGATGATTTTACTGAGGCTACCCATTTCTATAATTACAGGACTTCATGAACTCGGACATCATCTCTTCGGGTCGTCTGAACTCAAAGCCTGTAGATTCTCCGTACAATTGTTCAAACACGCCTTCCCTCGTTCCTTCGCACAGATGACCTGGAATGGTCATATGCTCGTTAGGAAACAGACTATAACTATAAAGAAAAGACTTGGAAAACGGCAATAACTCGATAAAATAAAAGGGGGATTTATGTGGGTTGAAATAACAAATAGTGAGTTTCTTAAACTTTATACTGGAAAGTATCAAATCTCCAGCACCCAGATTGTTGAAGATTCAGGTCTCCCCACGCTCATCGTAGATCTAAGTTGTGAAGGAAAACCCAACTTGCGCCACAAAATGAATGGCCACTTTAAGCCACTCTGCTGGAAATGGGAGGACTAAGTCTTATGTTCAAAGAAGGCGATAAAGTCGTCATCAGCACAACAAGTGAGTTCTATGGGCAAACTCCTGCGGGTATGATTGGAACGATTATACATGCCCAGGTAGAACGTCCCCACACAACCTGGTGCACCGTTAAGTTTGAAAACAAATATCAAAATGACTACAGACCTAAAGACTTAGAACTAGTAGAGAAGATCACACGCACGATTCTACAACGGCGTAAGGGTGAAACTGAGTTTAAACCTTTGTCCGATAACCCTAAACTTTACGTCTACTATGATGGAAACTGGACTTATCGTATCCCAACCCATCTTAGAAATTCTTTTGCTATACTAAGAAATACACTAAGCGCCACGAAAAAACGTAACTCACAACAATCCATCTACTACCTAGACGCACTGTTACGACACGATACGTGGAATAGAAGACCCATCAGTGAGCAACAAGTAAATACTTGCTTGTCCAAACTCGGGATTGATATAATCTACTCCGATGACCTTCTGGAGTCTTAATAAATTAAGTGGCGAAACTAGAATTATTTCCTTTTCAAAAGGAAAGTGTTGAACAGTTGGAAAAATGGAATGGACGTGCTCTCCTAGCCCTAGAGATGGGTCTGGGAAAGTCGGCCGTCTCAATTCACTGGACTGCAAAACATCCTAAGCGTAAACCGGTTGTGATAATTTGTCCGGCCTCCCTTAAACTTAATTGGAAACGTGAACTGTATAAATGGACCAAAAATCCAAAAGTCGTAATTCTCGAAGGACTCAAACCGTCCTCGCTAAAATCCTACTCAGATCACTACATCATTATTAACTATGATATCGTTTTCGGATGGCTTCCGGCACTACTTAAAGTAAAACCACAAGTAGTCATCCTCGACGAATGCCAGTATCTCAAAAACCGTAACGCCAAGCGTAGTCGCGCAACCATTTCCCTCGCTGTCAGAACTCCCCATATCATCGCAATCTCGGGAACTCCCATAATCAATAGACCCATTGAGTTCTATAACATCCTAGCCCTTCTCAGGCCGAGTATGTTCAACTCTTGGTGGGGCTATGCTAAACGTTATTGTCAGGCGAAAAGAACACGATGGGGGTTAGATACTAGTGGTGCATCGAATCTAGATGAACTCAACCTAAAAATTACACGAACGTGTACCATTAGGAAACTAAAATCAGAAGTTCAAAAAGAGCTTCCAGACAAGCTTAGAACAGTCATCCCACTTTCTATCAACAATATCCGAGAATATAAAGAAGCCCTAAACGAGAATGACCTCAATCCACTCCAATACTTTTCCAATCTTAAAAGAGTCGCTACACGAGGGAAGATGGATTTAGTTATAGACTGGATAGCCAATGTCATAGAAAACAACAAACTTATAGCCTTCTGTCATCACCACGAGATTGTAGACCTTCTCATGGAAAAGTTCAAAAAGGTTGCAGTTAGGCTCACCGGAAAGGAAGACCTTAAACAAAGACAAAAAGCTATAGATGACTTTCAGAACAACCCAAAGATTAAACTCTTCGTTGGGAACATGCAGGCCGCGGGTGTTGGTATCAATCTGACGGCCTCAAATCATGTCGCATTTGTTGAACTGGGTTGGACTCCAAGTGATCACGAACAATGTGAGGACAGGGCTCACCGTATAGGCCAGAAGAACGCAGTCAATATCTATTACCTAATAGCTGACAAGACAGTAGAAGAGGATATTCTCACTCTTATTGATAGGAAACGTGAAGTCATTACAAAAATTATGGATGGAAAGAAACCCGAAGATACAGAAATACTCAAAGAGTTAATGAAATTGTATAAACAAAGGAGGGATAAATGAGAATCGGTGATGAAATCATCATGGACACAGAGACGATGTATCTAGGAGAGCTTGAACAGAACAAGGAACTTAGTCTTTACATTCCACGGCAGTATTGGGCATCCCGTATGAGAACTGAAAATGACCCCGATACAGATACTCATGTCTTCACTCACGGATGGAAAAGTGAAGGACATGTAAGAGAACTCTTCTCCGATCCCGCCGTATACTCCACATGGCAACGCGCACCCATCCTACAAAGACTTACTATCAAACCTTTCTACTTCTACGATGATAAACTTCATCTAACTCCAAAAACTCCCATCACTATCACAATCACAAGAAAGGAGGTCAAAAATGTGGTACCTATTTCGTCAGAATAATTCAGGAGGCATGGTACGAAAAGATGAGAATGTCGACTGGTACGTCTATATCGAGGCAGAGAGTGCAAACCAAGCCAACGCAAAAGCCGAAGACATCGGTATCTATTTCCACGGAGTATCTGGAGGACGAGACTGCGAATGTTGTGGTGATAGATGGTATCCCGTCGATGAGTTTGACGGAGAAGAAGAAGACAAGACACTGGAAGAGTGGGTTAATACACAAACCGGTATCTTCGAAGCGTGTGGAATCAACTCAGACTATGCATGGACAGCTCACTATCTAGATGGTACGAAGAGGCGTGGGAACTTTACTAAACCCACAGCAAACATTCAAATAACTCAACAAAGGAGAAAGACATGAACGATACGAGACTGCTCGATTGGTTAGAACAGGCTGCGTCCGATGGATCTTGTCCGGCACTTATTTGTGACGATAATGGACACTGGGCCGTTGCCTTCGACGGAATGCAAAACGTCCCCGAGGGCGACGATGCCCAAGACATTGTAACCTCCTTTTTCATCGAGAAGGACGGGTGGTTCGAGGATGTCAGAACGGCACTACGCGCGGCGTATAAGGACTACGAAGAACGAGGTTAACAATGTCTGACGAAGAATTAGAGTACTATACCAAAATAACATATTTACGTTGTCTTAAACTTAAACAGCATCATATGATGCACATAGAAGCATGTATCACTCGTAAGAATAATCCAGAACTCTATCCACAATGTAAGGACTGTCGCCGACCTCTGCGCCAAGCTATCTATGTTAGAATAAAAGGCGCAGAGGAACCCGAGGGGACTGTCATGACTAAAAAAGTCAGGAGGAGAAGACAAAGATGAAAACTGATCTGAAGGCACTAGAACGACGTGCCCAACGATGTACTACACATCACCATGGCTGTGATTGTCGAGAATTAGCACATGCGAAACAAGTCGAAGCTCTACAAGCCGAAAACAAGGATCTAAAAGAAAAATATAAAGAGGTCTGGGACAGTTCCGGGGAATTGAACGACAGAAACCACGAGCTACTCCAAGACCTTGAAGCCCTGACCACAAAGGTTGATCATCTGCGGGAACAACTAAGAGAGGCTTGGGGAGAACTGCGTCGGGACGCGTTAGCCACCCGAGCATGGCTGGGTATGGTTAAGGAATTGGCCGATTGCAAGGGAAGACTCGAGCTATGGCGAGAGTTAGCCCATCGTAAACAAGAACTTGAACTCATACCTGATTCAGATAGTCGCGAAGCCTGGGAAGTTCATGCCGAGATCGACATGTGTATAACCCAACTTAAAGTTAAAGGAGAACTGTGATGGAGACTTGTCCTAAATGCGAGGCAGAAACTAAATATGAGTATGTTTCTTGTGGTGCTGTGGCAATTCACAAACAATTCGAGTGCGGCACCAGATCATTTAACGATGGAGAATTGATGTTGGGGGACGCCTGCAAAGACCGACAGATCGCCACCCTGCAAGAGAAGCTGGTTGATGCCCAAGCTGCCGTGGGCAGCAGAGATTTGTTAATCACAGCCTACGAAATAGAGTTGGAAAACTACGGTAAAACGGTAATGAAATTGCGGCATGAGTTGGCCGATTGCAAGGTACGTCTTGAGTTGTGGCGGGTGCTATTGCAAGTTCCAGATGTAGTGAAGGCAATGAACCGGTCAGCGAAGAGAACGATACAAGCCCTCAAAGCCAAAGGAGAATTGCCATGATCGACTCTGAAATAATCTTAGCCATCCTGAGTGTAATGGCTTTCCTAGGTGGATTCGGGTTCGCTTATGGAAGGAGAAGAAAATGACCGACGAAGACAGGAAACTGATGGAGTGGATAGCCCTAGAGGTTATGGAATGGTTCCATCCTACTCTTTCGGATGGAACTTACGTTCATTCTCTGTGGGTCAATAGGCAGGAAATTGATTTAAGCATAGATCCACAAGATACGATAATCATGCCTGTGGCTTCGTGGCTACCCCTCACCAACGCCAACCACTGGATGATGGTGGTGGAGAAGATGCGGGAGAAGGGGTGGTTGAGTCAACTAACAGATTTAGGGGTAGCTTGGGAAGCGAAATATATCCCCGACTCAGGGCATTGGGAAGATTTCGATGGGCTCGAAGTGAGCCGTAGAGATATTTCCCTAGGCCGTGCAATCCTCCTAGCTGCCAAGGTCGCTCTGGAGGCCGAGCATGGATGATAATACCGCCTAGACAGGGTTTAGGCAAACAATTTCAAGAGCGAGAGAGGAGACAGATATGACTCTTGCCCTTTGGTGGATGTGTCAATTAAACTGTGGAGACTATTCTGTTAATTGCGAAACATACACCTTGTGGCACGGTATTTTAGCCAAATTAACGTACAAGAAACCCTACAATTTTAGTTACCTACTCAATTTATTTGATGGGTAAGGAAACAAGATGGACATAGTACGTCTACTTAAAGATCACTATATCCCATTCAGTACGTCTGGGAAGAACGTAACCCCTGGTTGGGTTAATACTGGCTGTCCAATTTGTCACGACAAAAGTGACCATGGGGGGTTCAATGCCACAGGTAAAGAAGTCTATTATCACTGCTGGCGCTGTGGCTGGTCCCCCATGCCGAAGGTTATTTCTAAACTTCTGAACATCACGCCAAGTGAGGCCGAGAGACTCCTCCAAGTATATTCGGGAAAATCGACCCTACCTGAAATCAAGATTGAGAAGAAACCACTAGTAATACCCGGAGGCCCGCTACAGAGCTACCACAGAGACTACTTAGAGAAGCGGAGATTCGACCCAGATTTTGTTATAAAAAAATACGGAATAAAAGGAACTGGGCCTACTGGAAACTTCCGATTTCGATTGATCTTTCCGATCACCTATGAGAAAATAGAAGTCTCATATCACTCGAGAGACATTACTGGAGTAGCAAAACTCAAAACTAAAGCATGTCCAAAAGACCAAGAAATAATTCCTCACAAAGAAATCTTTTATGGACTAGACTTTATCCAAGACACCATCGTCATAGTTGAGGGGGTCTTCGACGCATGGCGAATCGGTGATGGTGCATTAGCAACATTCGGAACGGCGTATTCTTTAGCACAAGTAGAACTTCTCAGTAGTATCCAACCCAAAAGAGTCTTCATTATGTACGACGCAGAGCCACTCGCACAAGCGAAAGCTAAAAAGTTGAGTTCGACTCTGTCTAGCCTAGGACTGGAAACTCACATCATAACTCTCCATCACGGAGACCCAGATGACTTAACGACTGACGAAGTTAAATCTCTAAGAGAGGAGTTGAAATTATGACCCAACCTAATATGGAAGATGAGTCCCTGTCTAAATTTTTGATTGGGGAGATGGTTAAAGTCGTTGATCAAAGAGAACTTAGATATGAGGACGTAGGAGAAGTTACCTACATTAAACGAGCAATAGATTATCCCGAACACAGATTCCTCTACAAGGTCATTTTTAACGATGGGGACGCGTTTCTTTTCTATGAACACAAGTTAGAGTTAACAACTGCTCAGACTTTTATAATAACTCAAAGGAGAAAGGAGCCGAAACTATGAAAATTTCTGACATGATTAGAGAACTCTCCATTGTGATGTCAAAAGAGGGAGACTTGGAGTGTAGCACTCTCACTCCAGATTTTTTCAACGAGAATCATCCTAGATGGCAGACTGTTTTAAGAGTAGTCGCCATAGATCGACACTGTCGAATAAGATAAGGAGATAAGACTATGAAAATGGAAGAACTTTCTACTCCCGGTTTGTATTGGGCAAGAGAAGTAGGTGAAAATAAGTGGGATCTCGTTCTGGTCAGAAAGTCAACGGCTCCGGCAGACTGGTTCGAGAAGAACGAACCGCATATGGAAATTTTCTTCATGGCATGGGACTGTGGTGAAAAACCGAGAGGCTTCTCAGAGTTTATCCCAGCAAATCTCACCTCACCTGATGGCCTGCTTTACTCTTATCGTTAAGGAGTTGACACTATGAAGTTAGTCGTAATGAAAATCACTGGATGTATGGAATGCCCTTACATGCCCAATCCACACGACGCTCCGGCAATGTGTGAACATCCTAGATGGGGAAAAGACCCTCCCCTAATTCTAACGCTCTTCGATACCCCTTATCCAAACTGGTGCCCTTTACCGGACGCACCGGAACTAAAGGAGACGATGTGAAACACATCAGTCTGGACATCCGACGATGTATCCAATGTCCCTTCATCTTCTACTTTGGCCAAGAAGAATATCACTGCACAAAAACGAAGCCTCGTAAAGTCATACCTATGTCAGACGATCCTTTTCCCAAGTGGTGTCCACTACCCGATACAGAGGAGACGCTATGAATCTTCTTGAAGAAACTAACAGAGTACTTTCAGACAATGGTAAAGTTATACGCGACATCCGTTGGGTCGGAACTCAAACCGAAGAAGTTCCCATAGACGACTTTTTAGTCGTCGCGGCTGGAACAGAGTATAATAACGGATTCGGAGCTGCCAAAATCGCCGTCGACCTTCTCATAGTTGGAGATGATTGGTGGATGGAACGCCACGAATACGATGGTTCCGAATGGTGGGAGTATAAAGAGAAGCCAGCAAGACCCACGGCTATCTTTTTTCCAAACAAACTCGTTTTACAGACGCCACGAACAGGATGGGAGACTCTGCGCGAAGTAAACACCCAAGGTGAGAAGAAGATTTCTAATGAACTGTCGATGTAAAGCAAAAATGAAACTAGTGGGAATGACTCACGATGATCCGGTTTTTTGGTGCAAAACATGTGGAGCGATCTGTATCGGTAAACGATTTATGTTCCCACTTAACCTGAACAAAAAGGAGGTTCAAGATGCTTCATAAAAAGGACTACCAGAACATCGCAAAAAGTTTGGCCGTAAGGATGGCACACAAACGGAAAACCTTTGGACAAGCAATTGAAGTTATCTCCGACGTGGCCCGTTGCCTAGAAGGCACGAATCCCAACTACAAAGAGGAAGTATTTACAGAGTTCGCTAGGCAATCGTTCCTCGCTGCACGTAAGGAAGTAAGATTTAAAAACATCGTAGCAGAAGACCTGATGAGGAGATAACATGACAACCCTCGCTACTTGGGCACATGGACTATCGAATGCAGAACTTGTTTCCGAGTTCGTTCAACTTCATAACCTTATCTAAGTAGTAGAATGTTATAACGCCAGAGATGTGGCAAGACTGCAAGTTGTGGAAGGAGAGATAGTTGACCGGGGAGGACACATCTCCCTAAAGGTCGAATCAGTAAAGTTCGACGCGTTGGACGAGGAAGAAACCGATGGAATGGGGTGATGGAATTTTCACCTTTGTGGCGGGTTTTATAATTGGATGGTACATCTGGGCTATGTCTACAAACTAAAGGGAGGTTCCATGATACGACTGATAGTTCCAGCAGGTGACTACTGGCTAGGAGATCCGTGTTACTGCTTCGACGATAGTTGGGTAGATCTCTTGAATGAGTCCGACTTTTTTGAGAAGTCTGCTCTCATTCAACGTCCAAACGGTCTTGTCCTCGCATTCAGCACAGCATACGGAGACGGAGTGTACAACGACCAGTTTGGAAACCTTTACGGAGTCGACGCCGGACTATTGGGACTTGTCACTGCTGGACTCGAGGATCGAAACCCTTATGGTGGTCATTTAATTCATTTCGACGAAAATACTGAGTGTACTAATGACAAAGGTAACATGACCTTCGGAAAATACCAAATTAAGACACGGGAGGAGTAGTGAAAAGTCGTCGACATCACAATACGAGAGGGGACCGTCAACTTAAAACTGGAGCAGCATTTCGTCAGTTGGTTAAAATTGGCAAACGGTTAGGAATCCCGGTGGAAGGTTCTAAAGAAGTCGAACAGCTCAAAGAATATCGAGGCGCGATAAACCACAAACCCAGACATCATTCTACCCAACGCTAAAAAGGGTCTGGTTATGAAAACAATCGTAGATGTGTGTGCGTTCCTTTTTGTCATATTACTTCTAGTTAAATGTTGTCACTAATCGGAGAAAACATATGTCCATCTATACTCCAGGGGACAATCCATTCGGGAAGTTCGACGAGAAGGGAGAAAAGGTGACAAAAAAGGCAGAAGAGTCTCAACGTCCTACGAGTCGAGAACAAATATGGCAGTTGGATCGCTATAGAGTTATTGGGCTACGTTATCACAAGGGGAACAATGTCTACATTCTTGAATACTCGGAATCGGACGCCCTAGGTGCTCCTGCTTGGAGACAACTCAAAAGGTTCGAGGGTCCAGACTTTGCTGAAGGAGTAGATGACTTTCTCTACTCCGCTTTCAAAAACATCCATGATGGAGGCAAGTAATGGCTGAGTGGTCTGTTGAAGTAGTTTTTCCGATGGACGATAACTGGCTTGATCAAGATCGAATGGCTAAACACATTGCCGCCGCACACGACGCCGACTTCCTAGGTAGTGGGGCAGGATGCGGAGAGCGCGACATACAATGGACGCTCTCTAACAAGAAGAAAGCGTCTGATTTAATTAAACATCTCAAACGTGTCGGATTCAAAACAATACTGAGAAAACTTGATCCCATGTAAGGAGTTTTAATCTATGGAAGTACCGAAACTAGACGAATCTTTTTGTGACTGGTGTGGTGAAGACTTCATTGGAGATGCAGATATTCTTGTCTTACTGGGTGGAACTCTCTATGATGGCATAGAACTTACTCCAAACTCTACTTTCAAAGTCATACACAAAGAGTGTTTCGTTAAGTGGTGTGAGTCCGTCGTAAACATCGGTCTATAAAGAGGACAACAAAATGAGACAAACTCACGTCAAACGCTTCAATGATAGATGGCTCCTCATCAAAACTGAGACAATTAACGGAGAAACTACAATGACTCAGAAGGAATTCGATAGCCAAGTTGAGGCCGTCTATAAAGGACTTATCTGGCGTTTTGAAGACGCATGGAAAGCACTAGCAAATAAGTGATAGAGGGCTCCACTCTAGAGAGTCGGTAAGATTTACTCTCTAGAGTGGATATTGGGGGTGATGCATGAGTAAAGAAGAGAAAGTATTAAAGTTTCAGAGAACAAAACCAAGGCACTATGATAAATGTGTTATGTGTGGAAGACGATTCTGGGCTTACAAAGACGAAATCGAATCTGAGGAAGAATGGACCCATTGTAAAGCTTGTCTAAAGGAGTTGGACTTTCAGAACTGGGCACATAACAATATGTGTCGCAAGCATAAAAAGTTTCTTCTAGACTGTTGTAATAACAGAGCAGCGATCATGAAACTCCTGAGAGAAAAGACCGTTAAAATAGTAGAATAAAAAAGTTAAGCCCGATACGACCGAAGCATCGAGCTTAGTAAGAGATTAGAAGAAAATAAACCTTGGAGCCTAATTATGAGTATAATCAATAGTCCGCAAGAACTCAAGAACAAATATATCGGTGATGTAAAAAGACTTAAGCCGAAAAAGGTAACGCGGGGTAGGCAAGAAGACATCCCCCTTGAATTTTTCGACCATTTCAAGTTTAAGTTGATTATGTACCTACAAGAGAACACTAGGGAAGTGCAGATGATAGCTTGCGAAGCGGTGTTGGGTGGTCAACATAGGGTGGAGAATAAGAAAGGAACTGGGTTATGTAGAGCAATTTTAGTCCAAGTTAATCTCGACAAGCTAAATCGCCGGTTCAACGGGAAGAAGAAGTCGCAGATTAATGATGTAATGACAATTATGGTGAATAAAGGTTGGGCTAAGTTGGTGCTTAGAGGCGAACGTGGAAGACCTTCCATTTACGCCCTTGGCTACATTTCGGAGTATCCGAAGCGAAATAAAGATGGTACATGGTCGGCTTGGTATCGCCGGAACTTCTGGTTTAGTCCTTGGCGAGATGGAAAGGAGTTGATTGGGGTGTCCACTCGTAGAGTCAGAAAGAATGCTAAGTAATGATCATAATTTCATAATGGACCGGATGGGTTGTGGGGGTTTTAAGGCAACCCATCCGGTCCTCTGTCTGGGAACCATAGAGTACTCCGGGCTTAGACGAGGAGTAGGGATCTATTCCTTATATATTATATTTATCAAACTTAGGGAGTATCTATCTTCGTATTCGTATCCGCTAAGTTTCGTCATATACTCCGTTCGGGTAATGCTACGCTACGCTACGCCCTCACTTCGAAAGGTATATATGACGAAAGAAGCGACCAAAAGCCGTCGCTCCAGAGACGATTATAATGCTTGATGTTTTTTTAAAGGAGTTTCTTAAAAAGGTACGATACCTATACCACCTAAAAAACCTTTATGGGGCTTTGTAGGTGACATATATACTTTATACTCCTGAGACGTTCTGTTGGTGCCGCGCCCGATTAGGATTATTAACGAACTAACAAGTTAGGAGAACTCGCGATGAAAGATGTAAATCCGATTATTACAACGGGGAATAAAACAGGATTAGACTTCCAACTTGGAGTTGAAGGTAATGCAGCTAAACTTAAAGAGGCTCTAAAGAAAGATAAGAACGCACTTAAAACTCTTCCGACGAAAACTCCTAAACCTATTAGAAACTGTCCAGAGATTGATGATGTCTGGAATTCATTTCCGAACCTGCGTACTCATCGTAATCCAGCTTCGGGGGTTTACAAGGAAGCCGTAAAATGGATTCACATACTTGACAGGGGGGAATTGAGACTCAACGTAAATGTCTCCGAACTCGTCGAACGTCTAGGTGAGAATGGGATCAAGCCTAGTCAGATACACCCTCTCCTAGACCGTAAATTCTCTATGGACGAACGCGTAGAAGTCTATCGGAGACTAAACGCTATGAAGCATCCTCCCATCGGCCTTCCTAACGCAATCTATACTCCACCCACTCAATTTAATCAGTACAGACCGATGAGTTGGTTCCTCTACGCTTTTATTAAAGGCGATCCGTCAGTTCCTGAGAAAGACGAGGTTATCGACATTTGTGTAAAAGCAGTCAAAGAAGTATGTATGACTAATCATCGCGAATCGACCATAGCTTCCGTCGTCAGAAAACATCGTATTTATTATGACGCGGAAATAGAACCGATTCTTACATCAGGTGGAATGTCAGTGATGAGAGGAGGAGTTTTCTATGGATACATCAAAGCTTATTGTAAGTTTCTCACTGATAATTATTCCTATACTCCTAACATCTGTATCACGCTAGACTGGTTTAGGCTCTTCTCGAAGTTTCATCAACGGTGGCTCATGCAGTTCTTCGAGTGGCACGGATCAACTAAACGAGGATATTCCAAGGAAGATTACCAACGGATGCTGCGGAGACATTGGAAGAAGTATGTTCTCCATGTCCCAGACCATCCTACAGTTTTGGAGGAGTAGTTATGTCCATTGTATATTGGTATATGACTGGGTTTCTACTTTCTATGGGTATTTTTGTAAATGAGTATCTTTCAAAAGATCAGGATAACGACTATGAGTTTACGAGAGGTGAGTGGATATTAACGGTTGGGGTGTTTCTGGTAGGATGGTGGTGGATCACTCTGGCACTCATTATAATAATCGCTCTTGGCTACTATGAAGCTCGTTCTAGAAAAGTTTTACGCAAAAAAGAGAAGCACAAAAAGGTTGATATACAGGAATACAGACCTATTAAAATTACGCAGAGGAGAAAATAAAATGACAGCTTTCATGATCTATTCATTGGGTTGTGTATCCTCATTTGGTATTTTAGTTGGTTTTCTTCGATTGGTGGACCCCGAACATCCTTTTAAGTTTCGAGAGCATACGAGTATGATGGGATGGTGGTTAGTAGCATGGTGGATTATGTTCCCATCCCTAATACTGACTGGTATAGTGTTAGTTTACCAAACGAGAGGATTTTCCAAAATGCTCGATATCGGTTTTGACATTAAGCCAACTCCTACTAAAATTACCCAGAGGAGAAAATAAATTGTCATCAACAAATAGAGGTGGTCAACGGGAGGTGAGTGATTATTATGTTACTCCCGTTGGGGAAATCAGGAAGTTTTTAATGGCGTGGGAAGAAACCTCATACTATAGAGATAAAAGAGTTTTAGATCCATGTGCAGGAGGAGACGCCGAACACTCTATGAGTTATCCTACGGCATTGAGTGAGTTCGGCTATATAAATATTTCTACTCTGGACATAAGAGATGATTCGAGAGCACTGTGGCATGGAGATTATTTAGAATTACCTTTTCCACCTCAGTTTGACATGATTATCACAAATCCTCCGTTCTCCATCGCCCAAGAAGTGGCGACTAAAGCTTTCTCTGAAGTAGCACCGGGAGGAGTAGTCGTCATGCTTCTCCGTCTTAATTTTTTTGGATCACAAAGAAGGAGGGACTGGTGGGATACATATCGTCCAGACTATGTATTCATTCATAGTAAGCGTATGTCTTTTACTGGTCATGGAACCGATTCTATTGAGTATATGCATTGTATTTGGGGTAATCCACGATGTGTTTCGCACAACGTTCATTTGGAGGTTATTTAGGTGAGTGAAGGGTGGGAAATTAAGAAAGTAGATTTAGAAGTAGAGCGGTTGATTACGACTGCCGCTATAGTTTCAACCGACTTTCTCAAAGAAGTCATCAATCTATGGAATCCGACGTATATTCAATCTGATTTTTGTAGAACAGTTACTAAGTGGTGTGTTGAATATTTCGTTCAGTATGAGAAGGCTCCAAGTAATCATATTCAGGATTTGTACCTAGCGCAGAAATTGAGTAAAAGTATCTCTCCTGAGATATCTCGTCTCATTGCTGACTTTCTCAGGGGTCTTTCGGACCGTTGGGAGGAGGAGGGAGAGTCTTTCAATTACCGATTTGTCTCAGATAGGTGTGTGGCTTATTTCGAGTTTAGAGCCGCACAGATTCTCCAAGAACGTTTGGGTGCCTGTCTAGACGCCGGTGATGTAGTACAAGCGGGAGTAGCAATCTCTGAATATAAGAAGCCCGTCAAGATTGCTGTCCCCTGTGTAAACGTTTTAACAGATAAGGAACTCATCATCGCGGCTATGGCAGAGGAAGACGAAGATAATGATGCTCTCTTTCAGTTATCTGGTGATTTAGGAAGGTTGCTTGGAACATTTAGTCGAGACGATTTCATAGCTGTAGCGGGGCCGATGGGGAGAGGCAAAACTTGGGCTCTCCAGTATCTAGCGACAGAAGCTCTCATGGCTAATCTGAACGTTATCTTCTTTAGTATGGGGGATATGACAGTCAAGCAGATGGCGAAAAGGTTTCATAAGTCTTTTACAGGACTTCCGAGTAAAGCCGGAGTTTATACTTTTCCAGTTTTTGATTGCTTACAGAATCAAGCCGGAAGGTGTTCATTAGATAAACGCAAAGGTTCGGGTATTTTATTAACAAAAGACGGAAAACCTGATTTTAGAGATGTCCCCGATTGGATTCCCTGTGCTATCTGTCGAGGAGAGAAACGTAGTCCTTTTAGAGCTGGAACATGGTTAGAGAATGTCGAATTAAAAGAAACATTAACTTGGCAGAAGGCTATCAAGAGAGGTAAAGCGCTCGACAGGATGCTTAGAGGTAATCTTAGACTCGAAGCATGGCCTAGAAAGACGGCGGGAATAGCCGAGGTAGATGGTACGTTGACGATTCTTCAAAATACTGAGGGATATATCCCTGATGTGATTATCACGGATTATGCGGATATTATGAAAGATGTTTCTGGTAGCGATGAGTATAGACACCAACTAAATGCTCTTTGGGAAGCGCATGATTACCTAGCTAAAAAGTATCATGCTCTTGTCGCTTCTGCTACTCAAACAGATAGGTCTACGTATAGAGGTCAAGATGTAGGAGGAGATAACGTATCTGAGGATATTCGTAAATTAGCCCATGTGAGTGTCATGTTCGGTCTGAACCAGACGGCTCATGAGAAGCGTGAGAAGGTATTAAGGGTGAAGATTATAAAAAGCAGGCACGAAGAATTCGACCCAGAGAAAGAATGTATCATTCTTCAACAGTATGACTGTGGACAATTCTGTACAGACTCTTATTGTGAAGTCTAAAGGATTGAAACATAAATAACACGTCTACTACTAAGGAGGATGGAATGGCTACCGATGGGAATTTACTCTATGATCGTTGGCAACAACTAGCATATCAACCTGTTGATTCTAAATATTGGAGGTCTTCTGATGGAGAAGAGTATAAGTATACTTGTGATGCAAACTACCTTGTAACGAATGAGAAGGCGGGAACTAAACGGATAAGAACTATCTGGAAGTTCGTTCAAGAAATAGTAGTGGAGTAAATAAAAGTAGATTAAAGGAGGAGCTATGCGAGTGAAAATGAAGATGACGCTCACGGCTTTCTATGAGGCGTCTTCTCGGTTTTACGAGACAGACGACCCCGTAGAAATGGCGAAAGTTGATGAGGACAACCTTAATAGCAAACCGTCTGCGATAGACGAGTTCCTAATCTATGTGAATAACTATACTATTAAAGTTGAACCTATTGAAGATTAAAGGAGAAGACCAAAATGTCACTTGTTTATCTTGATTCGACCCTTCCATCTCTGAACGAATGGGATGATGACAATGATCCATTAGCCATGACGGATCAAGAGTCTAGATACGTAGAGGGTGGTTGGTCACTATTAAGGTGGCATTGTTTCCGTCCAATGACAAAAATCAATAAATATATTCGTTATCGTGAAATCTTGCCGAAAAGATACTCCTCTCCCGAAAGAGAGTACGTGTCTGGCTACCTCTGGTGCAAAAGTTGTAATAAAGTTTATAAACTGAAATGGTTAACAGACTAAGGAGGAGAGATGGGAGTTTTCATAGCACCGGTGAGTACTGAAAAGTCTAAGAGGGGTTGGTGTCTATTTGTCCCGAGAAGTATCTATAACGGACTATGGAGTACTTGGGATTCTTGGGCATCGGAGGAATATGTATGCATTCCATTTAGTGAGATGCATTCGTGCCTGCGTATAGCAGAAAACGAATATAGTAGTGAGGAGTGTACTGTCACTCCTATTACGTTTCGAAGACAACAAGATGTCTACCGTTGGATCGAACAAACTACCTCTAAAATACTTCCGATTAAGATCACTCAGATAAGGAAGGAGGGGAAGACGTCAACGGCTCCTTAGACGCCGTCTGACGAGGTCTCAAGCCATATCTAGGAGGAGGTCGAATGATAACTTTAAGGGAAAGATATGATGAAGCAATTTCCTTACTGGAAGAATGTTTGGAGATGATCGAAGACTATAACATCGTGATGGTTAACAATCCGACAAAGAGAGAGAGGATCATAACGTTACTGGATAAAATACACAAATTACTTGATCGAGACTTATTTGGGGAGCTAAAGGAGGAGATATTTTGAACGAATTGGTCGACGTATATGAAGGTGGGCCGCTATTTGTAACCCGCTCTGTCGTGATACCTCGAACTGTTGTTATAGCTCCACTTGATTCTACCACGCAACTTCCTCATACTTGGAAACTTTCTAGGTATGAAATCCAAAAGCTCATTGCCACTCTAGAACATTTTCTCGGGAGATACCATGACTGAAACCATCATCGCAGCAATGTACGGTCTTAATGGTATGATGATAGTAACGGATGACGACGAATCTCCCCATCTTACTTTGTCTATGTCCTCAAATCCTATTATTCAGTTAGCTCCAGAGAACAGAGGTGTGTGTGAAAATGGAGTATACTTGACAGTAGAACAAGCTCGGGACTTTATATCCCAACTGAGACAGTACATAGGTGAGGACAAGAAACCCGTTACTATAACAATGAAACGCAGGGAGGGTAAATGAAAATGCAACCCGATGTGGGAGATAAGGTTATGCTCGTGGAGTCGAGTCCTTATTACTACCAAGCTCCGGGTTTAATTGGGACCATCACAGATGTCCGGTCGAATGGTTGGTGTAGTATAAAATGGTCTAACGGGCATTCTAATAGATACGTTTATCGCACATATCGTACTGCAAACCGGACCAAAAGACTACCAGACATTACTGTGATTGGTAGTGTTGAAAATAATCCCATTAAAATAACAATGAGACGTAAAATTATAGGGAGCGAAACGCATGGAGGGTAAATGAAAGTACAACTCAATGTTGGAGACAAAGTCATGCTCTTGTCTTCAAGTGTGTTTTATTCCCAAGCTCCAAATTTAATTGGGACAGTTAAAATAGTTGTTTCCGACTACTGGTGTCGTGTTCAGTGGCCTAACAGACATTATAATGGATACGCTTATAATCCACATGGATACGTATCAGTAGATGTTGTCGTAGTTGAACAAAAACCTATTAAAATTACAATGAGACGTAAAACTACAGGAGAGGACTGTGTTGGACTTTAGACTTAACGAAAAAACTATCTATCAATGCGTCTATGGCGGACCGGACCCACGGACTACGCTGCTGCCTAAACTCTTCTCGGCCACGCCGAACCTCACGTTGTGGTCTGAAGATGCCCTGCGCGAATTTTTTATCGGGTCGCTAAACTTTTCTATTGATTTTTGCCAAGAAGTTATTAAAATGATAAATGATGACCTCAAAAGCAAAGCCAAGAATTGGCATCAACGCGAAACTGCGAAATCTCTCAAACTCAAGACTCATGCGTTTATCAGGAAACTAACTGCCCAAGCTAGAATTATCCCACTACTCGACAGAGAAAATCTACTCAAACAAATCTACAACTTAATATTGTCTTGTGATGGACTAGATACCCTACGAGACTTTGGAATGGCTAATCAGTTCGGAGATCGAGTTATGGGAAATCCAGAAAAACAGTCGATAAGGAAAAAGTCGTGATGAGAGTGGAATTCCAAGAAATGTCCGAGTTAGTTGATCTGTTGAACGAGGAGGCTTTGCAAAATCAAGACAATCCAGTTTCGACCACACAAGACTTCCCGGTCATATTTCTAACTGATATGTTCAGTTACGGGGCTATTAGCGTAAATGATACTATCTTAGTAGAGACACATCTTCCGACTGAGAATACACTTGCTCATAATTTTCCATCACCCATGACAAAACTCGAAATGTTAGACGAGATAGAAGCTATTCTTAATTCTTGGCTCTCTTCCGTTTATTCACTACGTTGGGCTGCTCATAAAACACGGGAGAGGCTGACTGAAGGGTTATAGGTAATTATGATAAGTCGAAGAACCGCTAGAGAACTACTTCAACTTCTTGACGGGTATATACTGTTACCCATGACCTATGACGATTTTCTTAGACTCTTCGAAGACATTTCCTTATTAGAGGGAGATCAGGCGTTTAAATCTTCTATGAAGTTACTTACTATGTTATTAAGGGAGGAGTTAGCTCATGTTCACGATTAGTCGTAGTCAAAAGTTTGAATATGCTCATAGACTGATGAACCATCCCGGCCAATGTAGATTCCTTCACGGACACAGTGGGGAAGCGATTGTGACGATGAAGGCTGAGAAGTTAGATGAAGAACAGCATATGGTCATGGACTTCTCTGTTCTCAAACAAGCTATGTCAGAACTTCTTGACCAATGGGATCATGCTACTATTCTCCATGTAAACGATCCACTCGCCAAGGTTCTTTACGAAGCTAAACAGAAAGTCTACGCTTTAGATACTCATCCTACTGCCGAACAACTATCCCATTGTCTATACATCTTTCTTGAAAAAAGGTTCCCAGGATGGGTGGAGTCTGTCACTATAGCAGAGACCGAGAAAAATACTTCGACATTTAGGAGAACAGAGTGAGGGTACATTCGATTTTTAGTTCCATCGACGGGGAAGTTAACGCGAGAGGACAAGGAAGCTTATCTACATTTTTACGTTTGTCTCAATGTAATTTACAATGTCCCTATTGCGACGTCCCCGGAGCACAACTAGTAAGCAGCGGTGATGAAGTTCATCTAGATGTCTTATTTACAACGCTACGAATGATGGAATGTCCGAATATAACCATAACAGGAGGGGAACCTCTTCTTCAAGCTAAAGAACTCAATGAGCTGATACTTAGATTTCTTGTTCGCTCGGATAAGAAGTGGAACTTCTCAATCGAGACGAATGGCACAATTGCTCCATTCGAAGTAATCTCTCCTACGCTCCCATCGGTTTCTTTTGTCGTAGACTATAAACTTCCAAGTGCTGAAAATACTCTACCTGTGAATTTCTCAGATATTTATAGGGAGTTGAGGACACAAGACTGGGTGAAGTTTGTCATCTGTGATGAATATGATTATCAGATTGCAGTAGAGGTAGTACGAAGACACTTTGGTCAGCCGAACAAAGCTAGACTCGCATTTAGTCCAGTCTTTGGACAAACTACTCAAACGACATGGCCGAAACAAGTGGCAAAGTGGATGATGCGAGATGGGTTATGGCATGTTAATCTGAATGTTCAAATACATAGGCTATTGGATCTTGAATGATCCACGACTTTAAGAAACTCTGTCCGTCTTATGGACAGGATGGACATCTAGAAGATCGAGAATGTAAAACCTGCGAAGTAAAGGAGGAGTGTATGGAACGTACCGAAATAGCTAAAACTTTGGCGTCACAAAGACAAGTAAGAACAAGTCCCTATGGTCACAGACTGTCTGCGATGACTGGTAAGATAGACTTACTGCTCTATGGAGGGCGACATACTGTAATTGCTATAGCTCAGGAACTTCAGTGTTCAATCGGAAGAGTGTTGGCTCATATGGCTAAACTAAGACAGATGGGTTTCTTTATTAAACGAACTCCAGATGGTATTTTGTCAGTTCAGTCCATTACCGTGAAACGTAAGCCAGGAACTAAGGTTGTTGTCTCCAAACCGCTTCCTATACAGGAACAACAGAGTAATAAAAGTCCGTACGGTCATAGGTCCGGAACAATGGCATATGACATTGATGTTTTTATGCATGAGTTTTTTGCTTCTAAAGGGGAGTGGCCAGCCCTGCCAGTTGTGGCAGAGAAATTAAAAATTCCAATCAGTTCAGTTTCAGCACATGTTAACTACTTTAGAAAGAGGGAGCGTTATGGGTAATGGGATTGTCGTGTTGTTGTCAGGAGGGATGGACTCAACTACGTTATTGGCAGAAGCAGTCGAAACATTTCCTAACGTTATAGCACTGTCTGTAGACTACTCACAGCGTCATAAACGAGAGTTGTTGTCTGCCGTTGATGTAGCTAGACATTATGGAGTAGAGCACAGGGTTCTAGACATTTCTAACATTAATGAGTTAATTGGGGGAAGCGCACTCACGTCGAAAGATGTGAAAGTTCCACATGGTCACTATGCAGATCCCAATATGAAAGTCACAGTAGTCCCAGGCAGAAACACAATTTTATTGAGTATAGCAGGAGGACTCGCTGTCTCGCGAGGCTTTAATACAATAGCCTATGCAAGTCATCTAGGAGATCATGACGTCTATCCTGATTGTCGAAAAGTATATATAGACGCTATGCGTGAGGTCTTTAAACTTTTTGACTACGAACCTGTTGATCTATGGACGCCATTTATCGGAACCGATAAAACTGGAATTCTAAAAAGGGGACTGGAGTTAAAAGTTCCATACAACTTAACTTGGACATGTTATGAAGGGCGAGAGAAAAGTTGTGGACATTGCGGATCATGCTGTGAAAGATTGGAGTCGTTCCGTTTAAATAACGTAACAGACCCCCTACAATACGAATAAGGAGAGCCTTGTGAAGATTTCTCTTGAAAAACTTTATCCTAACCCGTTTCGACGGATGGATAAGTACCCCATTGACCCTCACAAGATAGCGACACTAAAAGCCTCTATTCAACAGACAGATTTTTGGGATAATCTCTTGGCTCGTCCCTGTAAGGACGGTTTTCAACTTGCCTACGGCCACCATAGGTATTTTGCGTTGAGGGAACTGGGAATAAAGGAAATAGATATTCCTGTCCGTGATCTTAGTGACGCTACTATGATTCAGATTATGGCGAACGAAAACGCAACACAGGAGTTAATGACTCCGGCAGTAATTATCGAGACGGTACTTGTAGTTAAAGATTTCCTCGATGGAGAGCTGGCAAAGTGTAAGACGTGGGAGGAGTTTAGGTCTGATGAATCCATCAGACCTAATTTTAAAGATATTGAGACAGAACCGGCGTTCAGGAGTGTAAAAGCAAAAGGAGTAGGTCGAGAGATTATTCAAACTTTCCTCGGGGAACCTTGGAAACAACATCAGATTCAAAATGCACTATCTACTATCGGTGATGTGAAAGAAGAACTTCTGGATAGGGAGGCTGTAGAGTTATTTGACTCTAGTGATAATGCTACACAATTTCGTATGTTGATTAAGGATAAACGCGTTCCAGTTAAGGAACAGCTAACTATCGCTAGAGAGATTCTAAAACTTAGAGACAGCAGACCTAAACATAATAAAAAAATAACTTCTAACCCAGGAGAGGGCCACACAGAGTCCTATCGTCGTCAGTTCCGAGACGATATGCGTACTGTTGCTCCGCAATACTTCGATGAAGATCGGGTCATAGAGGAGGTACAAGCAGCAATAAGATCGTGGGAGTCATGTATGGCAGCGTTGGGAAGAGCTAGTCAAAATCTAGCCGATGTACTTACGAAGTATAAGGTCGAAAAAATGCAAGGATTGGAGTTCGCAGCAACAGCAGGAGCGGCTTACAGTATGATGGAAGGTATGAAAGAAGCAATGCAACTGGCTAATGAGACTTTGAAACAACAGCAACCGTTACTAACTGGACTGGGCCTAACAAGACTATCCTTTAATAATCCAAAAAGAGAGGGAGCACAAAAATGAGGTATAGTGCAAAGTCGTCTTATGGGTATTATGGAATGATCGCGCACGTAGCCGAGAGATTATGGCACGAACGACCGGAAAGACGTCTATCGTGGGAATCGTTCACCCTAGATTGGGTATTGGCAGGAAGTCTACCTGAACCAGAAACGTTGGAATACAAAAATTGGATTGTAAGTCGTAATCTCTGGGTGAGGGACCTTAACTCGTACTTCAGACGAGCCAGTTATCCTTGTGAGTTAACTGTAGATAGAGATAGGGGCGTCCGCTTTCGTTCTGGACGAGACATGGCTATTGTAGCAATTATTAAACAGGGTCAAGAGACAGGAAGCCAATACAGGAGACAATACTTAATAAATACACAACGGGCTCTCTGTGCTTATACGGAAGACGAAAAATCGTTGTTCATAGAACGTAATATAATTCTAGAGAACGGAGCCAACTTCTTAATCGGTGTTCTACGAACTGCCGAGTCCCAGCAAGCACAACTGGAAAGCGAACGACTAGCTAAAACTGTGATGAGAACTCGTAGAAAAGCACGGATGATAGAAGACAGACAACGCGTTCTAGGTATATTAGATTGATTGATTAACCCTCAATTTCATAACAGGTAAGGTATGAACAAAGAAAACATAGAGAACCTAATAAGACAACTCTTAACCGCCATAGGTGAAGATCCTGAGCGTGAGGGCTTGAAAGAAACTCCGTTCAGGGTAGCCAAAGCCTATGAGGAAATGTTCAGAGGGTATCAACCTTTTGACTTTTCGTTAAAAGATTTCGGTTCTTGCTACGGTGGAATTGTAGCAAGAATCGGAATCCCTTTCAATAGCTATTGTGAACATCATATGCTAAACTTCAGTGGTGTGGTACACTTTGGCTATATTCCAGATTGTCGGGTCGTAGGGGCATCTAAGATAATCAGATTTATACAACACACCACTGCAAAGCTGTCGATTCAGGAAGAACTTACGGAGCAGTTAGCTGATTCTTTCATGGAAGAAGTTAAACCCAAGGGATGTATGGTTATCATGTCGGCCTCACATTTATGTGAAGCTTGTCGCGGAGTTAAAGTAGCAGGAGTTAAGATGGTAACACAAACAGTTCGCGGAATATTTATGGAAGATGTAGCCGCAAGAGCGGAATTTTTAGACATAGTGGAGAGAGAATACAATGGATAAAGTAGATCACCTTAAGCAATTAGGCTCGAAAGAGACAGTTTACACATATGATAATCCAACAAAAGAGATGTTAGAAACATTTCCGAATCAAAATACAGATCGGAATTTTAGTGTTGAGCTAATTTGTAATGAGATGACAAGTCTTTGCCCTCGTACGAAACAACCAGACTTCGCAATTATTACAATAAGCTACATTCCAGATTTGTTGTGCGTCGAAACGAAAAGCCTAAAGTTGTACCTATTTGCGTTTAGAAATCATGGTTCTTTCATGGAGACAATTGTTAACAAAATCCTCGATGATTTAGTAGCCGTCTGTTCTCCAAGAGAGATGACTGTCATCGGAGACTTTAACATCCGTGGGGGTATTGCCCTAGCTGTCACAGCATCATACAAGAAGAGTTAAGACAAATGGCTTTTTGTAAGAAGACTTCACATAACTTTGTTACAAGTCTTAAAAAAGAACTGTCTTATATCGAAGCCATGATCTTAGAACCTGTCGAAGTACGATGTAAAGATAAGAACTTCTCATTAGTACCTGTGAGTAATTTTAAAATAAGTCCATTGCTGTTCGAACGGTACTATTCTTGTCTTGAACATCTTGGTTGTTCTTGTTGTTCTGGATTTTGGAACTTCACACAAAAAGAGTTGGCCTGTCCTGAAATGACAGGAGAATCGTTAGACCTCATTTTTAATGGAAACTCTATCTCATATTTTGTCAATGCGTTTGAGGGGAAGCCTTGCCCATTTAGTATAAAAGGTTGTAAAATACATCGGAACAATCCCATTACCTGTATGTTTCCACTAATTCAGTTTCGAAGGGATAAGAGAACGGATACCGTTCTCTTAACAAAAACACACTTTGGGCGTAACTGGTTATTGGGTTGTCCTGTTGTGTTTCGACCCTATCAGGATATAGAACATTTTATGGACGATGTCATGTGGAAGTTTGAATACCTGAACAGATACATGGATAACACGGGAGTTAAACATCGTGCATCCTATGTTAAATCACAGGTTAAGGATGGAGCAAGGGACTACTTCCGTAGACGAGACGTTCCTCGTCTGATTCTGTAGGTGACAATGAAACTTGATATCATTTTAGACTCCGGGGCTTTTAGTGCGTGGACGAAACAAACAACGATAGACATAGAAGCCTATACTAATTTCTGTTTAAAGTGGCTTGATAAGGTTAATTATGTTGTCAGTGTAGACGTTATCCCAGGAAAGTTTGGGCAGAAACAACTATCACAGGAAGTACGAGAAGAAAGTGCAAGACAGGGATGGGAAAACTATCTTTATATGCGAGGTAGGGGCATCCCAGTCGAAAAACTTATCCACGTATTTCATCAAGGCGAGGAGTTCTACTGGCTAGAACGTATGATAGCAGAAATGCCGTACATCGGTCTAAGCCCTGCCAATGATAGAACTACAAAAGAGAAGTATGAATGGCTTCATCTCTGTATGAAGTATGTAACAGATCCAAAAGGAATGCCCATTGTTAAATTCCACGGTTTTGCTGTTACAAGTCATATGCTCATGACTCGTTTTCCTTGGGCAAGTGTCGATAGTACGGCTTGGGTTCACACAAGTAGGTATGGTACTGTCTGGATTCCTAAGAAGATTGGGGGAAAGTACGACTTTGTAACTTCTCCACATAAAATTGTTGTTTCTGATCGTTCTCCCTCATTAGATAATGTAGGAAAACACTTTACAACTCTTGAAAAAGCCGAACAACAGGAAGTTCTCTCGTATCTAGAAACTCTAAGTGTTTCTATGGAAGAGTTACAGTCTGAGTATAGACGGAGGGACTTCGTGAATGTTAGATTTATGGTAGGACTAGCAGAACAACTGCCTTGGCCTAGGCCGTTTCGACGCACAGCCACACCATTGGAAATTGAATGATTATCCCATCTATTTCATATTCTCAACACGACATTTTGCGTTGGATTTCCGATCTTCACACTGGTCCAGTGGAATGTGATGTAACTTATGGTGGAGGGAACTTCTATAAGCAAATTCCACAACCTAAGTACAAGTTAGATTTGTCTCCGAGATTTCCAGATGTAATTCCTGCCGATGTAAGAAATCTACCCTTTAAGGATAGTAGTTTGAGTTCCATAATCTACGATCCACCTTTCATGGCCAGAACGGGTCCCGGTGCAACTTTAAAGAAACAATTTGGAGAGTTAATCGGAACTATAGAAGACCTCTGGGACTTTTATGAGCAAGCAATGATCGAGATCTATAGAGTTCTTATTTCTTCTGGTTGGCTAGTCTTTAAGTGTCAAGACGGTGTCCTAAGCGGGAAGAATAATTTTACACATGTAGAGATTTTTAACAGGGCACGTAAAATCGGATTCGTACCTGTAGATTTGTTCATTTTGTTGGCAAAACATAGGATGATACACCCCAAGCAACTGAAACAAGTACATGCGCGTAAGTTTCATTCATATTTCATTGTGTTTCGAAAACATAAACCTTGAGGGAGGTATGTATGGAAGTCATTGTGGCTAGGTTCCAAGAGGGCGTCTGTTTGAATCCGTTTGAGTATCTGATGGAGGACGACAGTTCTGACTACCTTGTGTTTAACACTGAGATGGAAGCTAAAATCTTTCTTATGGCCCACGGTATAGCCTTTGAAGAACTCAACAGTTACCATTATCTACCTGCGATGTGTAGATAGAGAAGTCTTGGTTATAGCTATTCGGACTTAAGGGGGCGTTGCAAATGACAAAGATCTACACAGCCACTTGGTTAGAGGAGGATTCACAAGGTGATGTGTTAACTGAAGCGCAATATCCGTTCAGATTGCTGTCCTACTTCTTTTTACAGAACGAAACAGACGAAAGGCTATTGGAATATTTTGCCAATGGTACTAATAAGGAACATCCAAGGAGTACAAGAGATGCCAAAAAAGCAAAATGAGAATTTGTGTGCTCGGTGTCACGAACCCAAAACCACCTTTACTAAATTCTGTGAGAACTGTCTACATCGAGCTAGGTCGCAGCGCTACAAGTCTTACGGACGGGATGATTTACCAGAAGTTATGATGGAGAAGTAGAATGAGTCCACTTCATATCGACTTTAGACCCAAGACGCTCAGAGAGTTTTTCGGAAACGACTCTTTAAAAGAGATTCTGCAACTTAATCTAACATCAGAAGACCCACCTAGAGTTTTGCTTTTCTCTGGAACAAGGGGTTGTGGGAAGACAACCTTGGCATACATCGTTAAGGACATGATGGGTTGTGCCGAAATAGACTTCCACCACTTGAATATCTCCAATACACGGGGGATAGACCAAGCTAGAGAACTTGATAGTAACATGCGACTTAGACCGATGGGTGGTCCCATCAAAATCTATCTACTCAATGAGTGCCAACGAGCCACGGGTGACTTTTGGGACTGTCTCCTAGATGCTCTAGAATTTACTCCTAAGCATGTCGTATTCATTCTATGTACTACGAATCCAGACAAACTTCCTGGGACAGTCTTGTCCCGGTGTAGACGGTTCGAAGTTAAGCCTCTAAAGGCCGGAGAAATACGCAGACTACTCAATAGCGTACTGGAAGCAGCTAGCGTGTCTGATTTCCCCAAGAAGGCTATAGAACAAATCAGTAGGGAAGACGTCTGTCACGGGATACCTCGTGAAGCATTAGTGATCTTGGATAAAGTAGTAGACATTCTCGATGAAAGAGCGTTGCTTGAAGCCATCGAGAGTTCTTCCCAAGAATCTACAGTAAGAGAATTACTCAAAGCTCTTTTGGACAAGGCAGATTGGAAAGATGTAGCATCTATTCTCACTCGTCTTAAAGAAAAAGACCCAGAAGCGATTAGGTGGGCTGTACTACGCTATTGTCAGGCCGTGTTGTTGGAACATCCTAATCGACAAGCGGCAATCTTAATTGAGTGCTTCTCGGAACCATTCTTTCATACTAAAGAAGTTGGTCTGACACTTGCTTGTTACCAAGGAGTAACTCATCATGCGTCGACGTAAAAAGAGGGCGGTGAAGAAAGGAAAAACTAAAGCATGTAAGTTCTTTTCTACCGAAGAAACGTCTGAAGTCCGAACTGTAGAAGAATCTGAACTTACCTTTGACGAATTTCCTTGGTCTAGGCGTGAATTCCCTACTAGTATCTATTCGTGGGGAGTGCCGGGGAGTTCGTCTGAACCTCTGGTACTACCATCGGCCTACTCCCCGATTCCAGATCCGGTTTCAACATTTCGAATGTACGAAACACATTTACCATACCAACCCGTAGAGCGGTCTACGGGGGGGAATTGGTACTCTAACTACAATTGGAGTATAGAACTAGAACCTAAAACGAAAGTTAAAATCACAATGAGGAGAAAGACTCCAGATGAATGTAAAAAGATCGACTCTGATAGAGACACTGAATAAACTTTCACCCGGACTAGCACAGAAAGATATCATTGAACAGAATGTCTGTTTCCGCTTTCATAACGATCACATTGTCACATTTGATGATGGAATCTTTGTTTCCATTCCGTTTGAGTCGGGAGTTGACGGAGGAGTGCGAGCAGAGGAACTCACAAAGATTCTTGCCAAACTACCTAGTGAAGATGTGACAATCTTTACAGAGGGAACTGAGTTCCGCTTGACTTGTGGAAAAGTAAGAGCAGGAATTTCCATATTGGAGGTTTCATATCCTCCGGTTAGCGTCTCAGGTGAGTGGCAATCTTTTTCACCCGATCTGTTCTCTGCCATTAAGATGTCAGAATTCTCCGTGAGTAAAAATATGACACGTCCTAAGTTTACATGCGTTCATGTTAAGGATCGTTCTGTAATAAGCTCAGACGGCTATAGAGTAACTCACATTATATTGCAAGAGCCTAGTCCATTTGATTTTCTCCTGCCTGGGTTTTGTCTGTCAAAACTTAAAAAGTACGATCCTACGCATCTTCTTGTTGATGAGAATTGGGTTCATTTTAAGGCAGGAGGCTTGGTTTTTAGTGTGCGGAAGATGGAAGAAGAGTTTTTTGACGAAGAAAAGATAGCGAGTTATACGATGGTAGATGGCCCGACAATCACTCTTCCAGATATGACAGAAGCACTAGCACGTTGTCGTATAATGACCGTTACTGAAGTTTCGTTTGAGACTAAAGTTGAGTTAGTCTTTTCTACTGGCAAGATAACTTGTCGAGGGCAAAAGGAGTTAGGTTGGGTAGAGGAAGAACTAGATGTGGACTACACAGGTCCGGAGTTTAAAATCTTTATTAATCCGTTTTACTTAGAACAGATTCTAAACTTTACTCATGACGTGGTTGTCGGAAAGGACAGATGTGTGTTTACAGGTCCGAACTTTAAACACGTTATGGTCTTGATTGATGTCTAAAATAATCTTAGATCTCTGTGGAGGAACTGGTGCATGGTCTACTCCCTATAGAGAGGCAGGATACGACGTACGTTTGATAACTTTGCCCGAGAACGATATTCGATTGTTCTTTCCACCAAAAGAAGTTTACGGAGTTTTGGCTGCGCCTCCTTGCTGTCACCTTGCCGGAAGCGGAGCCCGTTGGTGGAAAGAAAAAGGAACCCAAGCTCTTCTAGAGGGTCTCTCAGTAGTAGACGCCTGCCTAAGAGTTATTATGATTTCCCAACCCATTTTTTGGGCGTTGGAGAACCCCGTAGGACGGTTGGTCCATTATCTAGGAAAACCCACACTCTATTTCCATCCATTTCACTACGGAGACCCATATACAAAGAAAACGTGTCTATGGGGAAACTTTAATATTCCTAAGCAAAACATTGTCGAACCGACAGAGGGTAGTAAGATTCATATTCGACTCTTTGGATGGCAAAAAGAGGAGAGAAGTATCACGCCCCCAAGTTTTGCAAAGGCATTTTTCGAGGCTAATCAGTGACTATTAGAAAGTTTTTTGACTATGAGGAAGAGACTAAACTAAAAGTCAAGCGAACTGTTAGTAAGATGTCTTCTTCCTCTACTCCAACGGTGCGTAGAGCTAAAGTTGTTAAGGAAACGTTGCCTCCATGTGAAGAATGTGGCTTGTATAAAACCTGTCGTTCCCCTAAGATGGGGGTTACAGGAGAGGGACGAACAGGAATACTTTTCCTCGCGGAAGCGGCTGGGTCAACGGAAGATAAATTAGGGTATCAACTTTGCGGTCAGGCCGGTCAGTTATTCCGAGATGAGATTATAACTCCGTTGGGATACGACTTAGATGCTGACTTTTATAAGTGCAATGTCGTGCGCTGTCGACCAATCTCAGAGACGGGAAGTAATAGAACTCCGACCGATAGAGAGATCGCTTTGTGTCATGGAGAGACTTGGCAGCTTATTAAGGATCGTAGACCGAAAGCTATTATTCTTACTGGAAGAGTTCCACTTCAGTCATACCTTCTAGATATAGAGATAGGGGGGGAACAGCCTGCCATATCTAGATGGGCAGATTGGTGTATTCCCGACCGAGATTTAAAGTGTTGGGTTATCCCTCAGTATCATCCATCTTTTTTTCAATATGGTTCGAATAAGAAACTGTTGAAAATCTATCGACAAAAAATGGAAGTAGCGATTGGTAACTCTCTAAAGCCATTTCCAGAACTGACTCGAGAAGAAGATAAGATCAGATGTATCTTCAGTCCAGAAGAAGCGATACAAGTCCTAGAGACGATTCTGCGAGATAAACCTCCTCTTCTGACGTTGGATTGGGAGACTACTGGTTTAAAGCCCTATAAGACGGGCCATAAGATAGTCGCAGTCGGACTCTCGTGGAATCCAGAACAGGGAGTTTCTTTTCCGATGTTTCCAGAGATAGTTCCCCTATTACGTATGATTCTAAAGAACTTAGATATTAAGAAGACGGCTCATAACTTCAAATTTGAAGAGTTGTGGGCCCGACAAATCTTGGAGACCTCCATAAAGGGATGGAAATGGTGTTCTCAGTTAGCTACACATGTATTGGACGATAGACACGGAATCAAGAGCCTAGCTTTTCAGACGTTCGTGAGATATGGAATAGCGGGTTTCAAAGATGAGACTTCTCCATTTATGAAGTCTGAAACTTCTAACGACCTCAACAATATTGAAGCATGTCCTATAGATAAACTCCTATTACGCAACGGATTAGACGCAATGTTCGCCCATAGGTTAGCACTAGACCAGATGGAAGAACTTAAGCAGATTAAAGGGTTGACAGGGGCTTACAATCTGTTTCACGAAGGATCTTTAGCGTTCCTCGATTCAGAGATAACTGGAATACGAACTTCAATGGCGTACTTCACAGAAGTTCAGAAAGGCATGGAAGACGAGTGCAAAGTCGCTAAAGAGAATATAATGAACTCCCATTATGCCAAACTTTGGGAGAAGGAGACCGGTGTTAAACTTAATCCAACCTCTCCAGATCAACTCAAGAAACTGCTTTTTAATACGTTAGGAGTTAAACCACTCAAGTATACAGCAAAAAAGAATCCATCGCTAGATAAAGCCGATATTGATGAGTTAGCTAAAACAGTATCCCAGAAAAGCCTGAGAACATTTCTTAAGAACATTACTATTCTACGAACTTCCACTAAAACTGAATCTACTTACGTACGTGGATTGATGAAAGAAATCTACGACGATACAATTCATCCGTTCTTTCATCTAGATAGTGTGAGAAGTTATCGCTCTTCGAGCCAGAACCCGAACTTTCAAAACATTCCCGTACGAAACGAACGCATGATGTTGTTGGTCAGAAATGGGATATTCCCACATCCGGGTCAGCAACTTCTCGAAGTCGATTTCGGTATGCACGAAGTCAGAGTAGCTGCCTGCTTTACACAAGATCCAGAACTTATTCACTACTGTGAAGATCCTACATCGGATATGCACAGAGATCAGACAGAGAGGATATTCTTACTTCAAAAAGATCGTATCAACAAACCGATTAGAAATTTAGTCAAGGGTGGTTTTGTTTTTGCTCAGTTTTATGGAAGTTGGTATGCTCCATGTGCTGAGAATTTATGGAAGTGGAGTGATGATCTAACTTTAGAGGATGGAATGCCGATTCACACACATTTGAAATCTAAGGGTATATCCACTCTAGATGATTTTAGTCTTCATGTTAGAGCAGAGGAGGACCACTTTTGGAAGAAGTTCTCCGTCTACACACAATGGAAAGAGAAGTGGGTTAATAAGTACTACGAAACTGGAAAAGTACTACTCAAGCATGGTTTTCGTAGACAAGGGTTCTTAGATAGAAATCAGATTCTTAATACAGCTATCCAAGGAACGGCATTTCATCTACTACTTTGGAGTTTTATCGAGTTGATGAAAATAGCTAGGAAGGAGGATTGGAAGTCAAGGATAATCGCACAGATTCACGACTGTATTTTGTTTAGCGTGGCTCCTTCTGAGTTACAGCATGTATCGAAACTAACACACTATATTACTACAGCGGCTATTAAGAAACCCCATCCGTGGTTGAACGTACCCCTTGACGTTGAATACGAACTCAGTGGTATCGACCAACCTTGGGCAGCGAAAGAAAAAATAAGTTTAGATAAAATTTTACTTGAAAACTACTAGATCCTAGGATAAAATAAAGGAGAATTTATGGAACGTAGTCAAGTCGAGAAAGATCTTTCCATTGACAAAAATGCCCTTGACGATGAATGGATTAATCACCCAGCTTCAGTTTTCCACTACAGCGAACTCGCTGTTGACGCCGAACAAGTCCTCGAACGCATTGAACTCAAAAAAGATACAACTGTAGCTAGATTGGATGAGCTAGCTCGTGCTAGCGGAGAGAAGATGACGGAAGCCGGTGTTAAGAACTGGATTATTCGGCATCCAGACTATCAAGCTGTAGAGGAGGAGCGTATCTCGGCACGTTATGATTGTAACATGTACAAAGCGGTAGTTAAGGCGATGGACCACAAACGGAAAGGATTGGAGAAACTGGTTGATTTATATCTATCAAACTACTATGCAGAACCTAGACGCCAAGTAGGAGAAAGTCTGGTTTCCGAACGCGTGGCCGCTGAACTGGAACGAGTGATGTCTAAACCACAATTAAAAAAGGAGACGTTATAATGAGTCGTAAACAGTACCTACCTCGTATTTCTGTGGCAGAGAACAACGAATGGACACCCGTAAGTGATATGATTACTGGTTATGACGAGTTGGCCTGGGATGACAAGATAGTGGCATCACGGAATTTCAGGAAGCTCAATTTGCATTACGACTATGCGACTGCTAATATTCGTTTAGCCGATGGTTCTAGGACTACTCGTACGGTATTCAGGGAGAAAAACCACGCCAAAGTCACGAAAAGCAGCTTTACAAAACGTCAGTATCCCAAGAGGGAGGCTCCCCACCCGATAAATATCGACTGGAATTTGGCGTTCAATTCCCTCGTTCAACTGCTAGATGAGGCTGTCGATGAAAATGCTAAATTAACAGAAGCGTTAACTAAGACTCAACAGATGTTGGAACTAGAAGCTGAACGATCTCGTCAATTCGAGTGTCGTCCCGTGATCGAGAAGCTCGAACCGAGGGCGCGTGAGTACCTGAAACGATTCTCAAAAAGTTAAAAATAAACAGAACCTACGGAGATAATAGAAAATGAATATCTCCGTAGGTTCAACTAAGGAGTTTTAAAAGTATGAAGGACAAAAGTCGTTTTAAATTGTTAAGTGAAGGATTACGCCAGAGAACTCAAGAGACCTATGACACAAGAGAGGATCGCCGTCGGGGGATTCTGGACAGATCAAAAACTAGTGGAATGACAATGTTCGAACCCAGTACTGGAGAACACCTCATTGAGTTTCTTCCGTACGTGGCAGGTGCTAAAGATCCCCATAAACCGGGTAGTCCAACCTATCTCGTCGATTTGTTTGTCCATCGTTATATCGGACCGAATGAGGACGACTTTATTTGTCTGTCCAAGACCTATGGTCAACCTTGTTCTATCTGTGAGCATCGTAATAAACTGAGGAAGCAAGATGAACCTCATAGTGAAGAGGACAAGGCTAGACTCAAAGCCGAAATTGAGTCCTGTCGTCCCAAGCGTTATACGGTTTATGCGATCTGGGACAGAGATAACGAGACTAAGGGAGTTCAGCTTTGGGTTATCGCCCATTGGTTTGTACAGATGAATTTGATGTCTGCTTGCAAGAATAGAAAAACTGGTGGAGTTATTCCCTTCGCAGCCCCTGACAGAGAAGAAGGTCGGAGCGTTGCCTTCGCGATTGAAGGTACTAAAATGAGTCAGCAGTATAGAGGCTGGCAGTTGTATGAACGCGATGATGACATCCCCGATGAAATCCTAGATAGAGTACCGGTTCTCGATGAACTCCTCGACATTCCGACTTACCAAGAAGTCGAAAAAGCGTTCTGGGCTGGTTTAGAAGTTAAGGAAGCCCCCGCCAAAGAAGAACAGTCTTTTACTGGTGCTGCTAGGAAGAAGGTACCGGAAGATGGTTGTCCTTTCGATGGTATAATGGGCAAGGATTTCGAGAAGTTCGAAGAGTGCGAATCCATCTGTGAGAAGTATCAAGAATGTCACGATTTGAACAAGGCCATGAAGAGTGGAAAAGATGAAGACGAGGGAGAAGAAAAGAACGAAGAACTCGGAGAAGAGCGTCCTCGTCCGAAGTTACGAGAAGTATCTAAAGACCCGGAGGAGGACTCTCCCCGGAGGCGGCGGCGTCCGTAACTAAATAATGAAAAAGTCTATTGTTACCCAAGCGGAAGAATTATCCACTAAACCAGTCGAGTTTGACAGGAGGGTCGAGTTTCTGGATACGGGCTCGACTCTCCTCAACCTCGCTACCTCCCAAAGAGGTATAGATGGTGGATGGGCTCGTGGACGAGTCGTCAATATCGTAGGAGATGGTGGAAGTGGTAAAACGTTACTAGCTCTTGAGGCTTGTGCAAACGCGTTCTACGAAATAAAAAATAAACCTTCTGTACTCTATCCTAAAGTCGAAGACGTACAAATAGTCTTTAACAATATAGAAGGTGTTATGGACTTTCCAATCGAACATATGTATGGACAGACTTTCTACGATAGTGTCCAGTGGATTCAAACTCCCATCGCTGAAGACTTCGGTAAGGACTACCAGAAACGTCTTAAAGTTCTTAAAAAAGGACAATTCCTTCTGTACGTTGTAGATTCTCTCGACGCTCTTGTTCCTCAAGCCGCCGCTGACAGAATGTCCGACATCTTGGAAGACAAGAAAGCCGCCGGGTCATACGGAGCGGAGAAGGCTAAATTCTTCAGTTCGAGTTTCTTTGGGCATCTATGTGGTGCAATGGAAGGTAAAGATGCTACTTTAATTTGTATTTCCCAAGTTAGAGAGAACATCGGCATTGCGTTTGGTGAGAAGTACTATAGAACGGGTGGAAAAGCATTAGATTTCTATACCCACCAAGTTTGTTGGTTAGCCCATACTGGTAGATTAAAAAAGACGTTTCGCGGGCAAGAAAGGATCTATGGAGTCTCAATCAAGGCACGAATTAAGAGGAATAAGGTAGCTAAACCATTTAGGGAGGCTACATTTGACATCCTCTTTGACTTCGGAATAGACGATGCTAATAGTATGATTGACTATATCTACGGACCCAAGGCAAAGTCAATAACATGGAAAGAGGGGACATTATCAAGAGAAGAATTCGTCAAACTCCTCGACGATTCCCCTGCTGATTTATTAGAGTTGAAAAAATTAGTGGAACAAGACTGGGTTGAAATTGAAGACTCAGTTACTCCAAAACGGAAAAGTAGATTCGAGGTTTAAAATGATTGGCATAGTTATTCCCACACTTAATAGGAGTAGGTTTCTTGAGAAGGCTCTAGCGTTCTATGACCAGAAAGAATTCGGAGGAATGGTTTATATAGTCGACTCAAGCGATGGAGAAGAACGTAAACGCAACGAAGCTCTAGTAGAAAAACATTGTGAAAACATCATGATTAGTTATCGCCACTTTAATGGGTCACATGACGGTGCAGTAATTACCCAACTAAATAGAGAGCTTCACGAACATATTAAATATTTGACGTTTGCTGGTGATGATGATTTCTTAGTCCCGGAGGGACTCACTAAGTGTGCCACATTTCTCGATGAGAATCCAACGTATATAGCTGCTCATGGACAGAGAATCAATTTTGCCTATATGGTCGGAAAGGTTAAACTTCTTAACGTTAGATATGGATATGACTGGAATGAGGAATTCTCTCAGATGGATCGTCTGAGAGAATATCTTAGAGTGGGTATCACCTTGAGCAACTACCTTCATCGGAAGGAGGCGTGGGTTGAACGTTATAAAGTCTGTGATGAGATTCCTACACGTTATTTGGGTGGCGAACTCTGTTCGGAGTGTACTTCTGCTTTACTGGGGAAAGTGAAATTTCTCCAAGATGTTGTTACATTTCTTTTCTACCAAGATAATCCAGAACGTTTTTTCTCCTTTGATCGTACTACTTTGTTCGAATTGATGAACACTCCTGATTGGGCGCAGTCATATAAAAGACTATTACTAAGACTGACGGAATTGATGGAAGTTAAGAACATGGAGGAGATGGAGCGAGAACTCTATTTCCATATCGCCTCTATAATCTCTGCTCAGTACCAATCAAAATATGGACTACCTCAAGATCCACGACTAAGTAAAAATAATTGTGACTTAGGAGAACTAGCTCCTGAAATCGGCCAGCTTCTTAACCTAGTGGGGAAAATCAGTTTTGACAAATGAACGTTATTGGCTTTCGATAGCGAGAGAAGTTGGAAGTCATTCCAAATGTCTTTCTAGAAAGATAGGGGCATTAATTATTACTCCAGATAGAACAATTGTTGGAGCCGGATATAACGGACCCCCTAGGGGGGTTCCTCATTGCGATTCAGAAGAACGCCTTGATTGGCTGGCTCAAGACGTCTCTAAAAGTAGAGTCGGAGATATTCGGCAATTTCTAGTTGATCATGATTGGGGTACTAAATGTCCTAGACAACTTCTTGGCTATAAAAGCGGTGAAGGAATCCATCTTTGTTCTGCCGGTCATGCTGAACGTAACGCGATCTCCAACTCAGCTCGTGAGGGAGTTAGAACCAAAGGGTGTATGCTTGTTTGTGATTGCCCGTTGCCGTGTTTCGAGTGTGCTAAAGAAATTATTGGTGCGGGAATAACTAAAGTTATATGTTGGGATCGACCTGACTATGACTCAATGTCTAGATGGCTTCTTACTAAAGCTGGAGTTGAAATAATTCAGATTAAGGAGGAGTGATGGGTGTGATCGACTGGAGAACTATTAGTGATGACTTCAAAGCTAGTAAGAAGGCTTGGCAAGACGAACATGATAAGATATGGGAAGAGTTACCTGAAGAGACGAGACTTGCGTGTGCCGATGTCGTCTTTCGGGCCATTGATCAACACGCAAAAGAAGGAGGTTCTTATCGGACATTAATTTATGATAGACTCGGATTCAGTATAGGAGGGGCGTATGCCGTCCTTCAATGCTCGGGAGCGTTAACTTTAAGTAATGAATACGATTTAGGCCAAAAAAATGATTTATAAAGCTAGTAACATAACTCTTGATATTGGTGATAATCGTCCATCTCCATTCTACGATATTCTAGTACGAGCCGCCGACATTCATGCTCGTAAAAATCTTAATTATGCAGGAATGGGAGATGACCCGTTCAAAAACTTTAAGGAATGTGAAGACTTTGGCATCCCAGCATGGAAAGGCATTCTAGTTCGGATGTCGGACAAGTGGATGCGTATCAAAAACCTAGCAAATGGGATGCCTGATTTGGTGGGTGAGAGCCTAGAGGATACAATCCTCGACCTTCTTGTTTACTCTGGAATTGATTTGTGTATGTTACGGGAGGTGCTCAATGATAGTCGGAATGAGTCCGTGGAACAGGCAGACACTCAAGAGCGGTGATGAGTGGGATGTTACTAGTAAAGTCTGGCGCAAGTTACTATGTTGGACACAAAGAGCAGGGGCGTGTCGACGAGTTAAACAAAGGTTAAATAAACGTCATAGGCGAGAGCGGAATCGTGAAATCCGCAAGTTTTTAACTTTAGTCGAGGAGCTTTAAATGTCAATACCAGTTAAGGTCGCGTTAAGAAAGTCGAAGGATGGTAGGACTCTATACGCTAACTATGGAGAGTTCAGATGGATCGTTCCTACCACCCGTAGTAAGAAGTCGGAGGAAGACTCAGACGCTCAGTTCTATATCAATCCGATAAATGGTGCTGGAGGTCTCCGAGTTTGCGGTCTACACAAAGTCAAAGATGAAACCGGTATCTATCTCCTTGGTACCGGAGAAGCCGAATCCCCTGAGTGGGGAATTTATGTAAAAGGATGTAAGATCGAGGTGCGTCCCGAACGAGAATCGTTCTCCTCTATGTCTGAATATTTTCTAATCATCTATCCACGTGAAGGAAGTACCTTTACGAAACTTTTCGAAGAGGGAGCATAAATGAAAAAAGATTATACTCATATTACTTTGTTACTGGACCGTTCTGGCTCGATGCAACTGGTTAAAACCGATACAATTGGGGGCTATAATCAGTTTATTAAAGACCAGCAAGCCCTCCCCGAAAAGGCTACATATACGCTCGTTCAGTTCGACGATCAGTATGAACCCGTTCAGACGTTCGTACCTCTGAGTGAGGCACTAATTCTCGATGACAAAACGTTTGTTCCTAGAGGTTGTACATGTCTATTGGATGCACTCGGGAAAGCACTAGTTTCGACGGGCGAGAGCTTGGAAAAGATGAACGAGGCAGATCGTCCCTCTAAGGTAGTCTTTGCTGTTATGACTGATGGAGAGGAGAACAGTAGTAGAGAGTTTACGGCTGAGAGAATAAAGGAAATGATCACCCATCAAGAGCAGGTCTATGGTTGGCAGGTTGTCTTCCTCTCTTCTGACTTGAATGCTATTGATACTGCTGTCAATCTCTACGGAGTCAACCGGATCAGAACTATGTCTTATGCTCCGTCTGGCCAAGGCTCAAGAGATGCTTTTGAGGTCTTTACTCACAGTCTCTGTTCATACCGGAGTGGTAATACCGCTGAGATGGTTCTCCCTAAAGACGCTGCTGAAAAGCTCGCTACAGCGGCTAAGAAAAGTAATCCTACGACAAAGAAAGCCTAACTATATTACGATTTTCTCCTGAAGGGTTCAAGGAGCTTCCCCTGCCCGTGGGGTCTGAATACACGGGCACTTCCCCTACTATGAGACTATCTGAAAACGCGATTAGAGTTCTGGAAAACAGGATTCTCGTTAAAGACGAGAATGATAACGTTATAGAAACTCCAAATGAGATGTTTTGGCGAGTAGCGAAGCATGTAGCGAGTGCTGAGAAAGACGGAATACTCTTTGCCGAATGGTCTATGAAATTCTATGAGATAATGTCAAGTTTAGACTTCTTACCAAACTCCCCATGCTTACGAAACGCAGGAGCTAATAATGGGAATCTTAGTGCCTGTTTTTATTTTGATATAGAAGATAGTAGAGAATCTATTTTCAACGTATTGAAGAATGCAGTGGAGGTTCAAGCCTATGGTGGTGGCACAGGATATAACTTTTCATGGCTTAGACCAGAAGGATCGTTAATTTCTACTACAAAGGGGCGTTCATGTGGTCCATTGGGGTTCATGAACGTTTTCGACTTTGTAGTAGGAGAAGTCATCGAACAAGGAGGCGTTCGTAAAGGGGCACAGATGGGCCTCCTAGACATAGATCATCCAGACATCATTAAATTTATTACTTGTAAAGAAAAAGAGGGGAAACTTAGACATTTCAATATCTCAGTCTGTATGAGTGATATCTTTATGAATTGTCTAAGTGGAAAAGATACGCCTTGGACACTACGATTCAATGGAGTAGATTCATCAACGATACCTGCTTTACAATTGTGGGAATATCTCGTTAATGGTGCATGGGAAAATGGAGAACCGGGTCTTTTATTTATTGATACAATAAATAGGCTAAATCCGTTACGTGATTATCAGACTCTACGAGGATGTAACCCGTGTGGGGAACAAATTTTAGCAAACTCAGAAAGTTGTACACTAGGAAGTATCAATCTCAGTAACTTTGTCGTAGATGGATCTATTGATACAGAGAGACTAAAAGAAGTCGTCAGAGTAGCTATCCGATTCTTGGACAATATTATAGATGTCAATAACTATCCTATCTCCGAGATCGAACGTGAGACAAAGAAGTTTCGTAAGGTCGGTCTTGGAGTAATGGGATGGGCTGACATGTTAATTAAGTTGAAAATAACCTATGGCAGTAGTGGGAGTCTAGAACTTGCCGAACGCGTCATGAGGATTATCAATACTACTGCTCATGACTACTCTAAACAGTTAGGTATTGAAAAAGGTGAGATAGTATTAGGACGACGTAATGGAACCTGTACTACGATAGCTCCTACTGGAACATTATCACTCATAGCAGGATGTAGTAGTGGAATTGAACCAGTCTTCGCTTTTGAATTTAAGAAGAAGGCTATTGACGATACTTTGATTGTAATGCATCCGTTGTACGAAGAATTTGTCATGAGTTTTACTGACGCTTGTGTAGAGTATCCCATTCCCCCCTATTGGATAGAATCTAAAGATGTTCCTATTGTATCTCATGTGAAGATGCAAGCAGCGTTTCAGAAGCATGTTGATAATGCGGTAAGCAAAACCATCAATGCTCCCCATGACGCCACTGTCAAGGAGGTTGATGCTGCATTTAAACTTGCATATGTCCTTGGTTGTAAAGGACTAACCTTCTATCGCCAAGGAAGTAGAGAAGAAGAGGCCCAAACTGATATAAGAGAAGTTAAATCTCCGGCTGTCAAGGGAACTGTCTCTCCCGAAGTAGTAGCAGAGGCGGTTCGGGTTACAATCATAAATAATAAAAAAGAAGCCGTAGAAGTGAAGCAAACGAGAGACGAGGTTGAACTCTTAGAAAAGATCTTTGGCCCAGGTGAACCTCCCGACTACTTAGAAGGTTCTAGGGATAGAGTCAGAACAGGAGAAGGTACGCTTTATGTCCATCTCTTTGAAGACCCAGAGACCGGGTATAAAGAACTTTGGTCGCAAATCAGCAAAGAAGGACGTACTCTATCTTCCATGAACGCAGCGATAGGAAGACTCGCCACTCTGGCTCTTAACAAGGGAGCTACATGGGAAGAAGTAGAGAAGCAACTCCGAGGAATTATCGGTGAGAAGACGGGTTGGCATGATGGCCAAGCTATACTTTCTCCTCCGGACGGAATTGCTAAGGTCATTCGTAAAAGGAAGTTAGGCTGGCGTAGCTCAACGGAAGAGCAGAGTCCTTGTAAGGCTCAGGTTGCGGGTTCGATTCCCATCGCCAGCCCCATGTGCCCCGACTGTGGGGAATTATTGGATATGGGCGGAGGATGTTCTACTTGCCCTTGGTGTGGCTGGAGTAATTGTAGTTGATCTTTTTTTACTTGAGTTCTTAACGAAATAGGAGATAATATGGAAGTATTAGAAATCTTCTTCAAGATGTTCTTTGGTACTCTAGGCGTTCTTTCTGCGTTAATAATATTTATACTCGTAATTGGATTAACAAACAAAGAGAGGAGGTTTTACTAAACGCGTTCACATTGAGTGGCGTAGTTTTCGTATCATCATAGTATAACTTGGAGGAAATTGTATGAAGAAAGTAGCAAAGAGAGTAGCACTGGCAATGGCGATAGTTGGTCTTCTTTCAATCCCTGTCTTGGCTGGAACCTATGCAGGTTTCCAAGTAGGCCCAAACTTTTCGGCTGGGTCGAATACTACGGTTGATGGTTTTAGAACTATCAATCCAACCTTCAATACTGGAGTTATGGTAGGCGCTCAAGTTGGTTATGACTTCTTGGGAACTTCTCATAAATTCCCAGTCTGGACAAAGTATACACTCGTAGCATTGGATTATCAGTTTAATACGGCTAATCCCAATAACACCGCTCCGGGCTTTCGTACTGGTAATCAGAACGCTCTTGCCATCTTGGGAGGCGTTAAATATCCTCTGATGGTCAATAAGGACTATCCCAACGGTCGGCTGTTCCCATATCTTCTGGCTGGCCCCGCTGTCGTTTGGTCCAACTTTGCCAATAGGACTTCGACTAATGTTGGCGTCGCTATTGAACCTGGGATTCGTTATATGCTCGCTAAGAATATCTCTGGCGATTTGGCGTATCGCTTCCGGTATGCTACTCCTAGTTTCAACATCGACAATGCTAATTTGAAGATGGACAATTTTAACCATACTGTTCTCGCTCGCGTTAATTTCCACTTCGCTAACTTCTAATCTCATACTGGAGTGGGACTTCGGTCCCACTCCTTTTAAGGACACTCTTATGGAAGAATGGGTACTAGAGTCTTTTCCGCGATTCTTTCTTGTCTTCATAATCATACCCCTACTTCTTCTTAGTATCATCTTAGGTCAACTCGACACACTGAGTGTACCCACCCAACGGCGAGCTATCCAAGACACAATAGATGAGGCTAGGAAAAGCCATCTCAATTTGGAAAACGCTGCCATAATGACGAAAGTTGCAGGCTTCAACAGAGATTTAGCCGTTCTTCAGTATTACAATTCGTTTATCTTACTCGATTTGTTCATTAACGATTGTGTTGATGAAACTAAGCCCATTCAATAATATAAACTATTCCACTCTTGATGAGGGAGGTGAGAACACAATCTCAATAGGGAGGAGCTACAAATGACGCTTACTGTAAGACAACTTCAGGAGATTTTGGATGAGTGTCCAGATGACTACATCGTTATTCTTTCTTCCGATTCTGAGGGGAATAGTTACTCACCCGCACATGACGTTTATCTAGGGACTTATGTACCTGAGTCAGACTACTCAGGTTACATTTTAGACGAAGAGGAGGACAGCAAAGAAACTAAAAACGCCATAATTCTGTGGCCGACAAACTAATGAATTTAGCCTTCGACATTGATGGAACCGTTGCGAGTGATGAGAAAACTGGATGAGATAAGCGGTGATGGTGCAAAGACAGCATACCCTCTGTCCCAAGAGGAAGATAGCGGCGCGAATCCGACTTCACCGCTCCATTTCTTTATTAAACCCATTGAACACAACGTAGCAAAAAAGTGGGTAGAAACGTGGCACTATTCAAAAAGAATGCCGACTGGAAAAAATATCTGCTATGGACTCTACGCAAATTCTGAACTTTATGCTATTATAGTATATGGGATAGGCGTAAATCCATATCAAGCACGTTTCTTAGGAGTTGAAAGAGTCTTGGAGATAAAGAGAATGTGTAGAAGTGAACCTCCTCTACAATACCCACTGTCACGCTTTATTGCACTAACTGCGAAGATGGTCTTAAAGGTTTATAAACACGATTGCCTTGTTGCCTTTGCCGATCCTGAGTATGGTCATGAGGGAACAGTTTACAAAGCTTGTGGTTTTACCTTACACGGTATGACAAATCCAGAATGGCATTTAGAAGATGATCGAGGAGGACGAAGACACCGCCGTTTCGTGTTCAGATATGCCCAGAGGAACGGAAAGACACTCGCGGAAAGTAGAGAGGAACTGAAACTAAAGAGGATCAGAACTCCACCTAAGTATCGTTGGATACGAAAGATACAAAAAACAAATGGAAAACTTAGCGTTCGATATTGATGGAACTCTAGCAGATGTTACTACTCCTCTAAGACAACATATGTGGAGAGACTGGCACGTAGATATCGACGATATAGGAATTAGTAGACACGATTTCTTTGAACAGATTTGTCAACCCGGATATTTTGAACCCTTCTTGGATTACTTTTTCAGTATTATTGATCAACACTGGATGGGGATAGAACCCTACGAAGGAGCGTCGGAGATTTATAAGTTCTCTCCTGTACTTTTTATTACTGCTAGGCGCACTGACTTGATTGCTGCTACTCACGATTGGCTTATATATAACTTTCCTAAATTAAAGTTTACGATTCTACAGGCGCGGAGTAAGGACAAAGTCAAACTACTTCATGAACTTCAACTTGACGGAATAGTGGAGGATCGACTGCGGACAGCTAATGAAGTAGCAGAGAGTGGACTAGTGTGTTATCTTCTCAACCGAAGTTGGAACTTGGGTCGTCCTATCCATCACCGAGTTATCAGAATTAACTCACTTAAGGAGATTCCACATGGGCGCTAGGAAGAAGAGTGAAGAAGAGTTAGTAGAAAGGTTTAGGGATAACCATGGTAAGATTGCTGCGGACATGTTGATGGAATTTGAAACTGATTCTAAAATTACATGTTCAGCTATTGCTAGGAAGATCGGTACTTCCCGTCAGAATGTTCATCAACTCCTTAATAGGTTGGGGAAAAAGAAACCGGCTCATTTAAAACAACCTATTCGTCCTTGGGGAAATGTCAAATTCATCCCTGAAATCGAAACACTTTTGCGTTATCTATTCAACCGATTTGATGGGCAACTCACTCATCTAGGAGGTAGGCAGTTTCGACTGAACGGACATAAAGTTTTTATAATGCGTCGTAATTGTTACCAGCCTAGGTCGAATTGTTTACTCATTACTACTCCTACTCTTGATCGAGATTCGTGTGATTTTAAAATCGTACTTCATGGGGGCCAAATCTTCGTAGTTCCATTTATACGCGATTATCTACCCATTACCGAGATGCCTAAATTTCACAATGACTTCGATGCGTTGAAATGATATTAATCTGGCTCCTTCTGGCGTCTCCGTATCGGAAGGAGTCAGATTAATATTATTGAAGTTTTGTCTTGGAATGGATACAATAAATATATGTCAGATAAGAAGAAGCCAATCACGGTAGCGAGTCGTAAGGCAAAGGGAAGGTCCTTACAGGCGTGGGCGTGTCAACAAGTTTCAGAGGTAACTGGAATTGAGTGGGGCAATACGGATGACCACGAGATTCGCTCACGTCAGATGGGTCAGTCGGGACCTGATGTTATTATGAGTCCTAATGTCAGGACCCTCCTACCATTCACGATCGAGTGTAAGAATCAAAAGCAATGGAGTATTCGTAAGTGGGTCGAACAAGCTAAGACTAACTGTTATCCAGACACGGACTGGTTATTAGTAATAAAAAGTACAGGAAGAACTAAGGCAGAAAGAACAGAAGAAATAGTCGTTCTGGATGCAAACGTGTTCTTTGAACTGGTGAAAAAAATTGAGAGATCTTAAAATTATAGTTGTAGTTTGGATAGTGGTACTATTGAGTGTGATGACTATCGGCTTGGTATGTGAATGGTTGACTTCTATTATAAAACTACCTATCATGTAAAGGAGAGAACGTATGATCGTTCTGAAAAGTCAAGAAGGAACGCTCATTGTCAAGGCTATTGAAGTCTTCATTGATAATGAGACAAGTATCAGATGTTGTTCAAACGCACCCTCGATGAGTCGAGAGAAGCTGTCGTGGCCAGTAGGAGAGTACGATACTCCAGAAGAAGCTTTGTATGTAATGCAGTTAATTGAAGATCGTATCTCTAGTGGAGACACGCGAGTTTTTCAGATGCCGCCTGTTCCAACTAAGGCTAAGGTTATGACTAAGAAGAGTAAGAAACTAGTTGATGTTAGTTCCGTATCGCCTCTTCCAGATTAGTCGGAGTGTAGCTCAGAGGTAGAGCGCTGCGTTTGGGACGCAGAGGGCGGGCTTTCGAAATGCCCCACTCCGACCACTACAAAGGAGAGTTAATGTATCTCGATTGGCATACCAAAATGAGTTTTATAAAGAGCGGTGTTAGGATCGTCGGTTTCATATTCCTACCTATAGAGCTTGTCATTGCGGCTCTCTTTCTAATTGCCGCCGAAATGTTAGGAATATTTGAGGAACTCTAACTATGTGCGGATGTAGTTCAATGGTAGAACGTCAGCCTTCCAAGCTGATTGTTGCAGGTTCGACTCCTGTCATCCGCTCCATTTGGAGGAAAAGTCTATGCGAGAGCGTCTTTTTACTCTGACCAAAAAGGATTTTAAAGTCCAGACATTCACCGCCGGTGGTCCTGGAGGACAACATCAGAATAGAGTAGAGACAGCCGTTCGTATAACGCACCCCGTCTCCGGTGCTGTCGGTGAAAGTAGGTCGGAAAAATCCCAACATCGGAACAAGCAGATCGCCTTTCGTCATTTGATATCAAGTCAGAGATTTCAAGTATGGCTTAAAATAAAAGTCTCGGAAATCTCTACTGGAGAGACAATAGCTCAATCGGTTGAGCGAGCCATGAAACCCGAAAATCTAAAATTCGAGGTCAAAGACCATCTTGGAAGATGGGAGGTTCAAATGACGTAGATACAAATCCCACCGTAGATCCGTGGACCTCCTTGAAGTGCACTTCTCCAACTTGTAGTATACAAAAAAAAAATTCAAGGAGATTCACAGTGCATCCGATGACTGAAAAGAAAGAACAATTGAAGGACATGGCAAGAAGTATCCGAACTCTAAAGACAACTCGTAAAGAAGATCGCGGCGCTAACTGGAAAATCTATGTAGCAGCGAGAAAGTACAGACATGAGCACATTGCTTATTGTCTTGTGCGAGGTCGTTCTTACGAGCAAATCGAAAAACCCGGTGAATTCAATAAACCCAACTGGCACATAATTGATCCACTAAAAGACGCCCTCCGAAGAAGAGTAGATGAAGCGAATGAGGAATGGCTTCGTTTACATCCTCCTCGGGAGGCGTCTAATGGATGAGAAACTCTATGTCTTGGTCCGCGAAGATTTATCCGTTGCTCAACAGGCCGTCCAAGCTGGACATGCCGTGGCTGAGTATCTTCTTCGCGGACCTAAAAGTTCTTGGCCAAATGGTACTCTTGTTTATCTTGGAGTACCAGACGAAGAGCGGCTCTATCGTTGGAGTGTGGAGTTGGAGTTCCTTGGCGTCCCTTTTGTGACATTCAAGGAATCTGATATAGGTAATGAGGTTACGGCACTCGCCACTGTCACAGATAACGAGAGGGTCTTTCGTTCTCTTAAACTTGCAATGTCCGCGTAGCTCAATAGGTAGAGCAGGAGCCTCTAAAACTCTGAGTTGTGGGTTCGAGCCCCACCGTGGACCCCAGCGGGATTCATTTAAGTTGGTAGGACCCGACCTGCCCGGTCGGGAATGTAGGTTCGAATCCTACATCCCGCTCCACTGAGTACAAAAAAAACCGGGGATGGACTATAATAAAATATGAACAGCACCATCTCGGATGCTAGCAAAGTTCTCAAATCTAATGAGAACACCATAAACCTCGCGAGGCCCATCCCCGGATATTGTTATATCAAAAGACGGACAGACTCAAAAGAAAAAGATATTATTGGGAGGTAGCTCGATGGCACGAGAATTAATAATGTTAATTGGAGCGTTTGTTCTTGGTTGGGGGTTTGGGAGATTTTTTATTAAATGAAAAAAGACAGAACCTTTTATATGATAAGGAAAGAACGACAGTGACCGAAGCTAAAAGATGTGAACGACCCAACAAGGAATCATGCCCTAAGAATTGTCCTTGTAAAAATATATGTTTATCAAAAGGTGGATGCCCTTGCTATAAGTGTGAGAAAGGATTTAAACAATGATTAAACGAGGCAGGTGCACAACGATAGCCTATGGGGCTGCTCAGTGGAAGGACGGACAGCCCGATGATATTCTGGAACTTATTTTGAACGAATTGAAAAAGTTAAACCAGCAGTACAATAAATCTGACCCGATTGCTGGCGGGAAACTACGTCGTGAGGGCTGGTGGCGGACAGAGGGCTGAAACAGGCTGGGTTGGATGCTCCACCAGGAGTAGTGCCCTGGAGCCGGTTCGCAAGCGGTGATGAGCATGACAGGCCCGAGTAGGCTCACGACAAGAATCCCTGCTCGTGGGGCTATAATACACGAGTATCAGGAATATAGGATAGAAGGGGGACTAGTTCAATGGTAGAACACAAGGCTTTGGTCCTTGACATCCTAGTTCGATTCTAGGGTCTCCTACCAACTCTTGGAGGTGATATGAAAGAAGACATTCGTGCAAAACGTCGTAGATTGGCTGTCAAATACGCTAAAAAAATCTGGAACAAGTATCACGCCAATACACTCCATCGAGAGAAGAGTTGGTATGGGGAATGTGATTTAAGTATTTTTCCACCTATTGGAGTCTATCGGAAAACTAAAGTATTCTGTTCTGATCCTTTCTGTTGTGGCAATCCTAGAAAACAGAGGGGAACAATAACTCTCACTAAGCAAGAATTAGTTCAACAAGAAAAGGAAGAGTCGTGGGAGATAGAATAATCTTATCGTATATTGAGTGTGCGTATTGCTACGCAATTAACGAAGATGTTTATTATGCTCCCTCATGTGACTTTAATACGTTTATCTGTAAGGACTGCGGTAAAGAAAACGATATAATCACAATCATCGAGGCTTGTAGAAAAAATGCTCAAAGCACTAACACTAACGAACTTCCAGAGTCATAAGACCTCTCTTCTCACCTTCAGTCCGGGAGTAAATGTAGTCATAGGCCCAACTGACGTTGGGAAGAGTGCACTTATCCGGTCTCTAAGTTGGATCGTACATAACCGTCCTTCGGGAGATCAGTTCATCTCTCATGGGGAGAAGGAGGTTTCTGCCACTCTAGAGTTTGACAATGTTTCTATTACTAGGTCGAAGGGACAAAAGAATAGTTATAAACTCGACGATATGGAATTAGTAGGTTTTGGACAAGATGTTCCAGCAGAAGTCTCGGCGGCAATCAATATGAATGAACTAAATATTCAGTATCAACATGATGGTCCATTTCTTCTCGGGGAGAGTGCGGGTGCGGTAGCTCGTACTCTTAATAAGATCGTCAATCTGGATAAGATAGATGAGTCTCTTTTCAATGTTAGAAGATTAGAGACTGAGAATAGAACGTCTATTTCTTCGATAAAAGGCAAGTTAGCTGATTTAGACTCCGAGTTGGAGAGTAAGCCCAACTTTGTTCTTATCGACGGAATCTTAACTCAACTCAATCGTTATTATGTTAGAGCAATGGATTGTGAAAATACTGTAGATAACATAGAAGAACTCAAAAAAAAGATTGATTTCTGTCAAAGAAACTTGGATAATATAATCATTCCAGATGTAGATTTTATCGTAATTGAAAGTAAGATCGCGGACTTGGAAAAGAAAAGTAGAGAAAAGGAAAGACTCACCCGATTAATTTCGTCGTTACTAACCCAACAGAAAGGGATCTCAACTTATGAGGAGGAGATGGAAAGATGCAAGAAGAACTTAAAGTTGTTATGTCCCAGCCTTTGTCCTTTGTGCGGCCAATCCGTCACCCACACCTTGCTTTTAGGTGCGGAGTCTGTGGAAGGCGGCGTTCAGAAGGAGAACGGTGGAAAAAGTTCTGTTCTATAAAATGTCGTCTACAGGAACAAGCACGTGTGTCGAAGAATGAAGTTCGTATTGTTTCGGAGAAAGAACTTAAGAGGAAGTGCCTCATGTGTGGAAAACCGGGTGGTTGGTATTGTAAGAAACATAAAGCGGAGCGCGAGACCTTACTAAGGTCATATCACTACGAGGCTCTAGTCCGAGTCGGAGGGTCGTTTTAATGGTTGACTTAGTAGATGAACTTGAGAGGCACGAAGATGAGATTCTACATGAGTTGACGATTGTCGAGACAAAAAAGGGTAATATGTATGTTATCTTTCCAGAAGATCAACCCATAGAAAGTCCAATACAGATAGAGAAAATTGGCAGACTTCTGTGTCAGCTAATAATAAACTGGGTACTTAAACTAAGTGATGCCGTGACGTTTTTACACGCCCAACTGGAAGAGAAGGAGCGTAGAGTAATTCCAGTTAGTGTAATGCCCAAAAATATCAAGTTATGATCCCTCTACTCAATGCAATCTTCTTAACGATAGCTCTCTTCTGGTTTGGTGTATTTTGGATTGATTATCGTACTCATAAACCCTCAGCCATATTGTATATATCAATAACTCTTGCCTGTACATTCTTTTTCTTAGGATTGTGGAAACGAGGATAAAGAATGATCGTTACTTGTTCAGATATTCATCTCAGATACGATACTCCAGTAGCTAGGAAAGATGACTACTGGAAAGCGCAGGCTACTAAATTTAGCTTCCTTCTGAACTTAGCTAGAGGTAATACTCTTGTCGTACCTGGAGACTTCTTTCATAAGGCACGGCCTCAGATTCCCCTCATTAGATGGGTTATGGATAAGCTCATCGAATATGATTGTATCCCAGTTGTCGTCCCCGGCCAGCACGATCTTCCCTATCACTCCCTCGATCATCTTAATGAAAGCGGTCTAGGGCTCCTAGAGGCCGCAGGACTGGCCGATATTATCAGAAGCCCATATCATCCCTATAATTTAAAGAACGCTTGTCTAATCGGGTGTCCTTATGGCTCAAGCCCCCCCGACTTTCAGGCCCTTGATCTCGATGCAAAGGACCAGCCGATTTTAGTCTGGCATTATCTTGTCATTAAAAAGGGAGAGGAACTTTGGTCGGGGCAAGAAGCCACAGTTGCAGGTAATCTTCTACGCAAACAACCTTACTATCGGTTTATTCTTACGGGTGATAATCATCAGACTTTTATGGAGACATCTAAGAAACGCGCTCTTCTTAACTCGGGAAGTATGATGCGGATGTCCATTGACCAGAAGGAACATAAACCTGTAGCGTTTGTTATTCATGAAGATACAGGTGAAGTAGAGACCCATCATTTTCCCATTGAGGAAGATGTTTTCAACATGTCTATCTCGACTGAGAAAGCTGAGAGGGAAAGCAGAATTTCAAGTTTTGTTTCTCGTCTACAAGTAGGTTATGACATTGGTACAAGCTTTGAGACGAATCTAGAAAACTTCATGAACCAGCAAAAAGTTGCATCTCGAGTTAGGGAAATAATTTATAGGTGTCTAGATAGTGAGTAGCATAGCTAGTACTCTATTAAAACTTAAACAGGAATACGAGTCAAAAAAGATAGCTAGAGCAGAAGCTAAGGGCCGACTAGATGAACTTTATCTTCAGTTAAAAAAGGAGTTTAATTGCGATACTGTTCAGGAAGCTCTCGCCTTTCAGGGAGAACTCATTAGAGAGGCGGACCGATTGAAAGAAGAAATAGACGTCGATCTTTCTGAAATACAAAGAGAGTTGAGAGGGAATCGTGCGTGAAAAACAGATTCTCGGGCTGCGTTGTATCCATTGTGGAGTAAAACCCACTCTTTCGGGAATTTACTACCATAAAGACGACTGCCCTGTTGCTGATAAAGAGAAAATAGTCAACATTAACATGCATAGGAAACTAGAAGATCTACTCTCAGGTCCGTGGGAGTTCACTACAGAGGAGGAGTATTTGGCAGACAAGATTCATCTTCAAAAGAGTCAAGGCGTGGCCGTATGTGGGTTAAAAAGTCAACTTCATAAACCATTACGTTTCACTCGTGAAAAAGGTAAAGAGACATGTGCTAATTGTCAAGCTAAGGATAAGGAAGAGTAATGCCAGACGATAGAGACCTGCTAAACAAACCAGAGTGGATCAATAAGAGAAGAGTTCTACGTTTCATCTGGGCATCTATGTTCTTCATAGCAGGGGTACTAGCAGGTATCGGTAATCTTCTTTTTTGGCTTTGGTCCCCCGAAATCCCATTCAGGAAAAGACTTTTAGGATTTGCCAGTTTTCTAATTATTATTACAAGTTTAGTATGCCTAGGTATTTGGTATGCTTATCGTAACTAGGGGGTCTGAGATGTTTTGGCGTGTAGTTGGAATAATTTTAGCGGATATAACTATATGTGTGTTCTTTTATATGACTGGAAAATGTAAGTGGTCAGACTATACCTGTAATAGGAGAAAGTAAATGAGTACTGGAAAGCAACTGATAGAAATCGCTCAACCCCACGCTGATAGAAATGATTAGAACAGGTATGGCTAAGAAGAAGCAGTGTCCCTGTGGATGTGGAAAACATATACATGGAAACTTTAAGAACGGGAGACGACTGCATAGTGAAGGCTATGTCGAAATTCTTAAACATAATCATCCTAGAGCTACTAAAGCTGGATATGTTCCAGAACAGATCCTTATAGCAGAACAAGTACTAGGAAAATATTTACCGCCAAAGGCTCTGGTACATCACGTTGATCGCAACAGACAGAACAATATCAACTCTAACCTTGTTATCTGTGAAAATAAAGCGTATCACAATCTGTTGCATAGACGGGAAAGAGCACTAAAAGAATGTAACAATCCAAACTGGCGAATCTGCAAATACTGTCATAAATACGACGACATAGACAACTTGTTTATCACAAAACATGACACTTCTTACTACCATAAAGAATGTGCTAGAACGACAAGGAGAGAATATAATGGCTACAGGTAATGATATTGTTCGGATTGCTCGTCCACATGCAGAACGAAATGAGCCATACAGATTGGGAGTTCTTGTCCCAAAAGACAATCCAAATTGGCGGGGAGATTGGGATTGTGCAGAATTCGCTTCGTACTGTGTATATCAAGTCTCTAAGAAACTCTATGGATGTAGAGGTGAACATCCGGCCATTGCTGACGCCTTTACGGGTTTTTGGAACGATGATTCTCTGAGCCTTGGAAAACGCATCCCTGTTAATGAAGCCGCCAGATATGCCGGTTCTTTTGTTTTGCGGGTTGGAGCAAAGATGGGTCATATCGTAATTTCTGACGGAAAAGGTGGGACTATTGAGGCTGCCTCTGAGAGTTTGGGAGTTATAAATTCAACACTTAGTCAAAGACGTTGGGATGTGGGAATCCTAGTTCCGTGGATTGAGTATGAAGAGACGGATACTCCTCCTCCCAAACCGCTAGATGTTCAAGTCTGGAGACTAAGAGCGCCCTACATGGTAGGAGAACAGGTCTTTATAATCCAAACCGCCCTTCGCGATGCTGGTTTCTATGACGGTAAGATAGATGGCGTATTCGGACCTATAACATACACATCAGTTATTCACTTCCAAGAAGCAAATAGACTTATCGTCGACGGTGAGGTCGGGAAACAAACTATAAAGACACTCGGCATTAACATATGAAGACCGTCATAGCCGGTTCTCGGACTCTAACATCTCTTAAGGTCTTGAGTGATATTCTTAAAAAGTATCGTTCTCCTATTACGGAAGTAGTATGTGGTACGGCTAGGGGGATTGACTCGTTAGGAAGAGTTTGGGCTGAGAAACATAAAATTCCAGTTAAGCTCTTTCCTCCGGACTGGAGTAGACATGGGAAAGCTGCGGGTTTTCTCCGCAATAAAGAAATGGCCGACTATACAGACTGTGCTGTGATAATTTGGGATGGGAAGAGTAAGGGAACAAAAAATATGATAAACCAAATGATAAAAGTTGATAAGCCTTTTTACTTAGTGAATCTCAATGACTCTACAAATACCGAGTAGCTATAGTTGGTTCATCAATGAGGATGGAGACTATATTACTGAGGAAGAATTTAAAAGGAAGATTGAAGAGTTTCAAGAACGCTCGAAAAAATTAGAAAAGGACATAGAAGACTTTTGTAAACGCGATGAGCCTGAGTCAGATTCGCATTCAAGTTGAACAAGCTAGAGGGAAGTTTGATCGTCTCCAATCGGAGAGAGATCAAACTGTTAAAACTATGTATCAGTTGGAAGAGGATCAATGTAATATCGAACAGGCTAGAGTTGTCTTCCAAACTGTGGCCCAGCAAACTCAAGCCCAACTCGAATACTTCATAACTGATATCGTTTCTCTGGCACTCACCGCGGTGCTCGATAACCCCTATCAGTTCAAGACAGAGTTCGTTTTGAAACGAGGTAAGACTGAATGTGAATTTTTTTTCGAGAGAGAGGGCCAAACTATAAAACCACTAGACGCCTCTGGTGGAGGATCTGTAGACGTCGCCTCTTTTGCTCTTAGGTGTAGCTTATGGTCACTTAATAAAAACAGACCTGTTCTAGTGCTTGACGAACCCTTCAAACATCTTAGCAAGAATCTTCACCCAAAGGCTCTACAGATGCTTAAAGAAGTTTCAGAAAAGTTAGGTATTCAGATTATTCTTATTACTCATAGTGAGGAACTCGTTGAGGATGCGGATAAGATTTTTAATGTTAAACTCGTGAAGGGAGTATCATATATCAGTTCTTAAGAGAAAGGAGAATGGAGAGACTTATGACCACTGAATTGTGCGAAAGAGTTCTGAAATTAGCCAGAGAATATGAAAATTGTGAAACTAAAGACTCTATACTGGCTGAGTTACTTATCTCAACTATAGATAGTTTCCAACAGTTAATGGATAGTTGTAACTCAGCTACTTCTTTTAACACTAACGCTTGGAAAAGAGCCGAACAGAGGTTGATGGCTTGGTTTGGTCTTGCACCAAGTCCTTCACCTCCTAGTACCAAATAGGAGAAGTAAAATTATGGAAGTAGTTGAACAGTCTTGGGAGTGGATACGTAAGCCGGAATTACCGTTGGAGTTAATTGAACTAGCGGGCCGTACTTGCTATAAGAGTGAAGCTCAAATAACTCCAGAGTCAGCGGAGAAGTTTACAAGACGCATTGTCGAGATGGGACATCATTCAGTAATTGAACACGCCACGGCTACAGTAAAATTTATCACTGATCGTGGAGTAACCCATGAACTTGTCAGGCATCGTTTAGCCAGTTATTCACAGGAAAGTACGAGGTATTGTAACTACGGAAGTGAGCATATAAAATTCATCCGTCCAGTTTGGTGCGTAGATGTCTCCACTGGGATTTATACACATGAGACTCTAGAAGATACTCGTATCGGAAGTGCGGAATGGGAGTGGCTATTCTCTATGTTCCGTTCCGAAGATGACTATAAACGACTCTTAGAATTAGGTTGGCGTCCAGAACAAGCTAGATCAGTCCTTTCGAACTCCCTTAAAACTGAAATAGTTATGACAGCCAATGTTCGAGAGTGGAGACATGTATTCAATCTCCGTTGTTCGAAAGCGGCCCATCCACAAATAAGAGAGTTGATGTTGCCTTGTTTGAAAGCGTTCAAAGAACAAATACCAGTGATCTTTGATGATTTATAGATGGAAAGGAGTGGCTTATGAAACTTAGTTGCGAAGAGGGGCTCAATAACGCTTGCGAAAATTATCAAGTTGCTTATACTCAATGGGAAAGAAGTAAGCACCAAGATGATTTTCACTCTGTATTAGGAACTGCTAGTGACCTTTATGATGCAGTTATGCGCTTCTTAGTAGAACATGACATAGACGATATTTTTGGGTTGGGAAAATAGTATGCGAGTATTAGTAACCGGGGCAGCAGGCTACATAGGATCTGCGTTAGTGGGACAACTACTAAAGCGTAGGTATGAAGTTGTTGCCATAGATAATCTCATGTATGACCAGACAAATCTGCTTGGCTTCATAGACAATCCGCTCTTTACGTTTCACAAGATGGATGTGCATGAGGACAGGCATAAACTCTTTGAATCTAAGTTATTCGAGGTTGTAGATGCAATCGTACCGCTAGCAGGTATCGTGGGTGCTCCAGCATGTAAAAAGAATCCAACCTTAAGTTCAGCCGTCAATATGGACGCCATCTGTCGACTATCCGGGTATAAGAACCAATTTATTATCTATCCTAATACCAATAGTGGATATGGGACTAAGTCGGGAACTCGATACTGTACAGAAGAGACTAAGTTGGAACCAATCTCTGAATACGGAATACAGAAAGTCACAACCGAACGACATCTCATGGATCATCACGGAAACGCAGTATCATTTAGGTTGGCTACGGTGTTCGGCGTTTCTTCTAGAATGAGATGGGACTTACTGGTAAATGGGTTAGTCTATAGTGCGCTTAAAAACGGTTATATCGTTCTCTACGAACCCCACGCCGCTAGAAACTATATTCATATACAAGATGTTGTCGATTGTTTCATCTTCTCCTTGGAAAATCAAAGCAAAGTCAAAGGTCAAGTATTCAATCTCGGACTTGATGATGCGAACTTTACCAAATTAGAACTTGCAGAACTAGTGAAGGCACAAACTAACTGCGAGATATTCACTTCTCCGAGAAGTATAGACCCAGATAAGCGCAACTACATAGTGAGCAATAAAAAACTAAAGAAAGCCGGTTTCTCTGCCATGTTTAGTGTCGAGGATGGAATTCAAGAACTCATAATCGCGTACGAAATGATGCCGAAGAAGGAGCCGTGGCGTAATGTCTGAGAAAGAATGTATACGCTGTAAACGTATCCCCCCCTTTGATGTATGTTCAGTATGTTTGATAGAGGATTTTGAACGGTTATCATCTATGATACGTCGTCTTAATGAACGAGTAGCCAGACTACAAACTCAGTTAGACAAAATCGACTCTCGTACCATGACTCCTAGAGTTTTCGGAAAGTAAATGGATAAGATACAACTGGTCATATTGTGTGGAGGAGAGGGGACAAGAGTTAAACACATCACTCAAAAAGTTCCTAAATGTATGTATTCAGTTGGAGGTGGGCCTTTCCTTTTTTACATCCTTAGACATTTTGCGCAGTATGTAAAATTAATAGATAGTTTCGTCCTATGTTGTAGTGATAAAAGCACCGAGATCAAACAGGAGATGGTAAAGTTCTTTAAGAAAGGCGGAATGTTTAAAGGAACGGAACTCGAAGACGAAGAGGATATTCTTATAGACGACCTCTTCTATGAAGACCTCCCTATCTATTGGGCAACTGAACCCAAGCCGTTTGGAACTTTAGCCGGGATGGTTTCAGCTCTTCCTCATATCAAGACTGAATTTGTATTGGTCATGAATGGTGATACTTTTTGTCCAGTAAAACTTGATGAACTTCTTATGACCGATTATAATAACTTTATTATCACTGCACTAATCCATGAGTCTAGAAATACCGGAGTCTGGCTCGTTAAATCCAGTCTACTCTCTCTACTCGGTGAAGATACTTACGTATTGAATAAAGGACTTCCACGTGAAGTTCTCCTAGAAGGATGGACAAGTGGAGAAGTTACCTTCACAGAAGGTCCTCCGTACATAGATATGGGGACGCCAGAAGGATTAGCACAAGCTAAAAAGGAACTTAAAAGGTAAGGAAAGTGAAGTACGGTATAGAAAAAACAAGGTCCATAGAACTATGTCACTGTTAATATCACGGACGCCACTTCGTATCTCCCTTCTAGGAGGAGGTACAGACTATCCCTCTTTCTATACCGAACACAGTGGAAGAGTTTTATCATTTAGTATAGATAAATATAACTATTTGATTCTCAGAAGATTACCTCCTTTTTTCAAATATAAAAATAAGATAGTATATTCTATCGTAGAAGAAACTGACTCCATAGACGAAATACAACATCCTGTTATACGAGAAGCTCTTAAATATTACAAGATAGAAGGAGTCGAACTAATCCATCATGGGGATTTGCCTGCTGGAGGTGGGCTAGCTAGCAGCAGTGCGTTCACTGTAGGACTAATAAATATTTTATATAGATTTATGGGACAGAAGGTACTCTCTCCTAAACTACTTGCATCTGAGGCGATATTCGTAGAAAGACACCTCTTAGGAGAACGAGTGGGATCACAAGACCAAGTTTGTGTCTCCTATGGGGGTCTTAATAAAATAGACTTTTTTACTAGTGAAGATGATTTCGAGTTCGAAGTGCATCCATTGCTCGTTCCCATTCATAAAATCAAAAACCTTGAGCAGCACTTAATGCTTTTTCATACCGGCGTATCTAGAGTGAAAATAGCATCGGAGGTAGCCAAAACATACAACACGAATACTGATTTAAAACCGTTGATTGAGTACGTCGACGCTGGCGTAAAGGCCATTCAACATGATAACCCCAAACTAATCGGAGAGCTTCTAGAAGTCAGTTGGGAACTTAAAAAATCCTTGAGTAGTTCTGTAACAAATGATAAAATAGACGAAATATACCAACGAGGTAAGAAGATGGGAGTAATCGGCGGTAAACTTTTAGGGGCAGGTGGAGGAGGTTTCTTTTTATTTTGCCTGCCACCGGAAAGGCGAGCAGCCTTACTCGAAGAGTTTAGCGACCTCGTTCATATTCCATTTAGTATCGAATCTACTGGTTCTACAATATTATTAGACTAAGAAGGGCTAGAAAATGGCAAAACGATTAGTCATCCTCTACGATGGCCCCCCGGATCTTGACCTAGAAGAAGAACTTAAGGTTACGATTGTGAAGCATGGCTGGACTTGGTATGCCCAAGGAAGTGATCTGTTCGATAACGAACGTGATATTTCGTTTTATCGGGAGGACGACGAAGAGTGATAGACTTCCTTCCCTCCGAAGAGTCCATCTCACAGGCACATAAGTTATCCTCCGAACTACTCAAAATGCTTATAGAGCCGGTCCTCAAATGGGTAGATACAAGAGAACATGCCGATGAAGGTTTACAACTAGTAACTGTAATCAATATGACGGCTATTTTGGGAGCTATGTGCATATTAGAAGACATCTTTGGCGAAGAAGCCCTTAGACCTTACATTGAAAACGCTAGACGGGAGGCGGCATTATTTGCGAACGCACCGAGACATTGATGAACATGAAATGGATATGTATGCTTATTGGAATCCATTAACTAATGAAATATTTCCACTTGTAGAAATGGAGAAAGACATAAATGGCATCTGGACTCCAATTCAAAAAGATAAAGTCGAGAGCGGGAAACGGTATGCCGATGGAGATATGGATATGTCCTCAATGTGGAGGAGAGGCCGGAATGATGTTAGTCTCTAAGCGATATCCTAACATTCCCGATTGGCAACCTGATAAATGTAGACACTGTGGATGGCATCCACTCAAATACAAAACGACCACAGGAGGTCCTTATCCGTGGTAATGCTTTCTGATACACATCTTCTTGGCGTGAAATTGATCACTCCAGACATTTTTGACGATCTACGGGGACAGTATATCAGTCTTTGGAGGGACACTCTTCATATTCTTCCATCTGAGAAAACATGGAGGGAAGATGATATGAGTGTCTCTAAGCGCGGTGTCATTAGGGGGTTTCACGGAGACGAGAAAACCTATAAACTAGTAAGTTGCCTAGATGGAGAACTCTTCGTAGTTATAGTCGATTACAAAGCTTATGAGAAAGACCTTCGATGGGAAGCGTTTAAGCTAGACGGCATCAATCGAAGACAAGTTTTAGTCCCGCCTGGATATGGGTTGGGACATCAAATCATCTCTGAAAAGGCTCTGTTCTGGTACAAACAGTCCGAACACTACTCAGGAGCAGAAAAACAATTCACACTAAATCCACTAGACCCTAAGCTATACATTCCTTGGCCCATTTCAAATCCAGATGAAATCATCATGAGTGAGAGAGACAGAAATGCACCCCTCCTCTAGGGGATACTACGCACAACTTGCTTGGAAGTCCCAGTACTCTGACGAGCGATATGCTCGACGAGTCAAAGACAGTAAACTTATTTGTCAAGAGTGTAGTGGATGGGGAGAATATATCGACGAATACATCGGACCCTATGCTATTTGGCATACTTGTGGGTGGTGTCGTGGGACAGGGAAACTAACTCCTTGGCTACGAGGGCAATGGTTAAAATATAAACGAATGGAAAAATATGAAAAGAGAAGACTTCCTCAAACAACTCAATAGTCTCGATCTACGCGATGGTAACTTGGTAGACGTAGACGCCGTGGCTCTTATTGAAGTTGCTAAACAAGCGGCTAAACCTAAATGCCAGTTCCTAGAGATAGGGGCGTGGAAAGGAAAGAGTACAGCCTGTCTTGCGGCAGTAGTGGCGAAAGAAAATGGAACAGTTTGGGCGTTGGATCATTTTATGGGAACACCTAGTACCAAGAGTGAGAGCGCTGCGGAATATACTGACGTCTTTAAGATCTTTAGGAACAACATGACGGTCATCGACGCTTGGCAGTCTATTGTCTTCGCTATAGTCTCTCCCTATCGACTCGCCGCTGAACTACTACCCAATAATTTTTTTAACTTTATTTATGTGGATGCTGATAATCGTTATGAGGAACAGAAGTTTGTTTTATCTACTTATTGGAAGAAACTGAAGAGTCGTGGTATAATATGTGGGAGAAACTTGATCGCTAGATATCCAGAGGTCAAGACCCAAGTTGATGAGGATATCAACGAAGAGTATTCAAACAAGTACGGATTACATCCGGGTATTATTAAAGCAGTACATGAAGTCTTCAAGGGTAATTACGATACAGTAAAAGACTCTAGTATATGGTTTAAGAAAAAAATATAGGAGAAGTAGTATGAAGATTGTAAAGATCAGTTTAGTGGCTCTTTGTATGCTCGTGGTATTTTGTGGCTGTCTCCGGCTGAATGGTTTTCTTTGTAGGCCCACCGCTTCGGAACTTTCACAAGCTCAGAACATACTTGTTAATGGTCAGACGGCTCTAACTGAGTTAGAAACCTTGTCCTTAACCCCTGAAGTCAAGGCTCTCATTGAGGGAGTCAAATTGGCGATGAAGATCGCTCAGAAGGTTGTTGACGGTTATTGTATGACCGTAGAATTTCCACAAGCGATTACTACTATTAACCAAGTAGTTCCGGCTACTACTAAATTGAAGAAAACCTATGAATTAGAGCGACAGTTTAAAGAGGGAGGTTTAGTAACAAAATGAAAGGTACTGGATGGATTCGGGATTTACCGGACGTCAGAGACTTCGGTGTGGGTGATATTCCACATCCTCCGACTACCACTAAACTACTCGCAATGGGAGCCGATCTCGCTGTCTCCCGGGTTGATCTTAGATCGACAGGATTTCTTAGTCCGATTGAGGATCAGGGAAACCTCGGGTCGTGTACGGCACATGCCGTTACGGGTATCTTGGAATATGGTGAACGCCAAAGCTTTGGTAAATATTTGGACCACTCAAGGCTTTTCCTTTACCGCGTTAGCCGCAAGCTCTACTATAAAACTCGTGGTCCAGTTGCCATTGGAGATACGGGCTCTGAAATCAGAACTACTATTAAGGCACTAGCTGCCATCGGTAGTCCTCCTGAATGGATTTGGCCCTACGATGAGACTAAGTTTGATATAGAACCACCTCCTGATGCCTATGCTATGGCACAGTCCTATAAAGGGTTAAACTATATTAAACTTACTTCGTTAGCTCAAATAAAATCGTTTCTTAAGACGAAGACTCCAGTTGCGTTCGGCTTTACCTGTTATAAGAGTATAGACAATCCAGATGTAGGTAACACTGGGGTTATCCCCACTCCTAAAAGTGGCGAACCTACTGTTGGCGGTCATGCTATATCAGCCGTTGGTTTTGACGATAATAAAGGGAATGTAATTATTCGTAACTCATGGGGAACTAGTTGGGGAGACAAAGGATATGGATATCTCCCGTACTGGTATTTCGATAGTAACCAAGCCGATGACTTTTGGGTTCTACTCAAAAGTGGTTGGGTAGATTTAGATTAAGATAACATGGTGGCGACTCGGCGGGGAACCGAGACTATCACGCCTATGGGGCAGTAGAGTTGAGCCGTAAGCTGCCAAGAGCAGGCTTTTTTTCGAGTCGGACGCTCTGGTTGAATCTGCCCAAGTCGGTATCGAATCCGACCCACCGTAATTAGGATATCAAGATGACTACTGATGACCGAGTTGGAAAGGATGTTTTTTCTCTGCGCCATCGTCCGTATATTTTTGTCGAGAAAGAGGGAACAAGACTAAGTTATGGGTTTTGGGATGAAACAGGAAACGAGGGACTTTCTGGGTTTCCATCCGAACACCGAGCAGTTGAAAACTTTATTGATTATATCCATACATATCTAGACGGAAAGAGCTGGTAAAGGAGTGTTTTTGAAACCCAACGTGTTATTTGTAACAGAAAAATGGCCTTCTAACAACCCTGAGTTTGGGCTGACTAATTCTTATCACAACCTCTTTGATACTCTAGCTCTAACTGGATTTGCCGAGGAGCATAGAGTTCTTCACTTCGATGATTGGTTTCTCCAAAACGGAGAAAAGGCCGATTCTGAACTTTTGACGATTGTTGCAGAACATAAGGTTGACATCGTTATATACACTTGGTTAGTAGGAAAGTTAGGGCCGTCTGATCCTATTGGCCCATTCAATCCAGATATTCTTACGTTCCATAGAATGAAGCGCATCAATCCGAAACTGAGAACATGTACTATCTGGTGGGACTCTACATGGGAAACAAGTCAACACATGATTCAACTTCTCTATCCGTATGTTAATTTGAGTCTGACAATGGATTATACATTCAAAGACTCACCCGAGAGTCTTATGGCTATGTGGACTCCACAGAATCCTGAACTCTATTACGGAGATCCGGTAAGCGAACGTCCCATAGATGTAGCCCACGCCGGAAGCCTTGATAATAGGCCAGAACGAGTCAAGGCTTTTGCTGAGTTACAAAGAAGAGGTATCGTTGTGAGTCACTCAGGGGGTCAGCGAGAGGATAAACTCTCAGCTCAGGACTACGCAGGGTATATGCGAAACTGTAAAATAATGTTAGACTTTACTCCATACCATCATAAAGGGAGAGCATGGGAAACTACTCTCTCTGGTACTATGTTGATGGCAGCAAAGACCTCTCAGTTGAACCGTTGGTTCATTCCAGATGTTGACTATGTTGCTTATGAGATGAACGGGGAGGAACCCAACTACGATGATCTCACTAAAAAGATTAAAGACTATTTGAGATATCCCAAGAAACGTCTTGAAATCGCTGCGAATGGTTGGAAAAGAGCGACAGAGGAATACAATTATAAGAAGTGGTGGAGCAAGGTGCTCGGGAAACTTGAATGGCAACCAAACGAAGAACAGGCCGTCGAAAAATAGGCAGTAAGAAGCGACGGAATAGAAGACGGCGTCGAAAGGGAAAGAAGTAGTGAAGATTGTTAAATGCCGACTGTGTAACGACTACCTTATTGAAGTTAGCTATAACGCCACTCGCTGTACGTGTGGGAATGTTGTAGCTCAGTATTGGAAAGATGGAGCTAAGTTTACTCTAGCAGTCAAGAAGGGTCCGTCTTCTGTCTCAGTAGTTGGCTATAATACAGTATGGGCGGACTTCCTCAAATATGAACGCGTCCTAGAGTATAACGCCCCGATACGAGCTTTTCTGACATGGCCTTGGAGAAAACTCTTTAAACTTTGGATCTGGTCACAAATCAACGGAAGGGTCGTTTGGATTAAACCACTTTCTCAAGCATTTTGTCACACTAAAATAGGTAGTGTAGATTTCTACACATACGACTAAAAAAAGGAGGCATTATGTTTCATGGATTAACTTTCTTCGGTATTCCATTTGAGTATTTTCTACGTGCTAGTGAGATAATCATACTATTAACTCTGTCTCTTGTTATCATAGGCGCTATACTACGAGCGGGGGACTAACATGAAGAAGAAACTTATAGCTCTCAGTGTGTGTGCATCTTTAACATTCGCAGTAGTAACACCTGCTTTTGCTTGGCGTTCTGGTTGTTATCCTGGTTACGGTTATGGTTATGGCTTTAGGTACGGAGTATCTCCGGGTTACGCAGCAGGTGCCGCGGGTGGAGCAATGGCTCTCGGACTTGTCGCGGCTCTTCTAATTGGTTCGGCTATCAAAAATCGTAACAATGTGGAAAAACAGATGCTTGATTCCGCGGCTAGCGCGAATCAGTACGAGAATTATCTGATCGGTTTGCAGTATTACAATTCACATTCAACTCAACCGGTCACTCCACTTTCCAAAGAAAAATGGATTCGATGGAGAACTACTAATGGACTGAACGTAATACAATAAGTGTTTAAACACAGGAGGAAGCTATGAAAAACAATCTAACTGGAGTGTATGAATGAGGTGGGCCGCTGTGGCCCTTGGTTTGCTTTTAACTTTTAATTCTTTACCTGCTCAAGCCGAATGGTGGGATCATACCTTACCCCCTAGAGCACGCAATGGAAGAGTAATGCCAAGCGATTGGTGGGAAGCAGTCAAACGCGGTTGTAAACAAAATAATACTGATCCATTCTTTATAGCCGCCGTTATTGACATCGAAGGAAATGGCTGGAATGGTGGGTCTCTAAGTAGCTCTTTTCAAGGTCCGTGTGGATTCAGAAAAAGTCTAACTTGGCCAAATGGACGCATTCCTCCTGAAGTCATGTATACACCTGTTCTACAAATAGAATGGGCGACTAGGCTTTTCAGGGGAGATCCAGCACAGCGTTATAAAAAATACAATCCCCTATGGAGAAAAGACAATTGTTTACGAGATATCTGCCGTCGGTCACAAGTTATGGAATCGGAGGCAAAAATTGATCTCCCAAAGAGACGCTTATTTCAATAAGTTATTTCAACAAGCTAAGAACGATAGAAATATCATCTTAGTCAGTGCTGATATGGGAGCGCCAGCCTTGGATCAGTGGAGGTTGGAACTCCCACATCAGTATATTAACGTTGGAATAGCAGAGGCTAATGCTATCGGCATAGCTGTTGGCTTAGCTAGAGCCGGTAAGAAGGTTTTTACCTACGCCATAGCTCCGTTTATCAGTCTCCGATGCTATGAACAAATTAAACTCGGACCCTGTGCCCACAATATGCCTATTACTATGATTGGAGTGGGGGCTGGATTTAGTTATGAGGACTCCGGTCCCACTCATCATACACTAGAAGACTTCTCTATCTTGGCGACTCTTCCCCATATGACTGTCATAACAGTAACGGACTCTGTCATGGCAGTTGGAGTCGCCAAGGTTCCTCAAGGTCCTACCTACATCCGTCTAGATAGAGCCGTGAGAGAGCCTATATACAATAAACTGACGTTCTTCGATGTTGGCTATCATATTGTGCAATTCAATCCTGCTTGGAGAACGGTTGTCTTTACACAAGGAGACTTAGTACACTCCTTCTATGGGAGTCCTTGTACATTAATAGATATTCACACCTTCCCGTGGAAACTGGGTTTAGGAGAAGAACTCAAAAAATTACTTCCCTTCATGTATAGAGTCCAAGCCTGTCGTATAATTTTGGCAGAGGAAAACTTCCAAAGTCCTCTCTACGAGCAACTTACAAAAGAATTTGGATTCCCCCCGATGATACATCTTAAGGTTGACCGGAACTTAGGATATACATATGAGTATGGAGGGCGTGAAAATATACGGAAACAATACGGACTGGACAAGGAAAATCTTCTTTCTCTTCTGGTAGACTAAATGTATAATAATGAAGAACTAGTTACCATCATTATCCCGACTAAGAATAGACATCGGAGTCTCCAAACTTCGATAAATTACTATATCAAGAAACGCTTCCGTGGTCGGATTATTCTAGCTGATTCCAGTACCGGGAGAAGTATTAAAGCTATCCAAACTGTACGGAGGAACGGCCTACTGGGAGGACTTAATATCACTCTTGTGTGTTGTGAAGGAAAACATGAGGGAGCGGTGATTCAATCAATCAGAAGTATGATAGATACTCCATATGTGCTGAGTTGCACCGAGAACGACGTTGTTATTAAACGCGGACTTTCTGAATGTGTTGAATTCCTAAAGATGAATCAAGATTATATCGCAGCAAGTGGTACTAAATGTACAAAGACACAACATGGAGAAACTCTAGGGATGCACTACATCTCCTGTCTAGAGTTAGAGACTCCTTACATTGAAGACCGCCTAATAACATACTTAAGGATGAACCGTAAGACTACGTACTACGTACATCGAACAGAGACGTGGAATCAGATGTTTAAGTACGCTCACCTGATGCCGAATCAATGGTTAGGTGCAGAGGTTCTCCCTTGTGCAATCTCTGCCATGAGTGGGAAGATTAAAGACGCTTTAAAAAAGTCGTTATATCAAGCTATTCTCAGACACGACGATGGAAATTATGTTCAGAAGAATCTCAATCCGTTCGAAGCAATTACAGATAGTAGCTACTCTCCGTCAGCAAAAGTGATGCGAACAGTTATTCTCAAATATCTCATCGAAGGTGGGATGAACGCTAAAGACGCGAAGGAGTTCTATGAACGTGAAGTTTGGCTTAATCTATTAATGACTCTCTTACTTAAATTCGTTGAAAAGTATCCTAACTTACAACAAGGTATAGATACATATTCGGATAGTTTAAAGACGTATCCTTTTCCGTGGCGTCTCCCACAGTTCACATCTTCATTGACCCATGAACCCGACTTACTTAAACTCTTTCGGAGGAACTGATGAAAAAGTCTAGGAAGGTTGTCCGTCTTGATCTAAGTGAGAATTATCGTGTTTTAGAACAACTTAATGAAATAGTTGATGACATCGGCGAGATATGTGTGATCTATTCGACGAAAGAGGGGATACGCAGAATTGTCCACGGTAGAATAGATGACCCCTTAGAATGGTACGGCGTAGTGGTTGGATTAGCTCATAATATGTTTTTGCATGATGAAGGGGAGCCACTGAGCGAGGAATGATTGCAATAGTCAGACCCAATAGTAAACAGAAGATATACGGAGTCCTAGAAGACTCCAATCTTACTGCAGTAGAGCCGCCAATCTGGGCGGCTCTACTGGCTGCGTGTATTCGTCAAAGTGGACAGGATGTTATGCTACTCGATAACGAGATAGAGAATTTAAGTGTTTCCGAACTAGCCCTTAGATTATCTACGGCTCGTCCTCGATCAGTAATTATCTCTGTGTGTGGACATAATCCATCTGCTTCTACTCAGAGTATGAGAGGTGCCGTTGATTTGGTGGAAGCCCTAAAACTATTCGGGATTCCAACGATTCTACACGGCTTACATCCTTCTGCTTTACCCGAACAGACGATGAACTCCTTGGGAGTTACTGGTATAATAGTGGGCGAGGGTTTCGATATTGTCTCTAAGCGAGAATCCCTTGAGGGTATAGTCTATACCGAGACGCTTGCTGACTTGAATCAACTTCCATTTCCGGCTTGGGATTTACTACCTGTTGAAAAGTATAGAGCACACAATTGGCATTGCTTTGGAAATCTCCAAGGGAGAAGTCCATACGGTGTGCTATTCACAAGTCTCGGATGTCCGTACAGTTGTTCATTCTGTGTTATCCATGCAATGTTTAATAACTCTAGAGGAGTGAGATTTAAAGATCCTAAGAAAGTTGTGGAAGAAATCTTCTGGTGGATAGATAGGGTTGGAGTTAGAAATATTCGTATTCTAGATGAAAATTTTACTCTGAATAAGAAACATGTAAGTGATATCTGTTCGGCACTAAAAGCAAAAGCCAGAGAAACGCAATTCAACTTAGAGAAAGAATTGAATATTTGGGCATACGCCAGCGTATCGACAGTAGATGACGACATGCTAAACAATCTCAGATCTATTGGAGTTAAGTGGTTGTGCTATGGATTTGAGACTGGAAATAACGCCATAGCATATGAGTGTGAAAAGACATTGAGTCATGGAGATTGGACAGATAAAATAAGACGAGTAGCCCAGATGACTCAACACGCCGAAATCCATATCAATGCCAACTGGATGTTTGGTTTCGAGAATGATTCTTATCCCACCATGCAGCAAACTCTACACTTAGCACAATCCATTTACGCAGAATGGTCTAATTTTTACTGTACTATGGCGTACCCAGGAAGTAAACTCTACGAAGAAGTTAGGGCAAAAGGATGGCCGCTTCCTGCAACTTGGGAAGGTTATAGTCAGTATTCACCTGAGAGTCTTCCTTTACCAACTAACTATCTTGAACCTCACGAAGTCATAGAGTATAGAGACTATGCCTTTAATACATATTTCACTAATCCGGGCTATCTACGTATGATAGAAAATGCTTTTGGGGAAGAAACAAAGAAATACATTCAAGAGATGACTAAAACGAAACTCAAGAGAAATGTTTAGCTGGTTATACGATCATATCAACTTTGTTGATTCGGCAATTCTCGTAGGTGGGTGCTGGCTAGTTTACTTTTCATTTTTGGCACGGATTAAAATGGAAGCGAGGAGAAGGCGTAAATGAACGGTGATAAAGCATATTGGGCGGGTATAACTAAACCTATGTTTATGGCGGAGGAAGAGAAGTGGTTTTGGGTTGAACCTAACGCTCCTTCTATCCTCTCTATTCCTAACTTTTATTCTGACCCAGATGGAAATAGAGTGGCTGGAAAGATTCTAGAGGACCAGACTTCTGCGGCTTTATATTGGGCCTTGCGCTACAAGATGGATAAAACGAACGTCTATGCAGCAAACCGAGCTTCCCAGCATCTCACTAAGTGGGGGATTCTAAACCAAGAGGTCAGAGGAAAAGAGTCCAAGTTTGCTATGCTTATGGAAGGTAATAAGTTCATGGATGCGTATCTTCTTATAGATAGTTTTAACTGGACGCATAGAGAATCATTTCTTAATTGGGTGGAGAACATCTATAAACTCTGTGCTTTGGAATATATGGGTAAGGAAAATAATCAGGGTGCGTGGTCATGGCTAGGGTTCTTGCGTTCAGAGCGTCTAGCAGGAAGAAATATCCTTTGTTGGATAGACGGATTTTCTGACCATGTTAAAAACGCTATTGATAAAAACGGAATTCTTTATCATGAAGTGAAACGCACGAACGCTGGAATGTGGTATGTGAACTTCGCACTCGAACCCTACTGCCAAGTTATGTTTGATTACTTTACTCTTCATAATAGAGATTTATTCTATCTTCTCGAAAAGACGCTAGACTGGTACTTTCAGTATTGTCTACATCCTGAGACTTGGCCATACAAACTTCCTACAAATCCATTTCTGAGATGGATTACAAAACTTCTCCATCCATGTCAGGATTACGTTGAACTTCCAAAGCCTACCGACTGGCCTGCTCATGTTCTTGAACAGTTAGTGACCCGAAGATTCTTTGAAAAAACAGAATGGTTGAACTGGATTCAGCGTCCAGTAAATGCCGGAGGTTTGAATATTTTTAAGTACTCTACAATGACGTGGGCTTTAGACCTTAACATCTAAAAAAGGAGGAAAGATGGAACTGGAAGTATTTGACTCTAATCGAGTGGTTATCTACAACACTCTTGAAAGGTATCGCGATCAACTAGTTTTAGATGGATTTAAAGTAGTTCAGTTGTTAGACGTAGTTGATGGAGAAGATGATTACTATTGGATCTTTAATACTAGAAGGCACATCATATGGGCTAGTTGTGTTGGTGGATTCATTCCACTTAAAGATCATCTTCCAGAAAAAGAATATACTGATCTAAAGAGGACGTGGGATTACAATGATCAATACCAATGGGACGGTGGAGAAAGCCTTTCAAAACTAAGAGAAAACGGATGGAACGATGTTTGAATATCACAAAAATAAAGCATTACAATTACGTTACGAGACGTATGACATGTGTTGTCAGTCTGGAACTGGACATGTAACCAGTTCCTTTTCTTGCGTTGAGATCCTCACAACTCTTTATTACTCAGTAATGAACTATAGACACGAAGAGCCTGATTGGGAAGGACGAGATTACTTTGTCTTGAGTAAAGGACAAGCGTCCCCAATTCTCTATGTTACTTTATCAGACTGTGGATTTTATCCGAAGGACTGGTTAAAAACCTTCTGTCAAGAGGGCGGTAAATTCGGCGTTCATCTCCAATATACAGTTCCGGGTGTGGAGTTTACAACGGGGAGTTTAGGACAGGGTCTTTCGTATGCTAGTGGGATTGCTAAATCTCTGAAACTGGATCGTAAGAACAACTTAGTTTTTACACTTCTCGGAGATGGAGAGTGTTATGAAGGACAGATCTGGGAAGCAGCCGACTTCGCCGCTGCTCATCGCCTTAATAATCTCGTGGTTCTTGTTGACCGGAATGGCATTTGTGCTACTGATTTTACAGACAATATTATCCCGCTAGATAACTTAGCTGCGAAATTTTCAGCCTTTGGGTGGAGAGTCTCTACTTGTGATGGGCATAGCTTCGAGGCTCTGACTACGGAGTTACAATATATTAGAAGTGGTCATCATAGTCAGCCGACTTGTATTATTGCCAATACTGTAAAAGGAAAAGGGATCGAGTCGATTTGCGATGATCCCTCTTGGCACGCCTGCTGTCCGAATGGCAATGATATTTGTAAATTCAGAGAAGAGATTAGTTAGTCCTGACTTATAACAATAGTAATAGGAAGTTTGTTTTTCCTCATCCTAGTGGCATCTAGTAACCTCTGTACTAAACTTTCGTAATTTGTTTCCATATATGTTTGTTCTACGACAGATCTCGATATAACCTGAGCCGTGAATGAAACTTTCGGCTCAGGTTGTGGAGGAAGATCTACGACTTGATGAGTAGTAACAACTATCTCGTCGGATTTATTTTGAGCCTCTTCCCTCGTACGACAGTTCTGACACTCTACGAAAGCCTCAACCTCGGTATCGTCAGGTAACTCAGAGGAAACATCCGCTCCACATATACTGCACCTGATCTTCATATCTATTACCCCCTTCTGTGCTCGTCAGACGGCGTCTAAGGGATTGTTTTCTTGTAGAGGATAAAATCCCTTCACAGTTCAATTTCACCATTGTCAAAGCGTTCTCGAACATCTGGATCTTGGCACATAAACTCAAAACCGTTCGTTATCCAGTATAGGTATTCAGCTCGTTTACGCACGAGTGCATCTGTATATTGTTCTTTTCTCTTCTTAGATACCTTAAACACTACAATATTACTCATTACTTTTTAACATCCCGAGCAACGACTTTGAAAGGAGTCGTCTCGAAATTTTCAGTATGTGTCCTTAACGAGTTTATCTGGTATATAATTCTATATCGAACCTTATACTGACCCGGCACTACATAAATAGGAATTTGGGTAGACTCCTCTACACAAATACTTATACCCTTTTCGAAAAGACCTACAGTCATAGATAGCGCGTAGCGCCTAGGTACGAGGTCTTCATCCTTACCAGTAAGGATCTTAGTAGCGAATCCGGCTATGTCTAAAAACTTATCGTAACAGATTTTATATCTAACAACCTCCCCTGGATAGACAATCGGAGTTAAGATCTCGACTGATTCAACATCTACTACATTAACTGGCCATACTATCAGATAGAGACCCAGACTAAAAGTAAGTGCCATGATAGTTACGATAACTATCGAGAGAACTAAACTCCAGTTGAGTTCTCTAGTTACCATATGGACTCCAAAAGCAGTCACTAGATTTTCGATCTCCTTGAGTAACCTCAAAGGCGGGAGTCTCAAACTCCTCAAGAAAGTTTCTCAACGGATTGAGAGTATATTTGATATGATAGTGTAGTCTATACCGTCCGGGTTTGACGAAAGGTGGAATAGCTGTGAATGTCTCCGCAGATAACGCTCTTCCAGCAGGTAATGCTCCCATGAAATGAGCCACTAGACTATATGCTCGGTTGTTATCCTCTCCAATAAGCATCTTGGTCACTTCTCCGGGTTCATCTTGATACTTATCGTAATGTATAATATATCTAATTCCACAACCTTGTTTGACAGATGGTTGGAGAAGTTCGATAGAATAAACTTCCAGAACGTCCGTTGGCCAAAATAACCAAAAAACTCCCACACAGAGAGTTGTGAACATTACTGTAATAGTTAAATAAGCCAAGAAGTTTGCCATACGAAGGTGGTTTTTTCTGACTGTTGTCGTTTGCGTATTCATTATTTCCACCCGACCTTTAATACAAGCATTGCTATAAAAGCGGCTAGGACAAAACCGGCCATTCCGAAGACTATGATTTTGATGGGGGATAGTTCAGTCTTACTCACGTAGTCATTTTCAACTCTCTTAATAAAAGTATCTAGCTTCGCTTCAAGTCGTCCGGTCTGCTCATCTACCTTCTTCAGGAACTCCTTCAACCAAGGGTCGTCTAGGGCCATGTGTTATTCTCCTCTTAGTATGTAAAGTACCCTCGGCCTACCATCAACATATCAAGTTTATCTTTTAGTAAGAGCCCAACCTCATAGGCTGAAAATTTAGTACATGAGACAAGTAAAACTCGGACGCGTTCCTCAACACGATCTCGTTGTCTAAATCGGTAGGAGGTTCCCACAATAGTTGGCAGTGATACGCGAACTACGTCTTCCGTCTCTTCTATTATAAATTCCCCAGTTTCTATCCCTATAAATTTCAATACTTCTATAAGTAGAGATGTGAGTTTCTCAGCAGAGGTGAATCCTTCGAAGCACCAGCCTGCCACATATTCTTTGTCTCCAAGAAAGATCACCATTTGTCATACCGATTCTCCTTACTCGAGAATTTACCATTCCAACCAAAGTAGTCCGGGGGAACCGTTACCACCTCCAGTACCAGGAGCAGTTCCCCCACCGCCACCAGCACCACTACCTTTACCCACTGTACCAGGAGCCCCCCCAATTCCACCAAAACCGAGTGGGGTAGAACCGCCAGTAGCTGGAGTACTATTCAGAACTCCTCCGACCCCGTTAGTTAGAGTAAAGAGAGACGTGCCAAAGGTTGTTATATTTCCGGGGTTACCGGATGAATTGACTCCTCCTCCACTTCCTCCAGCACCAACGCTATACGAATAACTTGCATCAGGAGTTACTGTTAGCTTGTGTCGAATAGCATACCTTCCTGCTCCACCGCCTCCACCACCGGTGACATTATAACCTGCACCCCCTCCACCTCCACCGCAGCCAGTAATATAGATAGTAGTAACGTTGGACGGACAAATCCATGTTCCAGTAGCACTAGTAAACTTGATGGATGTCGCCGCTGGATTAAGCCCCAAAGCTGAATTCACACGTTCATCAGTAATATTTATATTTTGAATCTTAGTAATAGTAGTACTCATGTAAACTTGACAGATCGGATATTTTCCAGCTGTAATCGCAGGTGGACTAGGATTGGCCGCACATGCTCCTTTGACTATCGAGGTAGACCCCATACTAGTCATGATAAGTCGATCTATTCTATTATTTGTGACCGGTCTGATAAAGAGTGCACTCTTAGTAGCTGCAATGGCGAGGAGAGTACCAGAGGCGGCATTGTAGAATATACCAGAGTCTGTCCATACACGCATGGCCGGAGTATCCATCTCCCTCGGAGAGCGATTTCGACACATACGTTCGGCTATTTGAATACAATTATCAATAGATGTTTTATAACTCGTTCCATCTTGAAGTTCAAAATTAGGTTGTGTCCAACTTGCACCAGGCATTATAGAGCCTCCCTACTTGTTGCTGTATATGTTAATTTACCACCTACTGCAGTACCATTGCTCGTATGTATATGTGCGACAAAATAAGTTATCGTTAATCCACTTGAAGTTGCTATTCTGGGTTTACTTCCCGTCCCTGCCGAAGCCGAAACTTGAAGGAGCGGTGAAGTATAGAATTTCTCCATAAATGTTACTGTCGTACCAGTTGCAGAGACATTTAGATCCCCTGTTTCAAGAATTGGTTCTTTGTCCAAATAGCAATCAAAGCCTGATACTGAGAATAATCCAATACTTGCAGGTGAGACAAATCTAAAGCGAACATACGAAGCTGTTACGTTTCCGATAGACCAGTCTTTCCACCCATCTCCGTAATTTATTTGAACGTGAGGAGCTATGACTCCAGTACTACCCGGACCCAATCTACCCCTTACCATTCCATAAGCACGTACCGTATCATCTGATCCCAGAGTAATAGTAGCTCCTGTGTAAATTGAAGTCGTGGCCGGACTAGTGACATAAGAGGTAAATGTATCAAAGTTGTTAGCTGTAGCGATGATACTTGACGTAGGATTGAGATGTCCAGTCATTATGTTTTCTACATAATTAGTCTTACTACCAGGCCAGTTCTCATGGGTCTGTCTAAATACTGTCTGGTAGATACTCAAAACTGAGACTGGAGTGACCGTCGCGTTATCACTATAATTTCCAACTACATCAATCGCCTTAATTAATATGTCCCAAGTTCCGACCGGTAACATTACTGATATAGCAGAAGTAGCTGCCAAAGTTTGAACTAGAACTGTACCAGCTTCCCAATCACCTCCGGGTTCTCCATAACGGATCTCGTAGGCTGCTACATCTACATCAGGAACTTTGTCCCATTTGAAATTCACCAATCCAGCGAAATAGCTAGCTGAGAATCCAGAGACATCAGAAGGAGGAGCGGTTTTACCCAAGACGGTATGGGTATAGATACTAGACCAAGGGCCGAAAGTCCCATTTTGCCGCGTGTATCTAAACCTAAGTTCATAGACAGCACCATCTTCCACCGGATAGAAAGAGAGTGTACTGTCACTAAGTGCTGCCGTGACGGATACCCAAGTTCCACTACTATCACTGAGAGCCCGTCGATAGCTTCCTTCTATTCCCGAATAGAGAGGTAAGAAAGTTGGATAAGAAAAATCTACTAAAATTCTAGATTGCCATGATCCCTGTGACCAAATTAAGACGCTTCCATCAGATAGAATAGTATCTATTTGAGGAGTCTGCCACGATATAGGTACAGTGATCTTAGGCACATAAGGTGGAATGGGACCGATGGCCGCTGTGAATACTGCCGGAGCATAGAGCGTACATTCTATTGTAGCGGTAAGATCAGGTCCGGGCTCAATGCTTTTTACTAGCAAGTCTTCTGTTTCGGTACCGGCTTCTCCAAACGTATAGAGATCTCCGATTTCTGGGAGAGTCAAACTACTTAAATTAACTGGAGAAGTCAGTTCTAATGTATCAGTCATCCCATCAATGGTGACAACAGGAAAGAGATAAGATGTATTATTACTGAGTCTGAATCTGACATTATAGGAAATACCTTCCCCCATTTCGACGACTTCATCCAGAATAAAATGAGTGACATTGACTCCGTCGTCAATCAGTCCCGCTAATCTGCCTGAGACAATCCCGATTAACATTACATCATGGGAGTATTTAATTCTATCCCCACGTTGACAGATAATATGTTCGAAATCGGCTGAGAAGGTAACAGTTTCCCGACGATGTTCTCCGACCGCTAAAAAGTATCTAGCTAACTTATAAATCTGATCGTAGTTGGTAACTCCCTGTAAAGATAGGTCTTCAAACTTGGTTGCGTTGTCCGCATCATAACCGTCCATGTAGACGGTCGTTTCTGCATCCGCGTAGTCTTCCTCCTCATTAGCAAATTTGATTCGAAATCCGTGGATCTCATCTAGGAAAGTCTGAGTGGCCTTAAAGTCCCAACTGTTCCTAGGAGTGAAATGCTGGACTGGAAAGTCTTGTTCTTTATCAATGACGACTCCCCATTTTCCATTGACGACTGACATAGTCGCTCTACCACAAGCTGCTACTAATTGAAGAGCGTCCCAGATAGTAGTAGACGCATCAAAAATATAATTACAGGCAAACTTATTCTCAGTACACCACCCATGAAAAACTTCAATACTATTCCAATCAACTCGGTCGTCGGAAATGAACCTAGTATTTGCCGAGATACCGTATTCGGGATTTCCACACAGAATATCGGCTATTATAGACGCCGGATTGTTGGTTTCTCTAGAAGACCAACTTCCACTATTAGGGTCCCAGTCTCTGAGGATACTTGTAACTAGCCCGTTGAGTTCATCGACATTTCCCTGTAACTGATCTGAAGCCCGAATCCGCATCGCAGTAAGAGCCAAGCCTTTTTCTTTAACGGGATATGTTGATCGAATAGAACGCAGAAGTACCCACACAGACTTATCTATGATATAACCACTCCTATCGTCATCTGTGCCTCTAGCAATGGCAACTTCATATTGTCCACTAGGAACTTTCCAACGGAAACCTCTTCGTACTGTAGAAGTTGTAGTTCCATAACAATTAAAAACAGGTAGATAAATCCAAGCATTATCATCTGTACCGACGGGCCTATATCTGATAACGAATCCAACTGATACTTGTAGTTTCTGACCGGTCTGAGGGTTTGTCTGGTAGAGACCTGGGAAAGCAATATCTAATGAGATTTCATCTGTATGAGCTTGTGTAGTTCTAGAGACATAACCAATAGCCCGCGTGAGTGATACATCTAGAGCTTCTTCATAGACATCTTCCGTGTAAAGAGTGAGTTTCTCATCCTCTGGATATCCATACCGATGTTCTATTTCTACATTACTATAATCACTTAAATCAGTAGTACTGATACGTAAGCCCTTAACTGTGACGGGTCCAAATCCCCAACAGACTACTAGTCTGAGATATTGAGCCTCTCCTAACTGTTCTGTAAGATTATAATAATTAGGTTGATTCGCGTAATACTTACCCCCACTAGCTTGTCCGACCCATTCAAAAGGGACGCCCATGACGTTAACTAACTCAGTATAGGACTGAGCAGCTAGAGGTGGAGTCATTCTGACTGTTCCATAAACTCTAGGAATAACTCCGTAGGGAGAGGTAGCATTTCTCGCCCCTGTTAGGTATGAAGAAGGGGTGTCTCTAGCATCGTCAAAACGTTGAGAAGCAGCGGTGAGCGCCTTTGGTGTAGCCGTAGACCCAGGAGGTCTCACTAAGGCGTTCATGATAATGTAGCCCACAACGGAGACTACCATAGCAGCAACTGCCCCAATAATTGCCGCAGTAGTAGCAGTTAATGTAATATCTAATATAGCCGCGACAGCTAGTGGTGTACCGACCTGGGCCGCGATTGCGGCTAGTGCCATAACAATAGGAATAACTGGTCCTTTCGGGATGACTCTAATGTTGATAACTGAACGTGGAGCAGGATAGAAGTACTTCCAATCTTCCTCTAAAATTACCTCACTATTGACAGCAACATAGGCTCCATGTCTATACATCTCGTTAGGTTGAAGCCTTTCGATTATCTCATAGAGAGAAAGACGATAGTCCGATAGTTGGATTTGTTTCCGATCCATATTGAAAGGATTGGAACAAGCAAAAATATAGATCGGTTCAGTCTTTACTAAGTTCGCCATATCTATAAAAACCTAAAATTCTATTCTTCCATGCAATATCTTTGTAGGACACTACACAAGTCTCTGAGCCAGGAGTAACGTGAAGCATCTTTCCCTTTTGAACTACCACCCCAAGATGAGCGGGGCGAATATAGACAACATCCCAAGGACGTTCTTTTCCAAGCTCTATCTTAGTCCAGTTACTGACCTGCTTCGTAATCTCTCTTTCTGCACTCTCGACATCCATTGTTTCAATGTGTTCATACTTACTCAAATCTATTCCAATAGTCTTAAATGCTGAGACACATAATCCCCAACAATCCCATCCTGTAGATGCACTTCGTCCATTCTCTACAAACGGAGTCCCAATACTTTCTTGAGTGAATTTAATAAGAACACTCATTTGAAAATACCCGGAAAATTGGCAGGCCCAAAAGTTTTACCTGGGAATCCTTCGTGCATGAAGCGCTCAAAAGTTAACGAGAAGTCGACTACATTAACATCATAAGTATTAGATACAGCTTGCATCCCTGTGTAAGACGCCTCGACTGTGTCTGGAGTACTTGCGAGGACTACTTCTATAGTTGCATTCATAGGAGTTCTGAGAACACGAATGGCGGCAACCAGATCTCTACTGACATTCTGATAACGTAGAGAAGCTTGAGGAGGTTCATTCTCTTTATCTTGAGGCCAAGTTAAATCGAACATCGCTCCTATATATAGATGTCCACGACTAGTAATATTTACGGTATTCCGCGCTAATCTAACCGGTTCAGACAGAAGCTCATGCTCTAAGGTTAGCAGTTCTATAACAACTTCATCCGTTGTTTGAGTAAATGCTGCACGAGTAAAGGCGGCACTAGTAGGTCTCGGCATCCTATGTTCCGATCAATATCATGTTATAAGTGATAGTAGTACCAACTGTATTCAAGACTCGGAAGATGGACGCACAAGAAACTCCTGCTATGGGTGAGGTTAAGAATAGCTGGCTCTTTCCATAACAATATACCTTGTCCATTTTAAACGCCATTAGAACGTTGTTATTTCCACAACTACCGAGACAAGCGGCCCACGTATGAGCAGTAGTTAAATTTGAAAAATAGACAGACTTAAGTTTCGTGAAGACTAATTGGTTACCCAAGTTGTCCTTCAGAGTTCCACTCTTAATATTGAACGTAACGGAACTTCCTCCAGTTAACGTTCCTTGATGAGTGTAGACAAATCGAACTTGGTAATTTCCAGTCCCACTAGTATATGTCTGTTTATTACCAATGTTTATTACATCAACTGGAGTAGAGAACGCCAAGGTTGTTACTTGACGCGTATAAATAGTACATAGAGTGTAAGCTGTTATAGTCATAAATATCACCTAAGAAAAAAGAATGGCACTCCGTCTAGTGTAGAGTGTACAAGAAGTATAGACTATTACACTCATTGAAGTACTTCTACCTTTATACTGACTTTATACCAATCAAACGTCTCTGCTGTAAACTGAGGAGCCTCCATAAAACACACCGATATAGTAGCCAATGTTCTAGGGTTAATCCAAGTAAACGGAATACTTCCACACTTGACAGTATCGTCGTAAAATACTGAAAATGCACACACCTGAAGACGAGTCATCCCAAACTCAGCCGTGATAGGATAGTTTCCCAATGTAGTTCTACGCCTTCTGACATCGGGTCCCACATCCATATTAGAAAAGACTATTTGAGTGGGTAGTCCTTCCTCAAACTGACCCATCAGAGGTGTAGCGGGAACGGAAGACGGCCACTTAGTCATTAGAAATTAAGAAACCTGAGTCTCGTACCAGGTAAGTATACTCTATATTGACCAGTAACGTACATCAGACTCGGTGTGTACGAGGCTTGACTAGCCGTAACAAGTTTTATCAGTTTTCCTTCGTCTGTCCCGGTTTGCGATACTGCTAACGGAGCCCTTTCCAAAGTTAAGACACCTCCCGCAGTACACATAGTAACGGCTCCGAAGGATTTGGCCCCGGCGTGGGCATAATCCTGAACTGAAAGAGGGACATCGAAAAAGATACCATCCGTCCGAGTAGCCGCTGCATTAGCATGGTAGTAGTAAAGGTACGTGGATAACATCAGATTGATATACTGACCATTAAAAGCATAATGGTTGAGGTAAGTTACAGCCACTGACATAGTACCTCCACCATAATACTTCATAGAAGTACTCGGACTAAAGTGAGAATAAGTTCTCCAGTTGGGATTGAATTTAAGCAGCCGAGTATCTTGAGTAGGTCTCTGTACTATGAGAGAACCACTAGCTGGAGTAGACCAAGTATTGGGAGTAGTCAGAGTAACTGCAATCCTACCTGAAACGGCAATCTCATCTAGCGAGTGATATGGATAAGATGGAGCTAAGTAATTAAAACTCGTAGTGAGGCTACACATTGCCCCGTGACCAGAAGTCTCTGATTCAAAGACAAACTGATTATGAAATCCGTGACGAGATACTGCTATATATGGAAGTTGTCTCGCATTATTCCAGCCAGTGTAGACGAACAGATCCGTCTCACACGCATTAACTGGTGGCTTTGCTAAGTTTAGCCAAGAGGGATTCCATCCAGATTCGGGGACTGGAACGTGAGTTCGAGTAATCCCTAGAGCAGACTTGATCGTCACAACTCTAGAACCGACTCTACACCATACTGGATTTAAAGTAGAGGGATTTGTTCCAGCTACGGTAAGAATTCTAACATTCAGGTCACCAGAACCATTAATAGAATAATCAATCTTACCGTTCACTAGAACACCGGGTGCCATCGAACCTGCTATGATTCTAGCGGTCTTGTCCAGTGCCGCATCAAAGGTTACTTTCTCACTATCACCGGAAGCACCCTTGATAGGTTTGTAAAAAACATTTGCAGTTGTATACGTACCCATCCTTACTCCTTAAAACCAATCGTCGAACCATCCCGCGACGAACCATCCATCCAGTTTGCTTTCATCCACTGAAATCTCTATATCCAAAGAGTACTGATTATACGCCTTGTTCTTATATGTTGGAATTTTAGTGAAATAAGCCGTCACTGACCTATCCAAACGAGGATGTGGCCATTCAAATACTTCCTGTCCACCTAGTAACGTATCTATATAAAAAGTTCTGAATATTGCTATTTCTGCGTCGGTCATCGTATAGGACGCTGTTAACTTTCTTGGGGCTACTGTAACCCGCCTCCGCACCTTGGCGGGTCCAATTTCGGGCTGAGAACTAATCGTGACCTTTTGGCTTGTTTCGGTAAACGCACTATCGTCGGGATAGATGGGGAGAGTGGTGGGCCAAGTCGGCATTATCTTCTTTGCACCTTCGTTCCGACATTAAACGACCTAGCTATCTGACGATGGATTTCCCCGCCTCTAGCGATGTTAGACGAGACCATCTTAGATAGGGTGATCTCAAGCTTACCGTTGTCCATCTTGACGTCTGCATCAGCCTGAACACCTGTCTCATTATTAATCACTACACTAATAGGCTGGGACACATTCGCTCCCGCTGCTATTACTCCCAAAGCCCCACTAGAAGTTCTGGATAGTGGCATTATCGCTTCGGGTCCGGCCTCACCCATCATTCCCATTTGGAACATGGATTTTCTATTAACGATGTCACCAGAAGCGAAGGGGATAATTTCTCCATTCCAAAATACATTACCCTTAGCATTATAGTTACCGCCTAGCCAGCCCTGATATAGAGAACTGCCGACAGTCGTAGATCCTACACCTGGAATAGTTACCCCACCAGCAGTCGAGGGAGCGCCGCCCATACCCCAACCACCGAACAGACTCTTAAACAACCCACTAAAAGCACTAGAAGATCCTACTCCAGGTATAGTCAACCCACCCGCTCCCATTGATATTCGTCCGGATAAAATACCCTGTGCGGTAGTTGCTGCCTGAATTAGTGTCGCCCCCGCTTCCGCCGCACCGGCTGCTAACGCTCCTCCTGCCGTCTGACCAGCACTGGCTAGGGTTGGCATAACTACTCCAAAGGATTGTAAAATCTGTGGAATTAACTGGTCAAAGAGCGTGGCTACCATGGTATCAACGGATTTCTTTAGGAAGGCGGTGGCTATATCTTGACCGGCTTTGATCCAGTCTGTTTTTGTAGCACTCAAAGCACCTATGATACCTCCAGATATAGAATTGCTTAGGTCCGTCTCAGCAGTCTGCATCAGATCCATCATCGCTTTTGCAGGTCTCTGTTCTGCCTCACCCGCTCTAGCGAAGGCCCACTCCTTCAGACCGCCCTGCCATCCTTCCGTCATCCATTTCTTCCGTTCAATAGCCTGTTTCTGAAGCTCGTTGGTTTGCTCTTCCATAGTCCTTAAAGTTTCGTAGGTTTGACGTCCGATATCACCGTCCAAGCGTTGTTGGTCTAGTTTGGCTATCTTGCGTTCGTGATCCTTATCTAGCTGAAGGTCTTGAATTTTCAGTTGCTCAGACAGAAGAGGAGTAACGGCTCCTAGAGCAGTCAAGTATTCTTTCTGTCCAGTCGCTACCGCTTCAATTTGTTTCTCGTTGTAGATAGATACTTTACGATTGTACTCTTGAAGGACTCTGTATTGAACGTCTTTAAACCCTTTCCACTGTTGTAACTCCTTCGCTGCGTTAGCTATCCACTCCTGAGTGACGTCACCACTGATTTTACCGGACCAAATCGCATAATCCTCCTCAACTTTCAGACGTTGAAGCGCTGCTCTTTTATGGTTAAGGACAATTAGTTCATCGGTAGTTACTTCCTTGACCTCTTTCTTGTTAAGAATCTGATCGTTAGTTTTCTCTTCGAGTTCGGCAATCTCGGAGATACGTCCCTCAGAAAGTCTAGCTATATCTTTATTGAGAGTATCATAGAGAGACTGTAAACGCCGAGCTTCGGCGTCTTCTCCTCCACCACCTTTACCTTTTTGTTCAAAAGGTGGGACAGTAGACCTTCTACCTCCAACTTCGGGCGGAGCCTTTCGAGGACCGGCACCAGTGGCACCTCCCTGACCTATCGCTCCTCCTGTCTCATCGTAGGAGACCATACCTGCGGATGTACTTGTCTTCTTCATTTCTGCAACTTCTTTTTGTAACTTGACGTCAGCCCCTCTCCACCCTCCTGTTAGGAGATCCTGTAATCGACCCGCGCCAAATAACGCATCTAGTGCTGAAAGACCAGATATCCGCGCCATAATATCAATGGAGAGTTGCATCGGGAAGAGTGCAGCAAATCCCTCAGCCCCTCCTTTAAGTGCGTTGATTTGTGCTTGGGCTTTGTTAGATGCGTCTTCGAGGGAATTCGCCAAGTCTGTCTGTCCAGTTTTGAGTGCCTCACCGATAGCGACACGATTTTCTGCTATTCTTTGTTCTAGTACTGCTACGACTGCATTAAGTTGTAATTCATGATCACGTATATCTAAGAGTAGTTTAGCCAAAGTTTCGGACGCTAATCTAACTCGGTCGTACTGCCACTCAAATTCATCACTCCCTGGTGCTGCCGCTCCTGTTGCTTGTTGGGCCGCTGTTAACTGTCCCTGAAGTAAATCTATCTGAGACATCGTTATACCAGTACGAAGTTGTGACGTCGCCGCGGCAGCACTACTAGCGATACCTCCAGCGATACCTCCAAGAGTCCATCCTTGGTCTCTCTTTTCTTTTAGTTTATCATCCAACTCCTTTATTTTGTCATATGCTTTTTGTAGTGCCGCCGGGAGGTCAACTCCCAGTCTAGCAAAAGCCGCAACGACATAGTCTGCAGCGTCATCTGCCCAGTCTTTTATAGGTTTACCATAGACTTCGAAGGAGCTGACCCAATCCCAAAAAGTTTTTGCCATAGAAGATACGGCGGCGGCGATTTCATCTACCATGATGGCACCGATGAGTACCATTGCCGCTTTAACTATAGGAGGAGCCGCCGCTATGGCACTGATCCAGCCTAAAATACCAGTCCCAGCAGTAGTAACAACCCCAGCTTCCATCACAGCAAATGCACCTATTAAAGTTTGCCATACTCCAAGTAACTTTCCAAACGCCCAACTTATGAGTCCAACCGCTGAAGTGAGTAAAGTCACCCAAGCCGTCGTAGATAAAACGATATCACCTATGTCTACTACCAGTTGAGATAAAACAGGATGGGAACTCTTTAACCCAGACAATGTACTAGCAAAGTTCTTCAGTTTTGCAATGATACCAGTCAGACGCTCATCAACAGCCATAATAGCGTTTAAAAAAGCAGGATCGATTGTTAACGTCTGCCCGATTTTATTACCGGCTTCATCGAAGTCGTCTGTAATATTGACTATATCGTATGTCAAATCGTAGAATATCTTCTTTAATGCGTCATATGACTTTTTCGTACCTTCCCCGAGTGCTTGAGAGAACGCGTCCTTTAAGTTAGATAACGCTACTGAAAATGTCTTAGCACCCTCAGCCGCCATGATTTCAACTGTCAGAGTACGCTTGAAAAACTCCTCAGCAAATTTCCCACTCGCTACTAGTTCTTTAATCTTATCGTTGGTCAGTCCAATACCCATCATGAACGGCATAACACGGGTCATTCTGGGTTGCATAGTACCTTGGAGAAAGCTACGAACCTCCTCATTGACTTGATTCATAGGGACTTTAACGACCTGCATGATCTGAGCGAAACGTTGAACAAATCCAGTTAATTGTTCAAACTTTATTCCAGCTTGTGTAGCAGGAAGAACTGAGTTCTGCATGGCGAAGACTAACTCTTCATATGTAGCTTCAGTGGTAATAGCCGCGATTCTCAGTCCCTGTTGGAGTTTTGTAGCGTCCTCCTGTGCTATGTTAAACTTATCTACTCCTTCTATAACCTTACCGGTAGTATCTTTATATTCATAAAGAGAAGACAACAAACCAGCTATGCTTATTCTAGAATCTTCAATAACTTGGTTGAATTTCATACCGACGGCATATAGTCCAAATAAGTTTTGGAAGGTATAAAAAATGGCAGCAAACGACGCCATAGTACGACCAAATTTCAAAAGCTCGTCATTGAACTCTTGGGTCGCCCCCTTCATTTTACGAGTAGCGTTCTCTGCTCTATGAGCGGCCCCTTCAACGTTGCCTAACTGTCTAACTGTTGCTTCGGCACCGTCAATCGTTATTACAATTTTTAATGCAGCTACATCGGCCATTTACATTATCCTTCTAGTCTCGCCCAACTGCTTTGACTTAGTAGAACTAGTTTTCCGTTTAGAAAACTCGTTGATGACCTTTATAAAACATTGATCCATTCTACGTATTATAGAAACTTCCCAAGTATAGAGGTATGTACTAGATAACTCACTCCATGCTTTTAATTCTGAATACGAAATAGGGCTAATCCCAAAACCAGACTGACGACTATTGGCTAGGTCCATGAACCATTCCCAGATATACATGCCTTCCATTGGAATATGTATTTCTGGAACATGGACATCTCCTGTTTGTTCTTCTAATTGACTTAGCCGCTGAAAATTAGTTATGTCGTCTTCGTCTGGATAGTGGAGATTAGCCCACATCTCAGTTGCATCTTCTAGAAGTACAGCTAAGTCTTCAAAAAATTTGCACGATCCCCCACAAAGGTATCAATCTGTTCCCTAATCCAAGGGACGGTGACAATTTTCTTAGCGTTATCATAACTAAAAGGAAGTGTCTTTCCTTCCCACTCGATATTCTCCCAGCCAAGAACACTCTTGGCTAGGAGGTCAATTGAATCTTGTTCAAGTTCCTCAGCAGTAGCTTGAAATCTAAACCGGTTCCTAGCCTGTGCCTTCTTAAGACGTTTATTTGTCAGTTCGCGTTGAGCGGCCCGATAAACATCGGAGTCTATCCCTATCACAGTAATGTAGATAGGAGGTTCGAAAGATACCTCAGTCACCGGATGGTACAACTCCATCTTGACTCCTTCTATACTAGCAGTAGCCGGTTCGAACTTAGTCAAATCCATAAAACACACCTCTCGTTATGTCACCATTTTTGCCATACGGACTGTGAATCCATAGGTCGAACTATATAGAGCTTGGAAAGGCATCTTCATCATAATCGGACCTTCGCCCGTTACTCCTGTATCGCCTCCACCATATTTTACTCTTGGGAGGAAGAGTTTATAAAAGTTAGAACTACCACCGATATCAACTTCGATGGAAGTTTCAGTCTCGTTGATGAACTTGTTCAACAGAAGAACGCTAGAGAAGTACGCTTCAATTGTTCCCGTAATATTACACCTTCCAAGTACCACGTTAGACGCGTATTTACTACCGATAACATAAGTAGCTTCTCCACCGTTCTCCAGACTGAAATCAATACTTGTAATAGTAGCGATAAGTGTCCCACCTTCTCTGAGCGTACCTGAGAACGTATCGTAAGGAGACCCGGTCTGGCTAACGGTTGGAACAGCCTTCAACGGAGTTACGGTAATTGTAGCAGCCTTGCCGATAACACTGAATACACCAGTGACGATCCCGCTAGGCTTGAGGCCCAGTGTAAACTTATCGACGACACATCCTCTGAACTGTTGGTACTGAGTGATATCAGTATGAGCGCGCTCAATAGTTAAACTATAGTTTGCAGTTCCGTTTGTGATAGCAGGCTGCAATCTAATTGTTCTAGATGTTGCGGCAGTTTGGGCTGTCAAGGCTCCCATAACTGTGAGTGTATGAGGAGCGACAGCAGACAAGACATAGTAGCCTGCGTTTGTGACAGATCCTCCGTATTTAATGATACTACCTACACCGAACGAAGTAAACGTCTGGATGGCAGCTAAGAACTTAGAGCCACCGGTCAAAGTTACAGAGATGTTTCCAGTCTTAGAATTGAGGGCAGCGGTATATGTTTGAAATGTTCCACAGAACGCGGATTTAATGAACGGATCGAACTCAGCATAGGACATTTCTACGTTTATATCACCCGCGACCTTGTGAGTACCATGTCTAAAGTCAGCAATCTGACGATCGCTTCTCAACTCAGCAGATTGGAAAGTGTCCTTACTAAGAATCAATGAGCAACCCGTATGCCGAAGTGAAACCATAGCTGGAGTCGGAGGGACGATCCCAAAAGTAGCCTCAGAGACATACCTTACTCCATGTTTAGACCCAGCAGCAAAAAGGGAGAATACAGTCATAGTTTAGTTACCTCTTACAAAGTATTATCAAAACACCAATAGAGTATACTTACCGGGACATGATAATATTCATCCTCGGCTATACCAGGATCAGGCCACGATCGCCTGACTTCAACTACTATATTGTTATACGTAATCTGTCGTCCTCTATAAAAATGTGAACAGACTTTACCTGCCATTACTTTAGCGTCGTTCCACCCGAAGCCTTGTGGATAAAAGCAACTCACTTGAAAGATACCAGTATATTGGTTGTATCCAGTAACTCCTAAAGAGACTACACTTGTTTCAGCGGGCAAGTGCCAAATACGCAAATGAGGGGTCAGCAGCTCCGGGTTAAACTGTTGGTTCTCGTACACCGTTGCTAGAGTAGGAGTAAACATACTAAAGCACTTATTAAGAGCATGTACGATATCTTCATTAGTAGTCGTCAAACTACTCCTCCAAAACTTGCCACGATAGATGGCCATTCCGCCATTGTAATTCTAACCATACCAGCCGGAGCTTGGGCTTGACTATGACCATACTCTAGATAGACTACATAGTATACTGGATTTGAGATGATGGCTGCTATTCCATCTCTAAACGCAGCTTTAATATTAGCTCTACCACTAGCAATAGTGGCTTGACCTCTTTTATCGAAAGTACCGCGTCCTGCTTTTACCCACTTTCCTCCGAGTGCCCGAGATTGTACTACTCGTCCACTTTTACCCTTAGGACCAATGGGACCCACAGCTCCTAATGGAGAGGAGATAGCTGCAGTCTCACCAACCTGCCATCCGGCCCTAGCTCTGCCAGTGTCAATGGGAGTCCTCATAACGATACGTTTGAAGACTTCCATTACAGAACGCTGAATGATGCTCTCGGACTTCGCGATTGTCTTCTTAGTAAACGCTTCGATAGAGGCGGCACAACCCCCAAAACTCGTACCGCCACCTAGGTTAAATGATCCAATTCCACCGGTAATAACAGCCATTTACTTGCCTTTCTTACCGCCCTTACCTTTACCTTTACATTTCTGGTTCATGGTTTTATCTCCTACAGAGTGTTTTATAAAGAAGGTCCGTTCCACCCGGAGTCACTGGCTGACATACTACAAGCCGATACGCAACTCCTTTTATTTGTATAATATCTCCAACTAGCGGAGTAACTGAGGCCGAAGTAGAGATGATAATATCCCTATCTCCCGACTGTACTTCCACTCCGAAGTAAAAACGTTCTCCGGCCCACATTCGGTAGGAGGCACGAATCACTCCGTATACGACGAAACTACTCGTGGCTGTGGAGGTATACTCTCCTTTAGTCGGACTAAACATAGAGTATCCAACACGTTGAAGAGTTAGAGGAGTGCCCCACTTGTGGACTAGGCTCCTCACCATTACGTTAAGTCCGTTGTAGTCCATCTCTATTTAAGAATAAAGGAAATTGTTCGAACTACAAGAAAATTCGGCTATTTCTTTGTGGGTTTCTTCTTAGGAGGCTTAGTCGCTAACTTAATGGCTGTTGCTATTGCCATCCCCTCTTTACCGGGATTCTCAGCAAGTATAGCGTTGGCGATCTTGGACGCCTTATTCGCCTGTTTCGTTGTCAGTTTTTGATCGTGTTTTTTCTTGAAAGTTTTTCCTGTCCAGGGACTCATAGTTAAGCCCTCACTAATTCGACGTTCAGACTTGATGCTAGAAAGGGTCTAAGAAGATTATCAATGTAAAGGTATTCTGGGACATCGGACTTACCGCCTCTATCGTATTCAATTTCGATAACATCAACTTTCTCTCTGACAATATTACCACCAGAGAAATCTAAGTCGGGAACAGGATTTCCACCAGTAAAGTACCGATAAGCAATCTCTGCTTGTGCCTGCTTAATCTTTAGTGGGATACCTGTAGCTGAGACATAATAACCATTTCGATCTAGTACATTACGTCTAGGCCATTCCAAGGGATTAGTAGATAGAGACTTAAGACCATTCCACGGTAGTGTTTCCATATAGAGGCAAGCTCTAATTAATGATGCTGATTTAACATCATCATCGCCATCTATCCAATCAGAAAATCCAATCGTTTCGAAGTACGTATTGGCCGAAGCTAGACTATAATAAGAGTTAGCAGAAGCCAATGTTCCAGATCCTGTTTCTACATAGATAGCCATTTAGATGTCAGCCTCGACTTTAAATTTAAATTTTTGGATATCCACGTCAGTTCCAGCTGTAATAACGGCAGTCATCTGACCAAAGATACTCCCAGGTGGTAGAACGATACTCACGGAGGCGGGTACATTTACTCTGATAATACCAGTTGCCCTACTCGACACATCAAAAGAATTGGCTGTAAACAATGTAGTCGCAGCCCCGACGCTCTGTTTTAAAATAAAAATATATCCAGATGCGGGCATGACAATTGGTTGACTGTTTGTATCAAGGTAGGTAAATTTAAACCATCTACCTTCACCCTGAATCACTACATCTGGAAGAGTTTGTATATCAGCCATTCGTTATCCCCTTTCTATCACCACTGCAACATTGATATCTTGAATCGTAACATTAGCGTGTATGGGTAGTGTCACTAAATCTATCTGTATTCCATCCACTCTTGTCACTTCTACTGTAATGCCCTCCGCGGGGACCATTCCACCAGTTAGTAGATCTATACTCATATTTTCACGGCCTTGTAGGATTGCATCGTCTCATCCAAATTCCAGACCACAGTAATTGTGTAGGTAGCAAGAACGTTTGAATCAGTCCCAACTGAGAGTGCATTTGAATAGAGTCTACGTCGTCCACCAGTTAAACGTCCATTTCCGTCATAGACAAGTTGATCATGGAAGACATTCTCTTGTAGCAAACCTAAGGCTCGTGCTACTGAATCGGAACTAGCAGCAGTTTTTGCCGCATCATAACCGCTCGTTAGGTTCATCAACGAACCAGTGGTAGCTGGTGAAGCCGGGAGAGTGTCCGTCTTCGCCTTAATTGAAGCCACGTTTCCACCTACTTCCAACGCCCTTGTACTTATAGTAGCGTCTAAATTGTTCAATCTAGAATCACTAGTTAGGAGTGGGTTTGTTGGAATGGCTGCTACTCCTGATGCGGAAGCCGCTGTCTTGGCTGCGTCATAATCACTTATTAACGACATTGCGGAGCCGACTGCCGCAGGAGAGGCAGGGAGGGCATCGGTTTTGCCTTTGATCGTAGTTATACTAGCGTTATCAGGAGCAGTATAACTCGCACTTGCTAGTCGTGAAGTCACATCTGCATCTAGACTTCCTGCCACGACCTGACAGACTATATCTACTGGATCTGCTCCAGTAGCCTCAATATGAATAGAGAGATCACCCAAAGTATCTGTATTGCCTGTTGTAAGTGCGATATTGTACCAACCGTTGACGCGTTCAGTAATAGTTGGCGATATCGGTGAAAAGGCTCCACCATTCTTAGATAGCCACACATTGAGACTAGCTCCTGCTAACCCCAACACGTGGCTAACATTATCAACGAGACAGACCGTCAAATTATATGCAGACGACTGTTTTATTGTTCTCACTTGATCCTCTCTAGTCTTCGGGCGACTTCTCCATGCTCTTCTAACTCGCCAAAAGAGTAACATCAGGTTACAGAGGTAACTCAGCCCACGCCATACCGATACATACAACATGGTTAGTACCGGTAGCCGTCGAACAAACAAGCAGAGCCCCACCAGGAGGAATTATAATATCTCCACCCACATCTTCCATCACATGGTTTACACCAGCACCAGCAGCGATTGCGGCTGGACCACCGAGAGGTCTAAACATAATAGCTAAAATACTACCAGTTAAAGCTGACTGAACAATGACACGCATAGTAGAACCAGCGGCTGTCAATGTATTCGCTTTTATAGGAGTCTGAGTAGTAACAGCAGTAATACCAGATGGAGGAGTTATCACGTTAAGGGCCAACGGGCCACCTGGAGTACCAGAGATAGTACTTGCCCAGATCTTCAACACGGCAGCGTTGAAAGTATTACCAGCAGGATTAACAAGTGCATAAGCCGCGGCGGCACCGGCAGCTACTGGAGAGTTATTGGCCGCAACTATAGTTGTACCGACAGCGGCTGTAGATGATACATATACGTTACCACGGTATGTGTTTTCATAGTATCTCCCTTGGAGTTCACTGACAACCAGATCAGCAAGTTGTCCGAGACGAAGCGTCGGTGTAGTACCGGGCTGAATGGAAGAGACAGAGGGTTGTCCTACTTGTGCTTGAACGAGCATGATGTTCTCCTAAATTAGTTACTGTTTAATTCTTGCCTCGTCGGAAACATCCGAAGAGTCATCAACAAAGTTAATATTAGAGTGGAGCATAAAGGGCAGTTCGCTTAGATAGAACGAGATTGTACGTAACTCGGCTAAGATACGAATGAGCATATCTGTATCTTCTTCACCCCTACCAGAAATAGCAAGTCGAGAGAATACAGGATTGAGTAGTGCTTTAGCGTTTTGTGTTGGATCTAGTCCAGTTACTACTTGGTTACCTAATTCATCTGTTCGTACCCTGCGAGTAAGGTTGGCAAGATCCACACCACCGGCCAAGAGGGGATTGTAAGTGGGGACTACGCCGATTGCTGAGGGACCACCCACGCCCTGAGATCCGGCCAAGCCTCCAGTGACGATGGCAGTGCCGCTGATGTAAGATGGATTCACCGCCAAGTATTCAACCAGGTGGGGTGTCATGCTCACTTTTGCGCTAACTACCGTGGTCCCCACCAAGATAGTAGATACTCTCAACCGGACATACCGTGCCTTAATTGCCCCGGAGTAGAGCCTAGTGGTGCTGGCCGCCAAGGTCCAAGAAGTCGCCCAAGCCGCCGAGGCACCCGGATCTTCCAAGAATAGGCCACTCCAGTTGATAAGGTCATTACTCTGCTCAAAAGTTATTGCCCCGGTAACACCCGCTCCCGTTGCTATTTGGACATGGATGCTTCGGTATTGAAGGCAATCAACCGGAGTCGCACCACCAGCCGGATCTATGACATTGTTGTTAAGATTCCCTGCCACCCACGCCCTCGGGGGTATGAAGAGGTCCTGAATATGTTCCCGAGCAAGTGCCACGGGGAATGATCGAGTCACCGGTTGTAAACCCGGTTGGTCTACTCCCGCCGGGGATACGTTCAAAAACTGCAGATTTAGGGGGTCCATCGCTTGAGAGAGTTGGGCTTCTCCAATACCAGCTAGCGATTGCTGACGAAGATAGGCCGTACCAACCACAGTTCCACTTACTAATCCCCACACCACCGCTTTAAAATAACGACCCACACAGGGAATCAAAATTATGTCGTTATTTGCTATGAACTCTACGGCAGACATTTCTGAAGAAACGCCATAACCTAAGACATCTACCCAGGTAGAATTGTCATTACTTGCTTGGAATTTAACATTTCCTTGCCAAGACCCAGATAGTTGAAGAGAAATAACTTGATAGCCAGTAGTGTCACAAGAAAGGAGTGGTCCATCAGATGAGACTGACCCTGTAACTGCCGTTGGTGCATCAGCCGGGACCACAGGTAGTGGATTGACTCGACTAACCTGAGTAACAGAGTCTGGATCTCCGTAGGCTTGCTTGACAACTTGATAATGGGTCCCACCTATCTCGTCTGTAGCTACGGGTGGATCAGTTCCATATCCTTGTGGGGTTTTTATATTGTCAGCCATCACGCCTCCAAGGAGTCATTACCTAACTCTCTTTTAATGATAAAGTAAGTCCGTAGAACTACAAGAAAATTCGAATGTTTTTTACTCGCTTGGATCACGGGTGACTAAGCGGTATCTTGAACTCAGTCCACCCAAGCGTAGAATCGTAGTACGTCTTCCCATAATAGGTGGAGGAGATGGAGATGGTGACACAGATGGAGATATCGACGCCGAGGGTGATCCGCTTGGAGAGACGGAAGGACTGTAACTCGGGGAGTAACTCGGTGATATACTCGGACTGATACTTGCACTAGGAGATACGGATGGAGATATACTCCCACTTAAACTAGGACTAAGCGATGGGCTATAGCTAGGACTAAGACTCGGACTTCTACTAGGTGATCTGGATGGACTCAGACTTGGACTTAAAGACGGAGATAGCGATGGACTAAAACTAGTTATAATAGAAGGTGAGAGAGACGGTGAGACACTCGGAGACAGAGACGGGCTTCTACTCGGACTGATGGAGGGACTGAGGCTCGGACTTATAGACGGAGAGATACTCGGACTCAGACTTGGAGAGATCGAGGCGGACGGGGATACGCTAGGAGATACGCTCGGACTGATCGAGGGTGACAAACTCGGGGATCTACTCGGAGACAGAGAGGGAGATATCGACGCAGAAGGACTAACCGAAGGAGATATACTCGGACTAAGACTCGGACTAAGACTCGGACTTCTACTCGGGCTGATAGACGGACTAAGACTCGGACTTAAAGACGGAGATAAAGATGGACTTAAGCTAGGACTTATAGAGGCACTAGGACTTACACTTGGCGATACACTAGGAGACCTGCTCGGAGATAAGCTAGGACTTAAGCTTGGACTTAGCGATGGTGATATACTTGCACTCGGACTAACTGAAGGAGATATACTCGGACTTAAACTTGGGCTCAGTGACGGGCTGAGTGATGGACTGAGACTAGGACTCAGAGAAGGTGATATAGAAGGACTCAGACTAGGACTAAGACTTGGACTAATGGACGCCGACGGTGATACCGACGGAGATATTGATGGGCTCCTACTAGGTGATAGAGAGGGACTAAGGCTTGGGCTTATGCTAGGACTTATGCTAGGACTAAGACTAGGACTTAGAGAAGCCGAAGGTGAAGCAGACGGACTGATGCTTGGGCTAATACTTGGGCTTAAGCTAGGGCTAATACTTGGACTATAACTAGGGCTGAGACTAGGAGATAGCGAAGGACTAATCGAAGCCGATGGACTAACGGACGGAGAAATACTCGGCGATATACTTGGACTTAGAGACGGACTAAAACTAGTAACAAGGGAGGGCGATAGAGAAGGACTGTAACTCGGAGACAAGGAAGGAGATATTGACGGAGATAGGCTTGGGCTGAGACTAGGAGACCTACTTGGACTTAAGCTAGGTGATATAGAGGGACTAATAGACGCAGACGGTGATACACTCGGTGAAATAGATGGAGATAGACTCGGAGATAGACTCGGTGATCTACTTGGGGACAAAGATGGAGATAGAGACGGAGATATACTAGGAGATAGACTCGGAGATAATGAAGGACTGAGGGAAGCCGAAGGTGATACACTAGGAGACCTGCTCGGAGATAAGCTAGGACTTAAGCTAGGACTTAAGCTAGGACTGAATGATGGGGATAGACTAGGACTTAAGGATGGGCTCAGACTCGGAGAGAGACTCGAACTAGGAGACACGCTAGGACTGATAGACGGTGAATAGGACGGAGATATGCTTGGACTTAGACTAGGAGATATTGAGGGTGATATAGACGGACTCAGACTAGGACTGAAACTACCCGCTACAGATGGCGATAACGACGGAGAAATTGAAGGACTAAGACTCGGACTTAAAGATGGAGATAGACTCGGACTAGCAGAGCTTCCTGCCGGAAGCAGTGTGATAAGAACGCCCACCCATGCATTATTAGTACTACTACTGATTGTAGCAGCAGCATTACCGGTAGTTGTAGAAGATAACTGTAAAGTCGAAACAGAGACTGAATGAACATAGGTTGTACAACCCGAAGCATCGTCTCTTTCCGTCATAGCGACAGAATTTAAAGTTTCTGAACTGAAAGTCCGTGCCGATGAGTATTCACATGCTGCAAAAAGAAGGGCGATTGAGTTGGCATCCGTGTCAGTGAAACCAGTTACGGTAATAGAAGAACCACTAGTACCGCTATTTTTATTCTTATGGTCAATGGGATTTGTTACACTACAACCACGAAAACCTGCTAAACAACCATAAGCTGCTACATTCCCTGATGTGGCAGAAATAGTCCACGAATATGAAGTTTCCCCCACAGAGAAAGCGTGCCAAAACCACTTACCCAAATAACTTGATGTAGGAGCAGCAGAATCTACTAAAGTCCAACCAGAAGGAGTACTAATAGTTGGAGCACCAGCAGCACCCCAAGCACCGATATAGGCAACAATGACGTCTCCTGCTTGGAGAGAAGCGGGTGTGTTGACCACTAGCGTTTGTGGCCTCGTCGCAGACCCTATGTTACCGTGGCTGACACTAACGTATGAAGTTGCCATTTAGCTCTACTTTAACTGATCCAGTTGTTCCTGCGTCCATCCAGGTACTGGCCAGAAGCGTTCTACTAACCAAGAAACAGGATGTATTTGTTTATTTTTTAACAAAACGACCCTTCTCGTCTTTATGTCTATGATGTTTCTTCGCGGCTTCTTTTATTTTCTGTTTAGTTTCATCAGTATGGTGTTTTCCTTTATTCCAAGGAATACGTCCTTTTAGGGAGTCGCTCAGTTTTTTTCGTGTCTCCTCGGAGGCACAATAAAGTCCCTTTTTCCCTTTGTTCCACACCTCAATAGGGTTCTTTAATTTAGACTCACTAATCTTACGCTTGGTAGTTTCAGAGTGTTGGATACCCTTGTTCCAAGGATCTTTTCCTAATTTAGACAAACGGATCTTCTCGATAGATTCAGAAGAATGTTTCTTACCTAAAAATGTTCTTCTTCCTTTACTCTTCTCCCCTATCTTAGCCTTTGTCTCTTCTGTATGATTTCTACCAGATAGACTAGCCGTAGGATTAAGGTTATATATATTCCTCCACCCAAAGTCAGAAGTGAAGAGGTCCAAAATTTCTTGTTCTTTTATTAATAACGTATCTTGAGAACAGAAGTATTCGATATTAAACGAGAAGTAATCCTCCCCATACTTATTCCAAGCATGTTGTAAATATTCGTTTCCATGTTCATTTCTACGGAGTTCTCGTAGGTGCTCTCCGAATCTTTGAGCTATATTGATCGAAGATCCTATATAGGCTTTAGTGTTGTCTTTATTCTTAATAGAATAAACTCCGGGCCGCTTAACTTGCATCTCGTCTTTTTTCAGTGATTTAAATGCTTCTTCGGACCAACCCGGAATCGGCCAGAACTGTTCAATCACTTTAGACAAAGGATAGATCTGTTTGTCCCAACTGTTCCCGAAGAACAACGCTTTGACTCGGTTTTTAGTCTGTTGAACTCCTCTCCCTGATAGATCGTAGGGAAAACCAAAATCACCGCCCTGCGTTCTAAACATATGAGCATACCAAGTATTGTGGTTGACAAGAACCCTTCCGCCTGACAATCGCGTCTTCAAGGCTACTTCAATACCCTGATTGCCCCAATTACCGAGACTCTCGTCGCATAGATTAAGCTCTAAATACTTCTCGAGTGTAGACATAAAACAAGAACCTTGGAGAGACATTGTTTCAGTGAAGTTCGTTTTGCGTTGTTCTTTAAAAGCATCGGTGACTTTATAGGCGTTGAAGTATTGAAAATGTGGAACAGAATCAAAACAATAGCTGATACTCTGAGGATTACGTTTTCCAATCCACATCATCTTCATCCGAACTTTTCCAGATTTTCCGCATTGCTCACAGACTTTAGGTCGCGGACCTTGATATTTAGTCCAACCGCAGAGGTAACATTTCCACGAAAATGCCCAGAGATTACGCATGATGGGAACCATCGTAACATCGTCTCCAACTTCTTTAAAGCCCTCAATCATCTTTCGGTCGAAGCCCTTCTCAAAGGAACAATGGGCATCTACTTTCATTACATACTTACCCTGAGCTAACTTAGCTGCTATATTTGTAGCTGCTCTCTGTCCGATAGCCTCAGGTACATAAATAATATTGACTCTATCATGTTGGGGAACGGGCGGTCTGGCCCACGCCCCATCTAGAGTGGCAATGATCTCCGTATCAGCTTCAATGTTTTCTAGAATATCTTGAATTGTTCTAGCTAGAAACATTTCGTTGCGGGAGGGAATAATTATACTGAGTGTGCTCATAACTGAAAAAGTTCCCGTAAGTTCCAGCCGGGTATATCGTCTAGTCCAACTTGAACAAAATCACTCGGCTTATGAATGAATTCCTCTAGAGTTACTTTTGGCCTTGAGAATGTACACCTGTGTCTTATATCAATATTTGGAAGCATCGAACGACGCTTGACATGTTCCTCATCAGTTAATCCACCACGTCTACGACTCTTAGTTCCCGGTTCGTATCCAAATCGCCTAGCCCATCTAGGTTCTCGACTTCTTATCTCATCAAATTTGTTTTCCTTGATATGATCAAGTCTGAATTTGTAATGTCGAATCGCCAACTCTCTATTACAACACAGACTTGATAGAGAAGTCAAATCGCTATACGTTATTAGATAGTCCTGTAAGTATAGCCATCGCCAGTTATTGACATTATAATAATAGAGATCGTCCGTAGGTGGAGTAAAATCGAAATGACAAGGATGATAGAGAACATCGTGCTCTGTGAAGAAGACATACTTAGTCGTACCGGCCTCTAACGCTGTTAAGATCTGAAGGACCATAGTAGGATAACTTCTCTCACGTCCTTCGAGGACGATACGAGTATCTCCGAAATCAATCGGTTTTAGAGAACAACTGACTATAGGAAGTCCACTAGCAGAGATATACTTCTGAGTAAGTTTGAAGATATTGTCGTACCGATTACCGTCAATCCTATTGTCTGTATAGTATATACACCCTAATGTTTCTTGATCCACATCCATGACCTCCACTTATCACGTTTATCACCCACCTCAGGACGGTACTCCCCTAATAGATACCAATTCTTAACTCCTAAAATACCCGTCATTAACTTTACTGCATGAACAACGTGACAAGCTTGGAAACTGTATGGGTTCTTCGAGTTCAAACCATAATCATGACCCGAGATAACTCCACCAACTCTGATCCTTCTATTCCACTCGTATATATCTGAGACGACATATGGAATAGTGTGGTTTCCATCTATATAGACAAAGTCGAGACTCTCGTCCTTAAAATCCATTGCTGCGTCCGCTGAGAGTTTCCGAATAATCGTACAGTCATAAGGAGCTAAACGATCCAGTGCCATCTTATACTGCACTTCGTAAGGCTCCTCACGAGAATCGCGTCTATAGTTTCTATAACCTTCGTAGGGATCAACTCCGTAAACCTTCAGTCCTGGTTTACAAAGCTTCTCTGTAAATTCTCCACGAAGGACTCCAACTTCCACTCCAATAGTATACCCCATCTCCTTGAAAAATTCTGGGAGGTCGTCTCTTCCACAATCGGGAATCTCAAAGGGAGTGCCTGTATATTCAATACCCTCGATTAATCGCATAGATCGGACAGGTCCTTAAAATTAGATAAGACTACAGTAAACGGAGTTATCTTAGCAAAGTCATATCTGTATTTGAAAAGTGGGTAGATTTGGGAATATTTGTAGTACTTGTCCCTTCGTCCCTCGCTATCGTGTACGATGATATAGTTAGCCGAATTAACCACTTTCTGAATTTCGTAGATACGCCTATCTCTTTCGTGGTCAATGAGAACTACATCCCAGAATCCAGCTAAGTCGACTTCATCCCAATTCTGGACAAAGCGCACCTCGTGATAGTCACTACGTCCATAACTACGATTGATTGTGTAACATTCATAATCAGAGTCAAGAGAGACAAGTTTTCGTTTAGCGTTAAAGCACGCCCAATGTAAGAACGGAGTAGAGTACATTCCCATTCCAAGCTCTAAGATAGGACCGGTAGTCATCCCGACTATCTTGATTAAGATAGGTAGATGACTACCGAATCCTATATCTCCACTGATATTCATAGGATAGATAAATCCCTGAAGTTAGAAAGTACAGTCGTTCTCGGATAGATCTCTGTGTCATACCGATTTTGGAAAAGTGGAAAGTACTCAGCATACTTGTAATACCAATCGTTCTTCTCATCGGTATCGTGAACTACGACATAATCTGCGTTATTGGCTACTCGCTTCATTTCTTCACGCCTTCGCGGACCTGGATTATGGTCGATCAGAACAATACTCCAGTGTCTATCAGTAACATCAATCTTATCCCAATCACTGTTCTCTACGAAGACGATTTCATGAAAGGTATAATCATTTCCTACTTCTCTTTTGTCGTTAAAAACAAACATGTCTAAAAATGGCTTCTTATTCTCACAAGATACGAGGGGTCTTTGCGAGTCGTAACAAGCCCAGTGAAGATATGGAGTTGAAAAAAGACCCATACCCAATTCAAGAACCGGACCTTCTGTCATAGCCATCAATCTCATTACAATAGGTAGATGAGAACCGCCCCCAATGTGTGCGTTATACTTAAGATGCAAAATATATCTCCTTTAGTTGTTTTACACCACCCCAATATTCTAGTTCGTTTGTTCTACTCTTCCTACTAAAAGTAGTCCTACAACTGACCCCATCACCAGTCTTAAACGAGATCGCTGGTCTACCTGTATACTCCTTTCTATCAGGAAAGATTTTGTTGACCAAAGCATTCTCTTCTAGTCTCGTATAGGGCTCCCACTCTTTAGGAAGTAGAGGCTCAAGTCTCTCGATCCAATATTCCCGACCGCACATCTGTGCCCCTTCACAGTATCCATACTTACGCCACGCTCCTCTATGACGTCTCCAAATAATCCAGATATGATTGTAGTTGTACATCATATCGTCTTCCTCTGGAGTCATCGTGAAGTATTCAGGAGGATAGAGACAATCTGCTTCTGCGGCAATACAAAGTCTTGTCTTGGCTTCCTTTAAACCAAGAAGTAGCTGCTTCCACTCACTTGTATAACTGATGGGGACCTCTCCTACACAGATATTGGTTCCAAAGTCAATCGGCTTCCTAGATACACTAACGATTGGAATGTCCCCCGCCTTCTTTTTTAGGTCTTCTCTAATCCGTTCTTCGAACAACGGATTCTCCGCGTTGGCAGTGTAGTAAACTATTGTCCGATCCTGCATAACTTAGCCTCCAATTTTTGTACTTTTTCAACCAATTCATTAAACTCGGCTTTGCCCTCACAAAAGTCACTCTGATAGTACTCTCCGTCACGATACTCTGTACCACATTTAAAAACAGCGAAAGAAGTACAAGGACTTGGGGGATACTCTTCGTCGGCATCACAATATGGACAAAACATATATCTCTCCTTTCATTTATCGAACCCATGTTGATGAAAGATTTTAACTAATCTTTCAGGTATCAGAGGTAGGTTCAGTTTGTTATTTCCTCTGACATAGAAGTCATACTTATCAGGGGTTAAATGAAAATGAGCTGCCCTGATCGGTTTATCTACGATATTAATACAAGAACGTAGATTAAATTTGTGAAAAGCGTATGTGATGTTTAAATGTTTAACACGAATTCTCAATTTCTTGTCTCGGTTTATCATCCTCGCTAGTCCCATCTCTTCGTCTTTTCCTGTTTGGTCTACCTCCTTTTTTAGTTGTTCAAAAATGTCTCTGGCGGTCTTCTTGAAGAACATACTGGCAGAACAGAGTCTAGGCATCCGACTATAGTTAGTTAAACCTAAATCAGCCGTCCCCAAGTCTGGTTCGTCCTCCCTAAACGATACGAATTGGAAACAATCAAAATCATGATACCAGTATAGATCGTCTCCAATTAGACCCTTCTGCATAAGATAAACGAGTACATAGACCTTAGTAGCGGGCCAGTGAATCGAGCAATAGTTGTCATCTCCAATGACGATAGATTTGACTCCGTTATACTCATAATTGAAATTAGTTACTATTAAGATGTCCTCTTTGTGCCAACCTATACTTAAACTATTGTCAATCTGGATTCTAGCTGCCATTCTATGTTCGTCATTAAATTCCCGATCTGGACTTATGTAAGTTAACACTTGTTTCATACAATCCCATGTCGATCAAAGATTTGGATTAATCGTTGAGGCATTAAGACTCGATTGATCTTATTTTTACCTTTATAGAAGTCCAACAATCTTGGAATCCCAGATCGACGCCAACTCCCAAATGGGTGAAAGTGTATGACCCTTATAGGTTTCACTGCTTGTGTGTAGTTAGATCGAACATTTATAAAAGTAAAATTGTAGGAAATGTTAAGTCGTTTAATCCTATTAAACTCTTTAAGCCTCGGGAGTCTAGACAGGTCGAAGGAGTGTCTGTTATTAATCAGATATTTAGTCACAACTGCGTCCGAATAATCTTCAGTCAGTAGGCACAGAGCGTGTTCCTCGGGAAGTTTGTGAGCATATTCTACCGCTCTCAATACCTCAAAAATATCTAAAACTTTCGTGGTGAAAAACATACTACCTGTATTCCATTGGACCATCCTACCGTAATCAGATAGTGCCAAGTAGTGCTCACCAAGGTTAATCTCTTCTTCTGTCAGAACCTCACACTGGTAACAATCGAGATCGTGAAACCAGTATAAAGTATTTGATTGTAAAACTCCTCCTTTGATGAGATCAATTATGACATTCTCCTTAGTAGCCATAGGATAAAAATCGCAATAATTTTCGTCACCAATAAGGAACGCTCTTACTCCTCTGTATTCATAATGGAAGTTCGTTACTAAAATAATATCCTCTAGCCCCCAACCCAATTCTAAACTATTGTCTATTTGAATCTTAATTAGTATACGACTCTCTTGGCAAAAATCCTTTCTAGGATGGACATAAACCATAAGATTCTTCATCTTCTGACTTTTCTTTTTTTTCTAGTTTCCCAGAGGTTCGGAGTTACTATCAAGTTGGCTCCCTTATTCCCTGTAGTATCCGTATGTGTATTTACCATATAGGATAACCTCTGCGCGAGTTTCTTGCCCATGACGAAAGCATCAACTACAAGTTCCGTAAGACTGAGCTTTAGTTCACTCTCCGGCAACTCATAAACTACGTCGTAAATCTGTCTAAGCTTCTCACAAATACAAACATGTCGATGTGCTCTATACATCAAGTCGGCCTTTACAACTTCTCGGTCTTCAGAATAGGGTTGGTACTCCATCTTCGTCTCCCTTATACATTAGCGTTACAATTCAGACAGGGTTCCATACTGAAGTCAAGCCCTCTATTACGTTTTCTAATCCTATACGACTGGTGCCAAATCTCAGTGAGAGTCTGAGTATTAACATCTCCTAGAATTAATTTACCGTCATAATCCATGCAGCAGGCGACGACTCTGCCATCCCAGAGAATACTCATTGTATTGTTCAAAGCCCAACAGACCTTACGTTTCCCCGTTCTCTCCAACTTCTGATGCCTAGCCCCACCCCAGTTCTTAAACTCCCCGAAAATGTGATTCTTTCCCCAGAGTTGTTTGAATCGTCTTATCTCATGATAATTATCGTCAACAAGGACCATTGAAGCGAAGACCTTACAATGCGCCTTCTCAATGAGTTTCCTCACATTACTCACTACTCTTTCGTACTCAGGACCTCGGACAACCTTGTCATAAGTCTCTTTCGTTGCCGCATTGATACTACAGCAAATACAACTGATATTGTGATATTTGACCAGTCTATCAACGTCAACCAGTTCAGCATTTGTGTAAATGTGGACGCGGACTTTCTCAGCCCGCATATAGTCCAACCAATCCCAAATTCTAGGAAATACAAAAGGTTCTCCATTAAGAAAGGGAACGAAGAACGAATTGTTCATCGCCTTTCCATCTTTGATTATCTTATGGAATAGTTCATCACTCATTTCTCCACGAGGACGAGTCATGTCGTAACGAGGACAGAAAACACACATAGCGTTACACGCAGTCGTGCTTTCAAACTGAAGTTTCATCGAGGAATCGAACTAGAGGTTGGTTAAAGGAAGGATGGGAGACATACATCTAGATCCCCCATTGAGGCCGTACAGTTTCCTCGTAATACTTTCTCCAAGTATTCAAGGAATACAACCAGCCAGGTGTGGCTTCAGCTGTTCCATAATTATGTGTTCTAGAGAAGGAGCGATGCTTGTGAGCAAACCAAGTATTCTTATTTAACATGAGATGCCCACCTGCCTGCCAAGTTTTGAAGACAACCTCGTGTGAGTCTTGGTATAACGGCCCGTACCCCTCTGTTTGCAACTTCCCTATGACTGTCTCCCACCATGCTCTCGGCATCAGCCAGACGCTTCCCTGCATCGCCATAGTAGCATCTATGGGTATATCCTTTCTCCTACTATCACGACTCTTCCATCTTTGCCCTGCGAACTTAATACCCCCTTGAATAACAAGTTTCTCATAACCCACAGGGGGTTGATCTTCCATCACAGTCCAAGTTTTCGGATTTAGAAAATAGCGAGTAGCTGTCATGATCCAGTTTGGTTGACAGCTCTCAGTCATAATACGATCGAAGCCCTGCGCGACCATCACATGTTCATCTGAACGACATATAAACTCACCGCGAGCTACTGAGACACCTGCATTGATAGCGTCTCGCATCCCGCGATTCTTCCCCAAATGAACATAACGAACTCTCGGGTCTATCCTAAGTTTAAATGTAGGCCAATAACCATCAAAGACTGCTATGACCTCTAACTGATCGCCCAACTCAGAATTGGAAAGAAAAGAGTCTATAGTATTAATCAGATAAGGATCTTTCCAACTAGGGATTACCACAGATAGTTTCAAAACCCTTACCCTCTTAACTTAGTTCTACGTTCTTTCGGATTAGGAGCGTTACCCTTTACCTTGCTAAGTCGTTGAGACTTAGGAAGTTTAGGACCGGCCTTCTTCTTTTTTTTGGGTGGTTTTTTTACTTTATTTTTAGCGCCCACAACACACACTCAAAAAAAGGGGTCTAGGATAACTAGACCCCTAGGTAAAGTTACGCTACAGGAGTGTTGGCCTCTACAGCCGCAGCAAGAGCGTCCCGAGAAGCCACAACTTTGTCCAAGACAGCCTGAACCGCCTCTGGAGTTGGAGCATCCTTCAAAGTAGCTACTTCCGCAATCAGCCCATTAATCAAAACAATAGCAGAGTCGATTACGGTAGTCTCTGTAGCCACGGCCGCTGACAAGTCATCAAATTGTTGCATGAGTTTAATTTCCTTTTTTAGAATGTTGATCAACATGAGTTCCATGCGATCTAGTTGTTTTTGTATGACATCTAAGTCTAGAAGCCAGTTAAAGATTCCCATTAGTTGGTCGGTTTGTCCATTTTTTTATTGTTGGGAGAACCAGTCTTTCCCTTGCCCTTCCCCTTGGCCGTCGCTTTCTTCTTCGAAGCATTAGCCGCAAACTGAGGGGGAACAACACCCTTTTTACCAGCCATTTTTCTATCCCCTATTTAATCGCCGCCCTTGGGTGGGTTGTCATGCATGTTCTTATGCATGTTTCTAGCCCTATGTGTATGAGTAGTTTCATTCATATGATAACTCATATCCCCATACATACCACCAGCCTTGTCTGGAGTTGTAGTATCAGAATGTTTACTCTTCATCCTCGAACCCGTATTAGAGTCAGGAGGAGTGGTCCTACTACCAGGAACTTTACTATTCTTTGCCATGATAATCTCCTATTTCTTTTTCTTATTGCCCTTAGCAATTCTGTTGAATGTTTTAGCCAAGTTGGCCTGCTTGACAGTTTTAGTATCATAGTTATCTGGATTAGCCAGTACTTGACTTGCATACTGTTGGACGGGCTTTCCTGCTTTTTTTGCTTTGGCAGTAAATGCACCTTCCTTCAGGTCACCCGGAATCCACTTTTTCTTTGCCATTGTTCTATCCCCGTTTCTTCGGAACGGACTTGGATTTAGGCTGACTCTTCGGGGTGCTCTTGATCGTTCTGACTGGGGTAGCCCCCACAGAACCAGAGTTTGTTATTTGCTCAGTTGCCCAAGACGTCTTACCTGCCTTAGGTTCTGAAGTCGAACTTTTCTTAGCCATATTAACTCCTAGCGTTCATGAAGTTCTTCACGAATCAATTTAGTACTACTACTTAGGTCTCGTTTAATCCATGCGTAATTCTGAATTTTGGCAGGAACACCCCATGCAATCATATTAGCTGGAACGTCTTTTGTAACGACCGATCCGGCTCCTATAAAAGCATTTTCGCCAATGGTGACACCGCAGACAATAGTTGCGTTAGCTCCGATAGCCGCCCCTTTCTTCACTACTGTCTTTTCAAAACGTCCGCGTTTATATGCCCGAGGACGTTTGACGTTAGTAAAAACTACAGACGGTCCAATAAAGACATCGTCTTCTAGTTCTACTCCATCATAGATACTGACATTGTTCTGGATACGCACGTTGTTACCAATCGTAGTATTGGCTGCAATGAAAACGTTCTGACCCAAAACACAATTCTCACCGATTACGGCTCCGTCCATGACATGACAGAAGTGCCAAATTTTTGTCCCATCTCCAATACTGCAACCAGCTTCGACATCTGACGTTCTGTGAATAAATACTTGACCCATAAAAATTAGCTCCGGTTCTTTAGTTGTAGACTACCATCGTAGTCCCATATCCAAGTTTGTTTTTCTTTGGAAAATTCCCGGTATAAGCCAACCATAACTACGTGGCTCGTATTACACTCAGGACAGAAGATAAACCTCTTTAACAAGTTACCAAAAGGAATCCACCATCTGAGTGGTGTATTATAAGGAGTAGGAGTAAGACAACCTTTCTCGCACTGAAATACCACTCCTGTAGTATCAGTGATCGGAAAAAGTGACATCTGGACAAAATCACCTAAGTGGCTCTGTTTAATATCTATGTAGCTGAGGACAGGTGACGAATCTTCTCGCATAATCCCACACTCGGTTTGGCGATATCTAGACCGAATCCATTTCCCTCGATGATATGCCGATAAGACTCAGAATGTAAGTTAGTAAAATTAGTTGTAAAGTCTACCAGTTCATCGTCAACCATGAGAGTTCGAGTGACCTCGTGATTAGGAGAGATAGATAAATCGAACTCTACGAGAGCTTTATCAGTAGTAAACGACCCAACTATACGTTCATCGTTCTTTTCGATCAGCGTAACTTTCTTATAGTTCTCTCCAAAAATCCAAAGGAGAGTATCGAACATATGAACCCCGATATTCGTAGCCAACCCACCCGAACACCTAGTCTGTGCCTTCCAAGTTATGTGGTACCACTTACCTCTAGGAGTGTAGTAGCGTAGGAAAACTTTATGTCCGTTGGTAACTCTATCCTTAAGTGCTTGAAGTTCTGGCTTCAGTCTAACCTGAAGGATTGTATTAACTTTCGTACCAGTCTCCTCCTCACAATCCTGCAATCTCTTAATATCAGTGAGCGTCAGTACTACAGGTTTTTCGCAAATAACATTTGCCTTAAGTCTTAGTCCAGTCAGACACTGTTCAAAATGATACACATTCGGAGAACAGATTACAAAATAATCTGGTTGTTCAAACGAACAATAAGAACAGAACTCTTTCCAATCCTTAGTAAAGAAACAGTCCTTATTGTAAGAGTCTAAAATCCCTACCGAATCGAAGGGGTCGATGGCAGCGACTACCGTACCCCCACAATCCTTAATTGCTCTTAAGTGACGCGGAGCTACATATCCTGCCACCCCAGTTATAGCAAACTTTAACATAACGTCTTAAACATTTCTACATTGTTATGAACGAATGAGCGTCTCTTAAGCCAAGCGTCTATCACTCTCATGATCATATAGCTAACTTCTTCGTGTTCTGATTCGTCGTAGAGTTCCTTGGACATTCCAAACCAGCCAAGAAAACCGGCGTCATTCTCAAAGTCGACTATAAAAAAATTCTTTTCTTGTTCTTCTCCACAACTCATAACTCCACCTCTCGAATATCTATAACAGTCTTGTGTGCAATACCCCCGAGTTCGGGAACTTCTTGTAACAGATGGGGTAGACCTACTATATTGAGATTAGCTTTAAGTTCATCTCGCAGTCCAGAATTCATCTGTCTAACTTTGGGCTTGATAGCTTCCCAACAACGCATTCCTTCCTCAAGAGAAGCTACACATAGACGATATAGGTTAAGAGCAAGAACGTCTTCAGACATACTAAAATAAAACTGTCCACCCTTAAGAGCAGGGTTGTTAGTCATTTCCTCATATCCAGTAATATAACGTCGTGCACCTTCCGCCATAAGATAGTTATTGCTCACCATGGCTCCATGGTCCGACATTGCAGAAGCTAGGTCTGGGTCATTCGGACGATCTTTCATGGCTTCTCTCATCAAGTCTAACGCTTTTTCCAAGTCTCCCGATTCTTGATAATTACGGATCAATGTAAAGTAGATTGTAGAATTAAAACTTTCAGTAGGTATCTGGTCCCTCATAGCCAGATACTTCTCACCCCAGTATCTGCTTTTCTCATGGTAGTTATGATGACCGTAAAGCTGACAGAAGTAGAATGGTACATCGAAGTTCTCGGGATTATCACGCATCTCTTTGTAGAGAAGTCCTTTAGTCCTAAAAAACTTCTTTCTCATCTGTGCTGGCGTTAGGTCGTAACCAAAATGTGAGAGCGAGAAGTAAGGATTGAGAACACACGCTCCTGCAAAGATTGGCTGATTGTGGATACAATTTACATAATGGATAGTCCCAGCTTTAAACATCCTAGCTGAGTTACAACTCATGGCCAACTGGCCGTCTTGAAAGTCGTTGATGAATACAGCTATGGATGTATAACCCGGAGCTTCGATTTCACTCTCCAGCCATTTATGAAACATACTCCGAGTATAATGGGGGGTTTTGACAAGACGCTCGTCAGCGTCGATAATTATAATCCAGTCACCAGTAGCGTAATTAATAGATTGATTTCTATGTGTAGAGAAGTTGTTTTCCCACGGGTGGTGATAGACTTTAGCGCCATAGAGTTCAGCAATTTCTATGGTCTTATCTGTTGATCCTGTATCGACAACTATGATCTCGTCGACGACGTCCTGTAAGGACTCTAGAACTTGAGACATATTATGTGCCTCGTTCCGTACCATCATGCACGCACTGATCTTCATGATCCCTCGTAATTTTTTTAGGAGTTTAGTTCACTATTAGATAATCTTATCATATTTTTATTGTTCTTTTGATTCTGGTGGACACGTGGGTTGGCCAGTTTTCTGAAGGGCAAGCATAACAGTATCGTCCTTCTTAGCACTACCCGCAGACGATCCAAAATAGAAAGAAACGACAGAGGTCAAGTTCGCTATCAAAGCTCCGACAATAAGAGTGATAACTTCTTTACCTACTTGACCCTGTTGAATAAACCAAAAAAGGGCAAATGTTCCAACTACAAGAAGAGAAGCGACCACGGGTCGCATTGTCCATTTATCCCCGTTAGTATCATTAGCCATAGTGATCCTCCCACTAATCTAGTGGTGAGAAATGACTTGGGATATATTCCCCTTCTGCAAATTCCGCTACGTCTCCAACATTGAAAACTTGTGCTTTGCTAGCTACATAACACATAACTATACAAGTGTACTTCCTAGGCCAAGTGAGTTCCTTAACTTTACTGGGTCCCTTAACTTCTGCTGGTAGAGTTGGTTCCTCCATTTTGGATGATTCAAAAGCTGTAACCTGATTCAAAGTAAGCTTTGGACTGGCTTTTATGGATTCGTCTTTCATAATCCCATACCCCCAATAATATTATATATAAAAAAACCGGGGAGCGGCAACCGCCCCCCGGCGCATGGGTTATTATTCCATTCTAGTTGCAAGTGGAGCGATATCCAACCACGCGTCCAAAGTACCACCAGTTGTTGGAGTACCAGCAATAGTAGCCTTAATACGCACGTACCGCTTACACTTAGTGGGAATAACCCCACTATAGACAAGTTTTCCGACGGTCAACTTACTAACAGTCATGCTCGCCGCCCCTAAGAGATTCAGGTTCAGCAAATTGCCAAAACTGGCCGCAGTAGACGAAGGAGAATCCTGCAAGTAAAGAGACAGAGTAGCAGTAAGAGGTTTGGTACTAGCCACGGCAGTACCGATCTTAGCGTGGACGAAGATAGGTTCGCCACGACCAACATTGGGATTGACCGCGGCCAAATCCACAGTAAAGTCAGTAATAGTTGCGGAGACAGCACCCGTCAAGGCTTTAGCATCCGCAAGCTGAGTGCGATAGTCCATAATAGTCATATTAATATACCCCCAAAATTAGGTAAGAGCAGTTTCAGTATTCAGCATAGCGTCGACCTGCTTCACAGGGATACCCCGGAAGAACATTGTTGGACGACCGAAAGCATCAGCAGGACCGTACTGAACATTTGTTTTATCCTTCGCCTCTTTATCAAGACAGGTCAGGACAGTGGGGTTCATGTAGATTACAGAACCAGCCCCGCCAGAAGGCATCTGACGCAGGGCGACAATAAGAGTATTCGCCAACTTCGTAGCAGTAGCAGGAACATTAGCCACACGCTGGATGCACCGTTCATCACGGACGCAGAGACCAGCGTTCTGCTTGAAGTGTGTCTGATAAACTTTGTAAGGATTACCAGAAGGATCGTAAACAGTTTGAATCCCATCATCACTCATCGAAAAACCAACGGTGGAGGAATTCTTAGGATAGATCATGTGAACAGTAGTCGGTCCCCATTGAACGACGAAGATAGAGTTCAGTGTAGAACCAGTTCCACCGTAGTTATGACAGTTGGCGATGGCGCTCACGCCAATAGTAGTAAGGTTAGCAAGACGAGTGGAGAAGCCATTAAACTTCTCAGGAGCACCACTAGTAGAACCATAGATAATAGTAGAGGCCATCGTCTGAGACATACCTTCGACGAAGGCAAGATCTTCAGTCAGGCGAAAAGCGGCCTTATCAGACGCGACGTCGATAAGAGCGATATCAACCTGTGAGTAGGCTTCCAACATACCGATGCCCTCAACGATCTGTTGAGTGCTAGACTTTTCCAGCGTTACGCCAGAATTAATTTTACGCCAAGAACCCGTAGGAAGGGAAAGCCGCTTGGCAGTAATATGCTGAGTATCTCCATTAGAACGAACCCATACCGCGTCGTCCATGATAGAATTAACCTTGTTCATCACTTCCGCGATGGCAAGGATAGCACCATCTTTGGACCGTTTAGCGAGGTCAATGAGGGTCATTCTGTTAGCAGTCAAAAGTGCCATGTTAAGTTACCTCGTTATAGTTTTGTAATATTACTTTTTAAGCATCGTTGGATAGAGTGATTTCGCCAGATGATCTGGTGATCCCACTGGTTCCTGATCTGGATTAAACACGCCAGAACCCGCCTGTACGTTCCCTTTAAGAATACGTTCTTTAGCAGGGAATCGGTCGATGATTATCTCAATAGCTTCCTCCGGGTCAGCTATTTCACCGGGGTTTCTCTTTGAGAGGATATCTTCTCCGTTCATCCTGCCGATAGCAGTCGGGACCCCGTTTATCTCCTTAACTTCAAAATAGTTTCCGAAGTAGGAGTAGGCCATCTCAGGAATTAACAAAGTCTTTTCTCTTAAAAATTCAGAAGAGGTAAAAGCGTTCCGAACTAACAGATTCCTAATCTGATTAGTCTTTAGATTCAGCGCCTCTTCCCGTTCCTTAACTTGTTTTTCCCAAGTATCACGTTCCTTAGTTTTTTCTGTTTCGAAGGCTTCTTTCATCTGTCTCTTGACGCTTTCTACGCCTTCAGTGTCCATCAGCTTTTGTTGATCAATGTTCTGTAAAGTATCGAGGGCTCTCTTAGCTTCATCGACATCAATACCCTCATATTTACCTTGCAGTTCGTGAATCTGACTTTCCAAGTCTTCAATACGTTTTCTGCGACCAGCCGACTCACTATTAGCGGCTTGTTTCTCTTTCAAAAGCTTTTCCACATCATACATTCTTTCCTCGCCATCCTGATCAACCCAGATAGGATAGCCAGTTTCAGACAACACCAAGTTGTCCTCGTCGTCTTTCTTAAGCGTCAATTTCAGTTCTTTTTCTTTCTGTGTAGCCATAAAGTAGGATCTCTCCAAAAAGGCATCTCGCCTGTAGTTGTGGTACCGAGGGTACCTTTTTTCTTATTCTAAGAATAAGGTTAATTCAATAAGTTATATAACCAAAGAAAAAACATAGTTTTCATATGTCTGAGACTGAAAGTTCTGGATAGGTATTTCCACTATTAAGTTTAATCTCTACCGCAACTCCTCCCAACAAGCGCGGACAAAATCCCATTGTCTCTTCCCATGACGGTGCCACTCCCTCAACTAACGATTTCTTAAATGTCCCGCTATTAGCTAGAATAATTGTTCTATCTTCCCAATCACCTTTTCGTGTAATGGAAACTCTAGCGATTTTTTTTGACCACTGTTGATGGCTATGACCTACTAAATAAATATCAGCGTCGTAGTATGTAATGAATCTTGAATACGTAGTAATCGCCCCTCCTTCTGTTCTAGAGCCTCCTCCGTAACCATGATGCAGAAACACTCGTATAGCTCTAGTATTCCTATTCTTTTCACTATCATATTTAAGTTGCAGGTAGAGTAGAGCACTGTAGCCTAGATCAAGTGTTTTGTCCCCTAGACGATCACAGAGTTGCCAAATCATATCTGTATTGTAACGTTTCAGTATTTGGTCTTCGTGATTCCCTCTTAGAATACCTAATATCTTAGAAGAATACGGACTTAGGAGTTCGATAGCATCATCTATCTGAGCATCTAAGAATCTGTCTGGATTAGGACAATCAAAGTACCGTTTATCTATATTTGATAATCTAAAACGTTTACTATCTGCCACGACTAGGGCGTCAAAGACATCACCCATAATAATGAAATGCGTCTGAGGAATTTCTGCCTGTTCCTCCATAAACTTTTTAAAACGTCTACGTGCAAACGTACTGCTACCCACGTGTAGATCCCCTAGAGCGACTAATCTAACTGGAGAAGTTATTCGATAAGGAATCGTTTTATGACCTAACTTCATTTAACCTCCTAACTCGCTTAGTGTTCGTAGTCTACCTGTATCCCTGTCTATCAAGTCACTAAACGAGATCCTTCCTGTTTTAATAAGTGCGTATCGGTTTGGTCCTACTAAATTTTGTTGAGTAGACTCACTCTGAGCTTTAAACCAAGACTCATAGTTCCCCGAGATGCCTGGAGTAGTTTTAGTATTGATATATTCACTGTACTCGTTACTTATTTCGGTCATATTCAAACCTAGTGAACTCGCCGGTGCAAACTCAGGTAGAAGACTACATCTACAGTTGTCATGTAACGGACAAGGTGGATTCGTTCCCAATGCAAATACTATTCCATCTAGTACAGCACATCGCAAACAAGTTCCCCTACCCGTACGTTTATAACCAGCCTCTAAAATAGCTGTCCATCTAACACCCTTGACAATATCCCCATTCTGTCTATAAACTACCTCCTGAGCGAGTGTATTGGCCGATTGAACATAGGTCTGAGCTAGAGTAGCCGCATCCTTCTCAGCCTCTCGAAAACCTGTAGTTAAGTCTCGAACAAATCCATGATAATCAGCTCCCTGTAATGATCCAGTCGAGAGGTCCTCTCGAATATTTCCGGCGATATTATCATACAAGTTGTCGACTCTATCGGAGAGAAGATACCCACCTACTGGAACATCAGTAAATACACTACGTAGTTGTTCAGTAGACGCGGAAACTGGTTGGAAGGTTGTGATTCTATTTCCGAAAGAGACAATGTCGTTGTGAACAAGCAACGAGGCGACCCCAGCATGTGAAACCATCTCAGCGATGTTCTTACCTACTACACTTCTTAACTCTCCTGTTAGACTACTGAACTCGTCCAAAAGGTTAAGAGTTCGTACCTCTTCCCATACTGGGACAGTAAGACCATAACTCGTTATCCTATCTAACACATCACGTTCAGACTGTTTAACGGATCGTAGAAGAACCTTGAGAGCCGACGCTTCATACGAATCTAAACGCAGACGCCACTCAATATTTCTAGCTAAAACTATTAGTAATAGAGTCTCATTGGGAGTTAAGAGCATCGGCGTTTAATCCACTAAACGTGAGCACCTTTAATCAAGTTATGTTTGTCGTCGAACTTCTCAAAAAGGGCCGTAATAACTCCAGGATGATAACTATAAGTACATGCACTAGATAAGTTAAGTTCACGATCCGCCTTCTCTGAGTAGTAAAACTCAGCGTCGTGTCCACAAAAAATCCCACCTGTTTTAACTTTAGGAAACCAAAGTTCCAAATCTCTTTTTATACTAGGATATAAATGATCGGCATCTATGAAAATTAAATCTTGAGACTCGTCTGGAATAAGTAAACTAGCTTCTTCAGAGGACATCTTCAAAGGAGTTATATACTCACGTAGTCCGCGTTGTGTTAAATTAGATAGAAACTCTTCGTATAGATTAAGACCCCCATCGACAATCTCACTACCACCTATAGAGGATAGAGAACCTTGCCAATGGTCTATGCAAGTTAGATGACCGCCCCGCACCTTAGCTATCGCCGCTAAATAACACGAAGACCTACCCTTCCATGATCCTACTTCTAAAAACTTTGGGTTCGATGGACAGTCCCAAGTGAGTTGTTTGAGGGCGTCTCCGACTGAATCGGGGACACCTGGAATACCAGAACACAGTTCATCGAAGAAGTCTATTTTCATACTTAGATCTTATTCCAAGTACCATCCTTCCCAACTATTATCCACTTACTGGCCCCTGAGACTGGTTGGAGTACTAGAGACGCCCATGTTTGGGTCGCCTGAGTACAACTCCAACCCGTAGATGAACTCCCTATCTTATCTCCCGGCGCTACTTTTACACTTACTGTATTAGCTTGAAGCTTAACAATAGTCAAGTCTGACGAGGAAAGAGACGCTTTAGGTAATCTTATAGTATAGGCAGTAGCAGTATTAACAGAGATTATGACAGGAGAATAACGATGTATGAAGGATGCGACATCTGTATAAGGACCAGCTCCAGTAATTTTTAATTCGTATAATGACGATTGAATAGCAGACATAGTTCAATACCTCTCTTAGTATAAAGATATGCCCCACTCTCGCAGGGGCTCTCGCTGGTTCGGTTTCTTGGTCTCATAACGAAGAGCCTTCACCCGAGACGTTAACCTCTGGAAAAGGAGAGAAACCAAAGGCAGATAACCACTTACGGCCAGACTCCAAGCGCATCTGGGAAAGGAGGGGGGTGAAGGAACTATAGATATCTGCACAAGATCCCCAAGTTCTCCAAATACTCTAGATTATAAGGAAGAACAGGTTGGATAGCAGACATGTAAATAAAAATACGACCTCTCGAATATTTTGTCAATGGCTCACCCCTAGGAAACCATACGCCTTTAGCAAGAGGTCTAACTAGATCTTCAATTGTCTCCCAAGATAAGTCGGTCCCATCGTAGTCAGACATGTTGTAACCGAACTCAGGTTTATCTTCAACCTTAAAATCATGTACACATATATGAGCTTCGACAATTTCGTGTTGAGCGAGCTTCTCATTAATAACTTGAAACTCCTCACGAATTGGATTGGGATTGTTTCGAGCGTGGGCGTCTAAGAAATAAAAGGGTCTCGGACCAAGTTCTATTTTCCCCAAGAGAGGAAGAAACTCACGACTATCCAGAGCTTGACATACTACGTTCGTGATACCCCGAAGTGTCTCTGCTACTACTGGGCCGTTCAAAAACTTATCACAAGTATAGAGTTTAAGTTGAGGAAAGAGAGCAGCTAGAAATCTCGCAGTAACGCCCCTCTCTGTCCCAGTTTCGACAATACTCGTAGCCGAAGATAGAACTAAATAACTAATCAGTTCTCTAACAAAATTAATGTCATGAATCGTCTCGCTACTTGCTTTCAACTGATCGTTAACTGCAAAAATCCATTTCCAATTTATTTTCATACATTACCTTTCAATAGTATTAGCTGATGTTTTATAGGTCTCGCGAATGGCTAGTAGAAGTGCCGCTACTCCGAATAACAGACCAATCACAGCAACTAGTAAAACAAGCAGTATAGACCGACTTTGCTGATCGGTTGTCTTGAAAAGTAGGTCGCTATCTGTCCTGATCTTGGAAACAGTCAGATCAACTTCCTGTCGAGTAATAAACCTAGAAGCTTGGTCTCTCAATGTCTCCCTAAACTCATTCATTCCATCGAGTCGTCGTTCCATTGCCGCACGCGCGGCTTCTGTATATCTCTCGTTCAAACGAGATCTCTCTCTTATTAACTCTTCCAGTCCGATTACACGTTCATTTAGTGACGGAAGAGTTAGGGGTCTATTGTCGGGACTTTCGGAGTTTGCCACACTCAGACTAAACAAAAATACTACTACAGAGACAAAACTTCCTATAAAAACTTTACATTTTTTCATCTCAGTAAACCTCACTTTGTTACGGAGTACCTTTTGTTCCGTGGCCACGTTTAAATGAATAGGGAGTCCCAGTCCCAGATTGAGCGCGAGTGGCAGTCACCGATGTCGAAGTTGGAGTACGTGTTGTTCCGGGACTTAGAACCGTTTGAGCGATGTTTCCAAAACTTCCTTTAGCAAAAGTTAAGCCGCGATTCTCTTCGTCGAACATTGACTGAAGATCAGCGTAATCGTACTGGTCACTGATAATCGCACGCCGTTGGAGTTCTTCAAAGACCAACTGACCAGGAAGTACCCTAAGTTGAGCACCACGCAATAGAACCTCAGCATCAAGCGTCTGCATCCAGCGGAATTGAGTATTGACTTCAGCAGCTCCTCCCCGTTCTTCTCTCATGTACAAGGCAGTGAAGAACAGGCATTGTTCAATAAAATCAGTGAAGAGGAGTGCCCAAGATTTGAGAGTACTATCACTCTCCCCCGAGGACAATGCTTTTTCAGTGGCCGTAATCGTACCAGTCTTGGGCATCAGAAGTTGTAAACCCCACATGGCCATCTTAGTCTCTAAGTCTATGAGGTGCATATGACCCTCAGCAATAGACTTCCCAGTGTGTTCTACATACTTAAGATCCCCTTCTAGACTATCGGAGTGAATCATCCTGTTAGGTCCGATCTCAATCTGGTCTATTTTATCCGAGTCTGTAAGTTTTCTACCGAAGAGAATAGGTAAACGAGTAAAATGGAGAATGTTCATCTGGTCACTAGTACTCTGCCAGTGAGCCAAGTTCATATATGCCAAGTCATCCAAAGGAGGTTCAGCAGTAAGAGCAGAGATCGTTTTACCTGGCATAAAGACAGCCAACGGGATTATGTCTAGAGTTGTAGGACCCGCACCTATTACAACCCACTTCATCTGGTTGATCTGTTCATCTTTTTGCTCTTCGTAGAGCGTCCATCGCCTAGGTTCTAAAACTCGTATACGATTTACTTGCTTGACCCCAAACTGACCGTCGTCAACTTCTTCAGTCTCTCGGATACGTAATTGGGTAAAAAGAGTTTTACCACTTACGATTTCTGTCTTCCATCCTATGATTGAGGAAGGAGGAAGATGAACCCAGTAAGGCCGACGTCCTATTCTCTTTTCGTCGGCTACAGAAATAGTACCGAGATATGTTCCTTGGGGATAATCTACGAGTACGCACGAAACGCCATCTGAAACACCTCTCTCAAAAACAGGTTTAAGAAAAGCATCTAGATTGCTACCCTTCAAGTCTATATCTTCTTCATAACCGTCTTGTGTCTTAGTTGTCCTGATAGCAGAGGGGACATCAGCCAGTAACTTAACAGGTTGCGTAAAAACTTGGCCACCCAGATAAGAGACGGTTCTCCCGAAAGCATTAAAGAGATACGTTCGTCTTAGGCGATTCTGATAGTTCTCATCACTTTCCTTCGTCTCTTTTGGAAGGAACTTTTGACCGGCTTCTTTCATAGCCTTTGTCCCACCCAAAAGAGATGTAATCAGATCGAGTCGTTCCTGATGCTCGACATACTCCTTTCGAGGTATTTCTACTCCAGATGGAGCGGGTGAACCCATAAGGGGAACATCAATAGTTGAAATTTTCGATATCTTAGTCTCAACTATTGTTTCCCCAGTTAACCAGTCTTTCAGAATAGCCATGACAAACCTCAGTTGATAATGTGATCATTGGGTTGAAGTTTCAGATGTTGACTACACATCGGGCACTCCAAAACAATATCGACCAGTGACGTAGTACGTTTATCTTCTATATATACTACATTATTTCCGTTATCCACTCTACAATCAAAAAATGCACTGATCCGTAAGTCGGATGGGAACTCTTTCAAAATAGCAATAAGGTCTGCTACAGTTGCGTCCTTTTTCCACAACTCCTCGTTACCTGCACAAAATGAAATCCCATAGTCAAAATCCATTAACCACTCCTTCTAGAACCCGTTCTGGAACAAACCGCACATAGGACAGTACATCCCATCCTCCGTAGCGTAGAATAGCGAATTTCCACAATTACACGTCCAATGAGGACAATCTATCTCAACTTGAGCTGCAAACGTTCCCTTATAACACCCACAACTTGGACATTCTATAAATCTAGTCCCTTGGGGTTCAGTGGCGACCCACTCAAAAAAACATTCTAAACACCTTGCCTCACCCGTGATATGACAAATCTGAGCTTTGCGATAGTCTTGAAGATTAACAATATTACTACTTACCATAATAGTTCTATACTCCTACCTACCAGTTCTTCAACTGGATAACGATAACACACGTAATAGCCCAGAGCGTCTGTCATATGGGTAAGATCAGGAGTGGCTCTCTTATCAATCTCTCCTGACCCCCCTTCAAGTAATCTAGTACCCTCAAAATCTTTAACAACGTTAGGACACTTGTCAGCATCTATGACCATTCTTACCACACCAGTAGTTGACATTAATCTAGAGTTTACCGCATTGACTCTAGCCCTCTCTCTCGGATTAGTAGTTGGAATAAAGTAATAAATACGTTTCCACTTGTCTTTAAACATCTTTCTCACAATGTCCCAGTCTGAACCTTCTGTCTGAGCTGATCCTCCTGCACCACCCGTTGCATCACCATAGACATGTACATCACCTTTATGGTTTGCCCAATCCTGAATCAACCTGTTACAGACAGCGACTGTGTTACTATTCTTAGGAATGAAGACTTCTGCGATAACTCCTGTACCGATAACGGGATTATAATATGTTTCATTCCTTCTTTCATCATAAACCGGTTCAGATACACCTGGAAGTTGTTGTTCTTGACAAATGACAGCCACGCCCGGAGAAATGTTGAAGTCAAAACATATTATTAGAGGTTGGGACGGATCGTATTGTAAGGGACGACAATGAACCTTCTGTTCGAAGGGATAATACACTCTTCCTTGGAAATGTACGAACGAGCCTTCAAATTCCTGGGCGAAGGTTAAAGGGTCAAGATCGTTCTTAGCGCTCTCTATTTCGTGAGCTGGAAGAATCTCAGAACTCTTCCAATGAAAATAGTCCCATTCAGGAACTATATCTTTTAACGCTGCTTCTTCCGCAACACGTTTGGCAACTTCTGCTAAGTCCCAATAATGATTCCTCCCTTCGGGAACACCGATAAAATCACACCAACCTAATCTATCAGAGAGGGCGGGACGTACGTGCTCTGGCCAAGTACGAGATTTCATGTTACCGTACTCATCTAGCACTCCCCCATCCCAAGGAGTACCTTCAATACGCTCTGGCTTATCCATACCAATAACCCAGATCTCGGCACCAGACTTTAGTCTGATGTTCATTTCAGACTCACTTACTCCACGACGTGAATCTGGATTATATGCCCACTCAGGAATCATGGACTTAATATCGTACCAAAAGATGCGTTTGGCCTGAGACCAGATAGGAGCACCGAAGAAGTATCGAGGACTAGTGAACTTGGAGGGGAGAGGTAACATGTTTGTACTAAAAGGATCGAGTGCTCTAATAACTAACTTACGTTTGGCAAGTTCAGTTTTTCCACTTCTCCTACCGGCAGGGACAACTTTGAATCGAGAAGCAGACTCACAGTAGCGACGCTGCTCATCGTGTGGACGCATCTTCGTCCAACGCAGAGTTAAGTAGTCCTGCTTCTTCGGACGTCCTCCTTGGGCCGGACCTTCCCCGTAACTACGTTTTGGCATCAGATCTCTTTAACATTCCGTGTTCTTCAACAACTCCCTTCAATCTAAGTGCCTCAAGGTAAGACACCTCTCCTCGCCCGAGTCTACCTCCTCCAGTGTCAGTCTTCCTAAATCCATACTCCTTAAGACATGGCAACCACTCTTTGAGAAACTCTTGGCGCTTGACAAAATCTACAAGTGGAGCCCCTTCTAGAGGTGTATGAGGCAACGGTTCAAGAGAGCTAATAGAAAAGTCTACGCGGATGTTCCGGTCGTATGTCACTGTCTCCACATCATCAAAAAACAAAATCTTCTTCGACTTTATCTTTGTATGGTTCTGTCTGAGAACGGCCAACTTCTTGACCCAGTCAAACCATGCCTGATAGTTGTCTTTGGGTAGTCCATAAATGAGATAGATAAAAACATAATTGACATGTTGAAAGAGATAATCAAAGATTTCTAACATCTTGTCGTCGGAGACGAACTTACCAGGAGATAAACGTTTGCGAGTACGCTCATCAAATGTCTCTATACCTACTCTCACATATGGCCGATGTTTTAAAAAGGGCATGACATTTTTAACGTCTTTAAGTGTGCACCCTGTACAAAGGAGAATTAGTTCTCTGTAATCAAACAACTCTTGTATTTGACTGTGACCACCTAGATTGACTGAGAACAGATTAACTGTCTTCACGCCCTTCAACTTAAGTTCCTTGAGTTGTTCTAGGACGAGTCCGATCTCCTTCTCTCGATACTTCCCACCTTGCCAACAGCCATACTCACAAAAATGACAACGATACTTACAACCTCGTGTCATTTCCAATACAGCTCTGGGTCCATGTATGACAGGAGGAGATATTAACTCAGACGCTCGATGAAAACCGTGCTTGTCTACAACATCTCCGTCGTACTCACCTAAGAAGATTTCTGTCTCGACCCAATCACGGACTCCTTGACCACCTGTCAGGAGTCTTTTCCCAGTACAATCGTGTTTTTTAAGGAAGCGAATAATGTTCTTATTATGCATAACGTAGTACGTATTAAAGGCGATTGTCTCGTACTTGGAAACATCCACTGAGTCTGACCAGTGATAGACATCTGCGTTCATCTCCGCTTTGACGAGTTCCAAACCTAAGTTGACCGTCTTTATATCCTTCTTAGGAGCAGTGTCTATTAAGGCGATCATAAATCAATAAAGAACCGACGTGCTGGAACAATCTCGTAACGTAACTCACCTCGAATATTACTTACGAACATCATCTGATTCTCTTTGAGGTCTAACAGAGCTTCTAACAGGTCGATGGAGTCATAATAATCTATGCTGCACTTTTCAGCAAGTTTGTTAGATAAGTCTAAGATATTAGTCATTTAGTCCCCTGTACCTGTCTTGCATCTAGGAAGGGTTTCGGCAGCAAACTTGGCTGTGTTCTGAAGTTTCTTCGTAATCTCTTCCGTCGCACTTAAATTAGTTCCAAACTTGGAATTACCGATACTACTTCCAAGCCCATTAGTCTCCTTCCAACCAGCTTGCGTCTTTAACCAAAACATCGTCGCGCCCGGATTCCTACCGTTAAGAGCCATCTCCGTCAGAACGGAAATAACCTGTTTTGTGATGTCCGCTCGTCCGTGAGAAATCTCTTCTGGAAATTTACGTTTTAGCGTACTGACTGAAATCGGTCCCTGTGGATGAATACATTTGGCAATGTCATCTTGTTTCATCCCACCAGCAACCATTATGCGTACGGCATAACGTTCTTTCTCACTAGGTTCCCAACTCTTCAAAATATGTGTCGCTACTGAATCTCTTTTAGTAGGAGGTTTGATATTCTTTCTAATACCAATAACTTTACCTTTTGTTCCCGTACACGACGTAGACATAACCACAACCTCTCTTACTTTCCTATCATAATAGCTAAGACTAAGGAAACCAAGAAAAACCTGCATAACAAGTATTTGTACAGAGGGTCCAAAAAAAATTGAGGCGCCCTTTTCCTACGTATTTTCGTACCGGTTAGGTAATATGATATTATAAATCTATGACTAAAAATGTTCATTACGTTTATATCTTACGGAGACCCGATCAAGTCGATCCTCTTGACTCTACACAATCAATGCCTTTCTATGTTGGAAAGGGACAACAACAACGGCTCAAAAACCATAGGGAACAGGCTAAGAAGTTTCGAAGAACCGAAGATCTACGTTTCATAGACAACCCCCATAAAATAAATGTAATCTACTACCTCTGGGACCGTGGTTTAGATTTTGAAGAGACAATTTATACCTCTAATTTGTCCGAACAAGAAGCATATGACTTAGAAGAGAGGATCATTGCTCTCTACGGACGCAAAGCGGATGGAGGTTGCTTAACTAATATCCTATCTGGCGGAAGTGAACTTAGTCAAGCAGACCGAGATCAATTAATCTTGTTCTACCGAACCTCTACAGAGATTAAATATTGCGACTACTGCGGAAAGGTTTTTGGAAACTGTCGTAGAAAGGGAAAGGTAGCTTGGGAAAAACGTCGTTGGTGTAGTGACAAGTGTAGGAAAGACGCTAATCGTAAGATGTACAGTATCATATTCTGGTGCAAAGACTGCGGCAAGTTAGTTCCCCATGCAGTAGGCAAGACTGGACTTTGTCGGCGTTGTGCCGGTAGAGTTCTAGTTACATCAGAAGAGCACAAGAAGAAACAAAGCCTTTCTCAACTAAACTACTCGAAAGGACATAAAGGTAAACCGCTTTCTATAGAACATAGACGTAATCTAAGTAGATCACTTAAGAGCAGAAAAATGAAGACCTCCGGTAAGAGGTATCGGGATCAGTTGGGATACGTTGAGATAAAGTACTGTCAAAACTGTGGAAATCCTTTCGGTAGAGAACGTTATGAAAAAGAATACACTTGGGAAAAGCATAAGTATTGTGGGGCGCAATGTCGCAACCGACCTATGGTTACGAAGAGCACATCGTATAAACAATTGGATCAGTTTCCTCTTGACTTGTGAGGGGCACTTGAGCACTTGAGAAAGTTTTCCCAGACGCAAACAACTTACTGAGGTACTATGTTGCCGGGGGCCACATCGAAACTCGGATTTGGCTATCAGGGACTCCCCTACACAACATAGGGGACTCCCCTAGCACATACTTGGGGAAACTCCCTAGAAGAATACTAAGGGGACTCCTGATAGGATAGGGGAAACTCTTAGGCTGGGTCAGGGGAACTGCTTAGGGGAAACCCTTAGAAATTAGGGCAAAGAGATAGGGGAAGCCCCGATCCTCCATCGGGGCTTCCCCTAGGGGCTATTCCTTAGATATAAAGCCCCCTATGCCGCTGATAGAATCGGATATGGATAAGGATATCCTTTTCCGATAGGCCAAGGGGGGCAAGCATGGCAGCAGCCTCAGCCATGCTCGGGAAGCGCCCCTTCCCTCTCCTATATTCCATATAGGCTTTATCAATCTGGCCGCTGCCCGCAGAGAGCAAGAATCCATTTTCGCTTTTCCCATTGGCTAAGAATCTGCTGCCCATCTTGCCGCGGCCGCTCTTATTCTGGGGCAGAATTTTGATGGCTGCCGCTTCTCGCGCTTGCCGCTCTGCTGCTGCCTTTTCCTCAAGCTGGGCCGCTTCGCGGCGCATATCAGCTTGATAATCCATCTGGGCCGCTTCCATTGCCAAGCCGCTTTGATAATCAGCAGCCGCTTCCGCCAGAATCTCCTGCGCCTTAATCTGCTTTGCCATTTTCTTTTCCATCCTTTTTTTGGGATATGCTTGCATCTTGCCCTTATCTATTGCATAGGCCATGCCAAGCGCGCCTTTTCCCCAGCCCCTAGCTATTGCTTGCTTTGCGGGCTGGGGGGTGGGCGCTAGATGGCTAGATATATAGCTATTTTCTCATTTTGATATTATTTTTTTCTAGATTTTGCCCCCTTTTGGGAAAGCTGCGCCATTGCTTGCTTTGCGGGCTTGGCATGGATCTTGATATAGGCCAGGAATTTATATCGAAAATTCAATTTTTTTATCGGGCTTTTCCCTAGGGGAACACCCTGGGCGCTCTGGGGGCCAGCCCCTAAGGGAACGCCCCTATGGAGACGGGACGAGACGCACGCCACGCGACGAACGCGACGGACGCCACGCGACGAACGAGACGGACGCCACGAGACGCACGAGACGGACGCCACGAGACGAACGAGACGGACGCCACGAGACGGACGCCACGAGACGCCACGAGACGCGACGCGACGAGACGCACGCCACGAGACGGACGCGACGAGACGGACGCGACGAGACGGGACGAGACGCACGCCACGCGACGCACGAGACGAACGCGACGAGACGGACGCGACGAGACGCACGCCACGCGACGCACGAGACGAACGCGACGAGACGAGACGCAGGGAAACGCTGACATGAACCTCAGGGAAACGCTGACATGAACCTCAGGGAAACGCTGGGGGACATACTTACTTACAGGGGACACCCTAAGGGGACTCCCTACTCAAACATCGGGGAACCCCCTACTTACGACCTAGGGGAACTCCCCAGCCCGACATCGGGGAACCCCCTACTTACTTAGCTACACGAAACACAAAAGCACCTCATTCCAACGGCGACCGACTGACTTACTGATATACACGAAACACAAAAGAGGTGTATCCGACTGTTGTTTTTTGTCGTGTAAGTTTGTACGTCCCCAGTGGGTGTAAGTATGTTCGTCTCTGAGTTAGTTTCCAGCGCTGGGGGACTTACTTACATACGTAGAAACTTACAGGGTGCTTCTGGGGCGATGTAAGTAGGTACGTCCTAGCGTATGTTCCTTTCTGTAGAAGACTTACTTATTTATTTATATACAAACGTACTACGAAAGACAAAATAGGTGTATCCGACGTGTGTCTTGCGATACGTACTTACGTACGTGGTACGTATACGTAAAAATTCTATGCGATATAGGAATTGCATACCCACTCAAACTATGATAAGATAACTCTATTGCATCAATCAAATACTTGTATACTCAGTAGAGAAATAATACTATTGCATGGGAGAACGTATATGTTGAAATGGTTAGTTTCAGGCGTTTTAAGTATCAGTGAGATCGGTAGAATACTTGGGGTAGATCAGTCTACGGTACACACGTGGATATACCGGGGACGGATTCCTGAGAAATACCACAATAGGGTTATTATGCTCCAAGAACTAACTGAGCAACCTATATTGCATTACGAATGTACTAGATGCAATAGCCCTTTTAGCGTAAGTCTCAAGGACGCTAAGACAGACTATGACGAAGCGAAGACAGTTATAGATAAACAGATACGCGAATCTCTGTCATAGAACGCAATAGTATAATTTCAATAGCGAGTAGCAAAGTGCGTGTATGTCGTCCCTTCTGGAGCACCGTAAGTAAGTATTAAGCGCTGGGGGACTTACTTACCTATAAACAGCGTTCCTGTATCACAAGATATTAAAGTTTAATAGATACCGCAAGTGTAATGAGGTTTTTCGGTACGGGTAAACTTCCATCTCTAAACTCCGAACCACGCACAAACAAAGTAAATCAAGTTTCAGGAGTACTCCGTAATACCCGATTTTAATTGATGTGGGAGTCAGTTTCATATAGTCCCCACATAGCTAAGTATACTAAGTCTTTGTGCCTGGGGGGACTTACTTACCTATAAACATACTCCCAGCTCCCCTAAGACGCACTTCCTTAAATACATACTGATATACACGAAACATAAAAGCACCTGCTTCCAGTTGTGTGTCTGCAATACATACTTACGTAAAGCCCCGTGAATCCCTAAATCTGGGGGTCATACTCCTAATAGCCCGTATACGACTGTGTATGAATGTGCTGCCGATGTAAGCCCGTGAATCCCTGGGTGATGGAGTGGGACTTACTTGTATATGCTGGTTGTTTGGGGTGTATTGGTAGTGTTAGGGTAATCTTTCCTGACTTACATGGCGACCCCCTTCGGGGGAAACAGGGGAATACAACGGATACAACCCCTACTAAGGAATACTAGGAATACAACGGGGAATACAACGCATACAACGCATACAACGGGGAATACAACGAATACAACGGAGATACGGGGAAACAGGGGAATACAACGCATACAACGCATACAACCAGGGGAAACAGGGGAATGATAGAAGTAACGTGGTAATAGTTCATATAATAGTTTCAGTTCATGTAAAGGTAATCATCTATTCGTATAACAGGCAATCCAGGGGGTGCCCCTAGGGGATATCCCTTAGAAAAAAAATTGAAAAATCAGGGAAAGCCTGATATGCAAGGGCTGGGGGATATGATAGCTTTAGCCCATGATTCTATTCCATCTCTCAGGGGGCAATGCCATATCAGCCAAAAAAGCGGGGCTTTGCCAGCTCCCGGAGGCAGGATGTACGCAGAGGACTTCAAACTCCTTTTGGGGCCGGAACCCCATCCTGGGCCTTCTCACCAAATGGCAATCTCGCAGGGCGAGCAAAGTGGCTAGAGAAAGCGCACTTAATCTTGGGAAAAGCGGATGCAGCTCACCTCGAATTTTGAGGCAGCACCCGAGGCAAGGGACAGGGAGGCTAG